CCCTCCCCCCCTCCACAGCGCGGGGGCCCCGCGACCCCGGGGGGGTGTTTTCCGGGGGGGGCCCGAAATCGGCGCGCGCGGGGGCGGGGTGCGGGGCGCGCCCCCGGGCCCCGCCCCCGGCGCCGGCGCCGGCCCTGGTGCTGGCGGGGCTGGCGGGGCTGGCGGGGCTGGCGCCCCTGGTGCTCCCGGGGCTGGCCCCGCCGCCGCCCCTGGTGCTCGCGGGCCCGGGCTTGGGCCCGCCGCCGCCCCTGGTGCTCCCGGGCCCGGGCCCGCGGCCCCGGCGGCGGCCGCGGCGGCGGCGGCGGCGGCGGCGGCGGCGGCGGCGGCGGCGGCCCGCGGCGCGGCGCGGCCCGGCGGCGGCGGCGGCGGCGGCGGCGGCGGCGGCGGCGGCGGCCGCGGGCCCGGTCCCGCGACGGGGCGCCCGCCCGGGACGGGGGCGGGCGCGGGGGTCCCGGCGGCCGGGGCCGCGGGGGGGGGGGGGGGGGGGGGGGGGGGGGGGGGGGGGGCGCGGGCGGGCGGCGGGTCGGCCGCGCGCTGAGGCCACTCTTCCCTCCTCTGTTCGCGGAGGGCGAGTGCCCGCCGCGGGGGACGCGGCGGCAGTAGGCCGCCAGCGCCGCGTCCCCGGCGCCGAGTCCCGGCCCGCCGCGGCCGCGCCGCGGCGGCGCGCCCCCCCGCCCCGGCCGCCCCCCCCGCGGCCCCCCCCGCCCCCCCCCCCCCCCCCCCCCCCCCCCCGCCCCGCCCCCCCCCCCCGCCGCCGCCCCCCCCCCCCGCCCCCCCCCCCCCGCCCGCCCGCCCCCCCCCCCCGCGGCCGGGGAAGAAGAAGAGGTCGCACTCAGACATTGTGTGTTCGCACAGACTCGTTTTCTTTATTGCACCAAGTTTCTTTCGCGCGCGCGCCCCCTCCCAGCCCGGCCTCCCTCCGGGCCCGCAGAGCGGCGGCCCGCGCGTAGAGCGGCGGGGGCGGGGGGGGGGGGGGGGGGTTCTGCGGGGGGGGGGGCCGGCGCCCGCCCGCCCGCTTCTTCCTCGCGCCGCCGGCGCGAGGGGCTGGGGCTGGCCCCCCCGTCTAGGGCGAGCCCGGCTCGTCGTCCGAGGACGCGGACGACGAGGACGAGGACGAAGACGAGGAGGAGAGCACCTCCACGCGCGGCGGCCCGCGCCGGGGCCGGGGCCGGGGCCGGGGCCGGCCGCCCGGCGCGGATGCCATCGCCGTCGCCGGCCCCGGGAAGCTCGAGTCCGTGCCCGGGGGTGACTGTGCCGGCGCCCGGGCCGGCGGGGCTCCCGCCGCCGGCGGCGGCACGCGCTCCGGGACGCCGCCGCGCCGCGCCAGCACCAGCGTCTCCCGCGGGCCCTGGGCCGCGCCCCCGGCCCCGCCGGGCGCCGCGGCGGGCGCCGGGGGCGCCGCGGCGGCCGCCTCCAGCACCAGCGGCGGCGCCTCGGCGTGCGGCTCCAGCAGCGCGGCCGCGCAGAAGGCCACCGCCGCGGCCGGCAGCTCGTCGGGCGCCAGCTCCAGCGCGCGCCGCCCGCAGGCCAGGTACACCGGCCGCAGCGGCGCGCCGAGCCCCCAGCGGTTGGCGGCGCGGTGGCTGGCCGCCTCGCCCTCCGCGAAGTCCGGCTCCCCGAGCCCCAGCGCCGCGCCCTGCGCGGCCATGTCCTTGCGCCCGTCGAGCCGCGGCAGCACGCGCTGCCGGTACTCGCGCGGCGGCACGGGCACCGCGGTGCGCGGGCCCAGGCGCGTGGCCACCGTGTAGCGCACGTTGGCGCCGCGGCAGAGCCGCAGCGGCGGCGCCCCGGGGTAGAGCCGCGCGTAGGCGGCCTCGGCGCGCGCGAAGGCCCCGGGCCCGAAGACGCGCCGCGAGGCCAGCACGGCGCGCGCCAGCGCGCGCCGCTCGGGCCAGCGCGCGGCGCACTGCGCCGCGGGCAGCACCGCGGCGCGCAGGTACACGTGCGCCTGCCCGACGGCCGGGCCGTCGCGCGGCCAGTTCGCGGGGTCCACGGCGTCGATCACGATCAGCCGCCGCCGCGCCGCGGCCAGCCGCAGGCAGAGGTACTCGACCGCGCCGCGGAAGGCCAGGTCCCGCGTCGCGAGCAGCAGCACGCCCTGCGCGCCGAGCGCGCTCACGTCCGGCGCGCCGGTCCAGGTCCCGGCCCAGGCGTGCGAGTCGGCGCTCAGCAGCAGCCGGTTGCCCAGCGCCGCGAGCGCGTGCGAGAGCCCGCCGCGCCGCGGCGGCCACTCGGGCCGCCGGCGCTCGTCCTCGCCGGGCGGCGCCGCCAGCGCCTCCCCGGGCAGCGGGTCGTAGAGGACGACCACGCGCACGTCCTCGGGGTCCGCGATCTGGGACATCCAGGCCACGCGCCGCCGCAGCGGCGCGCTGGCGGCGAGCGCGCCCGCGGGCCCCGCGCGGCGGCGGGCCGCGATCTCGGCCAGCGCCTCGGGGTCGAAGGCCAGCGCCGGGCGCCAGGGCTCGGGGAAGAGCGGGTGGTCCGCGAGCCGCGCCGCGACCTCGGGGCGGCAGTAGGCCGCCAGCGCCGCGGCGCTGGGCGCGGGCGTGTGGTACTCCCCGGGCGGCACGCGGCGGAAGCCGCCGTCGGCGGCGGGGCCGCCGGGCGGCATGGGCCCCAGCACGCGGGCGGGCAGCGGCGGCCCCCGCCGCGCCGGGGGCCCGGCGGCGCGCCGGCTCTTGGCCGGGGCCGGGGACCCGGCGGCGCCGGCCGACTTGCGCTTGCGCCGCGGCGGGCCGCCGCGGCGGGCCTCGGGGCCCGCCCCCGAGGGGCTGCCGCGGCCGGCGGCGGCCTCGTCCCTTCCCTCCTCCTCCTCCCCCTCCTCGGCCCCGGCCTCCCCCAGCTCCTCCGGCCCCAGCACCTCCACCGCCGCGCCCGGGCCCGGGCTGGGCCCGGGGCTCGGGCCGGCCGCCCGGCGCCCGGGGCTCCCGCGGCCCTCCTCGCCCCCGTCCTCGTCCCCCTCATCCCCGTCCTCCTCCCCGGCGGCGGCCCCGCCCCCGTCCCCCGGCCCGGCCGCCCGGCGCCCGGGGCTCCCGCGGCCCTCCTCGCCCCCGTCCTCGTCCCCCTCATCCCCGTCCTCCTCCGAGGCGGCGGCCCCTCCCTCTTCCTCCTCCTTCTCCTCCTCCTCCTCGCCGGTCTCCGAGGCCCCGGCCCCCTCGTTCTCCCTGTCCTCCTCGTCCTCGTCCTCGTCCTCGTCCTCCCCGTCCTCCTCCGGGTCCGCCCGCGGCGCCCCGGCCCGCATGTCCTCCACCTCCACCCGCGCCGCGGCGCCCGGCGCGCCGGCCTCCAGGGCCGCGAGCGCGGCCGCCAGCCGCGCCGGCACCTCCGCCGGCGGGCTGAAGAGCGCGCGCGCCAGCGTCCAGGCGGGCGCGCGGGCCGCCGCGCCGCGCGTCGAGTACCGCGCGAGCGGGGCCACGGTCCGCGCCGCCAGCGCGGCCGCCTCCAGCGCGGCGGCCGCCTCGGCGCGCAGCGCCGCTGGCGCGGCGGCGCCGAGCCGCGCGCGCTCCACCGCGTCGCGGGCCGCGCCGAGCAGCTCGGCGGCCCGGAGCACGCGCTCCGGGTGCGCCGCCAGCGCGTCCGGCGCGCAGGCCGCGGCCGGCAGGCCGCGGCCCGCCGCGGCCGAGAGCACCGGGAGTCCGGACGCGCCGCCGCCGGACGCGCCGGCGGCGCGGCGCGCCGCCTCCAGCGCCTCGCGGCAGGCCGCGGCGCAGCGGTCCGCCAGCTCGCGCAGCCGCTCGCGCGCCGCCGCGGGCCCGGGCGCCGGCGGCAGCGGCGCGGGCGCCGCGCGGCCGGCGAGCACGGCGCGCAGCTCGGCGAGCGCGGCGCGGGCGCCCGCGCCGCCGGCGGCGGCCGCCGCCTCCGGGTAGGCCATGGGCGCGTACGCGCGCCGCAGGCTCTGCAGGAGGAACAGCTTCTGGTCGCAGTCGTAGCGGCGGCTCATGGCCACGCAGGCCGCCACGTGCGGCAGCGCCCACAGCGCGTTCTGCGCGGCCATGGCGTCCCCGACCGGCGGCAGCGGCGCCGTCACGCTCCCGGTGATGAACGAGCTGTGCCCGCGGCAGCCCTGCACGCGCCGCTGCAGCAGGCGCGCCAGCTGCAGGTCCGGGCCCGCGAGCTTCGCGCTCTGCAGCCAGGCCATGGCGTCGCGGCGCGCGTACACCAGGTCCACCAGCGCCGCGTACTGCTTCCCCGAGTCCCCCATCTCCGGCACGAACACGGCCGCGGGGCCCGCGGCCGCCGCGTACAGCGCGGCCGCCGCGCAGATCTCGGGGCAGTCCCAGAGCCCCTCGCGCGTGTCGCCCGCGCCGCCGAAGCGCACGCGGCCGGGCGGCGGCGGCGCGCTGCCGGGCCAGGCCTCGCCGGAGGGCGTCAGCAGCGGGCCCTCCAGCGGCGGCGGCCCGTCGCGCGGCGCCGCGGCGTAGCCCGCGCGGGCCCCGGTCGCGCGCCCGCGCGGGCGCCGCGGCGAGGGCGCCGGGCCCCGGCCGCGGCCGGGCTCGCGGGCGGGCCCGCCGGGGCTCCCCTCGGCGCCGGGGCTCCCCTCGGCGCCGGTCCCCGAGTCCCCGGTCTCTGCGGCTTCGGCCCCTGAGTCCCCGGCCCCCGCGTCTTCGGCCCCGGGACCGGCGTCGGCCCCGGCGGCTTCGGCCCCCGAGTCCTCCTCGGCCCCCGCGTCTTTGGCGTCGGCCCCAGAGTCATCGGCCCCAGAGTCATCGGCCCCAGAGTCATCGGCCCCAGAGGCATCGGTCCCTGGCCCGGCGTCGGCCTCGGGCCCAGCGTCGGCCTCGGGCCCGGCGTCAACCTCCTCCGCGTCGGGCGCGGGCGGCGGCGTCCGCGCCGCGGCCTCGAGGGCGGCGGCCACGACGGCCGCCTCGGCCGCGGCCGCCTCGGCTTCGGCGGCGGCCGCCTCCGCCGCGGCCGCGAGCGCCCGCGCCGCGGCCGCGGCGCCCCCGGCGGGCCCCGCGTCCCCCTCCGCGCCCCCGGCCGCGGCGCCCTCCGGGTCCTCCGAGGCCTCCGGGCCCTCCGGGTCCTCGTCGTCGTCGTCGCCGGCCCCGCCGGCCTCGTCGCTCTCCTCCGCGCCCACCATGCGCCACAGCTCCGCCAGCTCGGCGCGGGCGGCCCGGCGGCGCTCGCGCGCCTCGGCCCGCCGGGCCGCGTCGAGCAGGGCCGGGTCCTCCTCCGGGCCCCCCTCCGGGCCGAGGTCCGCGGACTCGATGAGGTCGTACAGGTCGAGCGTGGCCAGCTCGCGCCCGCCGGGCGACGCCATGGCCCCGGCCGCGGTGCGCGCGGGTCCCTGGGGAGGAGGAGGAGGAAGGGATGGGGGGGGAGAGGCGCGGGTCGGTCGGCCTGCCGGTCGGCGGAGACGGCGCCGGGGGAGAGGGAAGGGGGACGGGGGCGGGCGCCGCGAACGGAGGAGACGGCCGCGGCCGCGGCGGCAACAGCGCCCCCCCGAGCAGCCTCCGCTATCGCGCGCGCCGGGGGGTAGCTGGGGCCGCGGCGGCGGCGGCGAGGCCGCCGGCTTCGGCGCGGCGAAGGGAGAGCGGGGGGGCCGCCCGAGCGGCGGAGAGGGGCGCCGACGGCGCCCGCCTCGAGGCTCCCACCCCTTTTTTCGCCCCTCTACTGCGGCGCGCCGAGTAGGGGGTGGGGGGCAACGGGGAGGGAGGAGGGAGAAGCTCCCTTCCCTCCCTCCCCTCCTCTCTTCGCGCCGGCCCCCTCTCGCGGAGGAGCCGGCGGGAGAAGCGCGCGCGCGAGGACGGTGAGGGTCAGGGGGGGGCCTCGCTGCTCACCTTTTAGTAGATCGCGAGGAGGGACGCTCGGCAGCGGCGGCCGATGCGGGCCGGGTTGCGCTGGCCGAGAGAGGGTCTCGACGACGGAGAGGCTGGCTGGCTCGGCTGGCTAGCTCGGCCGGCCGGCTGGCTAGCTCGACGGAAAGGCTGGCTAGCTAGGTCGACTGGCTGGCTAGCTCGGCCCTTCTTCCCGCGCTTCTTCTCCGCAGCCTCGGCGGCGGGGGTCCTCTTCCGCGCTCAGGGGTCCTCCTTCTTCTCCACCAGCGGCGAGGGCTCCGACGAGCGCCCCCCTTCTTCTTCTTCTTCTCCCGTGGGCCGGCTCTCCCCCTCGTCCCGACGGCGGCGGCAGGCGGCGGCGGTGGCGGCGGATGAAAGGCGCACACGGCAACGAAGGTACAGTCAGCGGCGACGGTGCTCGCCTTATTATAGACCCTTTGAAGGACCGCCCAGGTGCGAGGGCGGGCCGGCCGGGCCCGCCCAGACCTGGCGGCCCAGGTGCGCCCGGGGCGGGCGGCCCGCCCGCGGGGCGGCCCCCGCCAAACTCATTGTAATATGCGCGGCCGTCGAGGCTCGTTTGCATAAAAACATGGCCGCGTACCCCCGGCCCGCCAGCCCCGCGCCGATCTAGCGCCGCGCCCCCCCCCCCCCCTCCCGCCCCCCTGCCCCGCGCGCGTTGGCCCGGCCGGCCCGCGAGGGCGGACCGGGGGCCGGCCGGGCCGCCGCGCACCCCGCCCGCCCCAGGCGCCTTCCCCCTTCCCCGCCCCCCTTACCGGCCCTTTTTACCGGCTCTTACCTCGTTTGCTTGCGGCCAACGGGGGGGAAATGGGAGAGGCCCGGTGGAGCATCCGCGTCCGAGCTCATCTGCCTATCGCCGCCCAAACGGGGGCTTCCTGCTTCCCGCCCCCCGTCTTTTTTCCCCCCCCCCCCCCCCGCCATTACCTTTGCGTACCTGCCTCTTTCCGCCTCCCGCCCGCCTTTCTCTGCCCATTCCCAATACTCCGCCTCCATCCTCTCCCCCCTTTTTCATGGGGGGTTTTTTGGTCGGCCCTCTGCACCCCCCGCCCTCTTTTGCCCGCCTACCGTCTTCTTTTTTCCCCCTTGGAGCAGGCAGGTTCCTCCCTCCTGCTCTCTCCCTCTCCTCCTCCGTCTCCTCCTCTCTGCCCTTTTTTTTTTTTTTTTTTTTTTTTTCCCTCTCCTTCAACTCCCCCCCCCCCCCCCATGAGTGAGTGGCCCCGGATCGTTACACTGTGTACCCTCCGCGTCCGGGCGTGTGGCCCGGGGGCAAGACCTGTTCTAACCGCAAATTACTCGCGGTGGCGCCCGTCCCTCCACTGTTGCCCGCGCGGATGAACCGCCGCGGCGCTCTGCGAGAGGAACACGGTCGGGGAGGGGGGGTAGTGGCGGGGGGGCGTGTGTGTGGCGGTGGTGAGTAGCTAGACCTAAAAAAGGAAAAACCCAAACTACTAAACTACTAAAAATGGTAAAGAGGGCTGCAAAACAGAGACAGGGCAGAGGGGAGAGAGCGCGAGAACGGAAAAAGGGGAGGAGGAGAGAGGGAGAGGGGAGGAGCACTTTTTTAATAATTTCCGTGCCCCTCTCGCTATCTCCCCTCCCCCTTCTCGGTACTTCTGTGGGCTCCCCCATCCCCATTCTCCGTCACTGTTGCCCCCCTATCCGCGCTCCCGCCACCGCTCTCCCCCCTCGCTACCTACCATGTACCTGTTACCTCCTTCCTCCTTCCTTTTCTCTTTCTTCTTTTTTGACTCCCGGGCCCCTGCAGTTTTGTTGATCGTACCGCGCGCCCGCTCACCCGGCCGCCGGATCTGCCTCTGCTGCCGCCGCTGCCGCCGCCGCGTCTGCTTTTTGCTCCAAGCGGCCGCGGCCGCCGCCTGTTTTCTTCTTCTTCATTCTTGCTCTCTCTCCCGGGGCCCCCACCCCCCTCATCGTTTCCCGCTCCACCCTGCGGTCCGGCCGTGTGAGTGTGTACGGGAAGGCGGGGCAGGGCCGAAGGAAAAAAACCTTGCCGTTTGTTTTTAGCTTTGCAGCCCCCGCGCCACCTGCTGGCCGTTTTTTTTTGTTTCAGGGCAGCGAGCGGCTGTGTTCCGGCACGGCGCCACCAGATGGCGCCTGAGCTCCATCCCGCTCGCCGCCTTGTCCTCCCCAGGGTGGGCAAATCGATCGCCGAGCGCGGCCCGGTGGGAGTGGGAGAGAGGGGGGCTTGAGCGAGCGGGTCTGAGGGGTCCGATCACTAGCCGGTCACTAGCTCAGTCAATAGTCGGTCAATAGCAGATCAATAGTCGGTCAATAACCGAGGGGGAAAATATCCGCGACCCGATCGATTTTATCGATTTCTGGTCGGGGTCGATCGCCAGGACGGATCGATCGCCGGTCGATATATTGCAAGCTCATCGATAGGATCGATACAAAGGCGCGATCGATATGGGGGACCCCCTTCCCACTCGAGCCCCAGCCGGGTCTGGATCGATCGGATCGATCGATTTGGGGGCCAGAAAGCCACCCCCTCACCCTCTCCTCCCCCGATCCGCGCGCCGTGCCGGGTTTTTTCGTTCCAAGTGGGTTTGTGGGGAGCCCCCCCCCCAAGCCGGGGCCGGGATTCGAACCCCCCGACGACGCTCACGGCCACGGACCGCGCCCCCTCGCGGCGAAGAAAATCTAATGGCGGATAATCGAGAGCTATTGTATTTTTGCGCCAGCGGGGGGGCCGGCCAATCGCAGCGAGGCCCCGGCACACGTGATCCAACCCGCCCGACCGCCCCGGGAAGTGAGGACGCTGGCATTCTGCCAGCGTTCGCACAAAACTCAATAAGTATATATATATTATTGAGCCAAGTGCGAATTCTGGGAACCGTGCCAGGTTTTTGGGCCTGCGACCACGTGAGAACGCTGGCAGAATGCCAGCGTTCGCACAAAACTCAATAAGTATATATATATTATTGAGCCAAGTGCGAATTCTGGGAACCGTGCCAGCTCTGTCCCACGGCGGCCGCCGAGGGCTCGAAGGGAGCCCCGCCGAGCGAGGGGGCGGGGACGAGCCGTGGGAGGGGCCTCCCTCTTACGTGAGAACACTGGCAGAATGCCAGTGTTCGCACAAAGCTCAATAAGTTTATATTCTATAATATATATACTTATTGAGCTCTGTGCGAACACTGGCATTCTGCCAGTGTCCTCACGTAAGAGAGCCACTCCCACGCGCCCGATGCCGGCCCCATCTGCATGTGCCCGCCTCCCGTCCCGGCATCCCCCGGGTATACCACGTGAGAACACTGGCAGAATGCCAGTGTTCTCACGTAATGTGCCGAGAGGGCCGCTGGGACGGGGGGGCGGGAGCAGGCAAATCGGGCCGGGGCCAGGCACCGCCCGGCCAGGTACGTGGGCGGGGACACCTTGCTCCCAGGACATATAAGCGCGCCACCTCGAGCCCCGGACCCCACACTGGAGCCGGGAAGGAGCGCGAAGCACACCTCATCCATCGCCGCGGACCGTAGCCGAGGATCCGAGCCCCAGGACGCCCCGCCGCCGACGAGCCCACCGGGAGCACCGCCGACGATCCCCCGGGGAGCCGCATCGCGAGGTGAGCTCGGCTGGGCCTCCCCCCCCCCCCCCCCCCCCCCCCCCCCCCCCCCCCCGCCCCGGCCCGCCCCCCCCCCCCCCGCGGGGGAGGGGCTTGCACGAACCCCCACGGATTGCTTTTGCAGGAGCCTCGCCGACGACCCCCGGAAGCCCGCCGACGATCCCGCCGACGATCCCGCCGACGACCCCCGGAAGCCCGCCGACGATCCCGCCGGGCGGGCCCCGCCGGGGGCGGGGGGGGCGGGGCCCACTCGGGCGGGCGCCCACCCGAGGACGCCCACCCGAACCCCGCGCTCCGCCCCCCTCCCCCAGCAGCAGCGCTCCGCCGCGACTAGCCCGCCCGGAAAGCAGGACCCGCGTGCCGACGACCCCGGAACCCGCCGCGAGGTGAGCCCACCCCAGCGAGCCCACCCCACCCCAGCGAGCCCACCCCACCCCCCCCCCCCGGGGCGCCCCCCCCCCCCAGCGAGCCCACCCCACCCCAGCCCACCCCAGCGAGCCCACCCCACCCCAGCGAGCCCGGCCCGCCCGGGGCGAGCCCGGCCCTCCCGGCCGCGCCTCGGCGCGGCCACCCGCTCGCCACCCGACCGGGCGGGCCTCGCGTCGGAGGCGCTCGCTCACCGGCCCGACCTCTCCTCCCCCCCCCCCCCCCCCCGCCCCGCCCCGCCGCGCCCGCAGCAGCAGCGGCGGCGGCAGCCACCACCACCGCCGCCATGAGCCACGGCCAGCCCTGCCCCACCTGCGACGGCTCCTGCCGCCTCTGCCGCTCGCCCGACCGCGTGCTCCCGGGGCCCGCGCCCGCCGCCGCGGGCCCGCGCGCCCGCCGCCGCGGGCCCGGCGCCTTCTGCCCCGAGGACTGGCGCCCCGACGCGCAGCGCCTCGCCGTCGACGTCAACACCCTCTTCCGCTGCATCGCCACCGGCTCGGCGTTCGTCACGGCCGACACGCGCGCGCTGCGCCGCGCGCTCGTCGGCTTCTTCCTGCTCGGCCACACGGGCGCCGCGCCCACGGACGCGTGCTGGGAGGCGCTGCTGCAGCTCTCGCCCGAGCAGGCCGGCCCGCTGCGCCGGCTCCTGCGCGCCGCCGCCGCCGCCGGCCCCGCGGCGCGCCCGCTGTCGCCCCCGGCGCGCCTGCCGGGCCCGCTCTTTGGGGCCGAGTGCGACGTGAGCGGCAGCGACTCCAGCAGCGAGGACGACTACGAGGACTACGAGGAGGAGGAGGAAGACGAGGAGGACGAGGACGAAGAAGCCGGCGCCGCCGGGGGGGGACGGCGCCCGCGGGCCGCGGCCGCCCCCGCCGCCTCCCTCCTCCTCTCCTCGCCCGCTTCCGGGCTCCCCTCTTCCTCCGCCGCCTCTTCCCGGTCCGCCGCCTCCTCCCGGTCCCCCTCCTCCTCGTCGTCGTCGTCGGAGTCGTCCCCGTTCTCCGCCTCGGAGGGCGACGACGACGTGTTCTTCCCCGAGCCCGGCGCCGCCGCCACTGCCGCTGCCGCCGCCGCCGCCAACCCCCTCGCGGGGCCCGCTCCCAGACGCGCGGGCCGCCGCCGCCCCGCGCCCGGCTGGCGCTGGTCCTCCGGCTCCTCGACGGCCTCGTCGCCGGGCTCGTCGCCGGGCCCGTCCCCCGGCGACGCCCGGGCGCCGCCCAGGCGCCGCCAGCGCGTCTAGGGACGAGACGAGACGGGGCGGGGCGAGGCAAGGCGGCGGGGGCCGCGCCGCCCCCCCCCCCCCCCCCCCCCCCGCCCCGCCCCCCCCCTCCTCCCGACCCAGTTGTGTGTGTGTCGTTTTAATAAACGCCGCGCGGCCCTCCACTCCGGGCGCGCTTCTCCTCGATCCCGTGGTCGCGGGGGCGGGGGGGGGGGGGGGGGGGGGGGGGGGGGGGCGGGGGGGGGGGGGGGGGGGGGGGGGGGGGGGGGGGGGGGGGGGGGGGGGGGGGGGGGGGGGGGGGGGGGGGGGGGGGGGGGGGGGGGGGGGGGGGGGGGGGGGGGGGGGGGGGGGGGGGGGGGGGGGGGGGGGGGGGGGGGGGGGGGGGGAGCGAGGGAGGAGGAGCGGGGGAGGAGGGGCGGGGCGGAGGTGCCGGCTCGAGGCGCGCTCCCCGGGCCGGGGGGCCGGGGGTTCCGGCCCCGCGTTGGGCGAGAGAAAAAAAGAAGGGGGTCCTGCCCCGCCCCTCTCCCGCCGTGCACCGCACGCACACATATACACATACACACGCACACACACGGCCCCCCTTCTCTAGTTTTCGAGCCCCGCCCGCCCGCCGGAGCCCGCCCGCCGGAGCCCAAAACCGGGGGGAGGGAGGGGGCAGAGAAAAAACTCAACGGGCGCTGGCGTGTGAGATCCGATCGGAAGCTTTTATTCGCGCGGGGGGGGGGGGGGGGGGGGGGGGGGGGGGGAAGGAGGGGGGGGGCGGGGAGGGGGGGGGCGCGCGGCGCGGCCGCGTCAGCTGCGGGGCGAGCCCGCCCGCACGCGCGCCCGGCGCGGGCCCGCCCCGGCCAGCGGCGGCGGCGGCCCGCGCCGCTCGCCGGGCGCCCGCTCCAGGCGCAGCAGCCGCGTGTCGATCGGCTCGAAGCAGTCCTCCGTGAAGCGCTCGCCCGCGACGCGCTCGAGGCCCAGCCGGAGCACGTACCGGCGGTGCGGCAGCGGCGTCCGCGCCGGGGCGGCCCAGAGGCGCGGCGCCAGCTCTAGCGCCAGGACGGCGCCCGCCGCCGCGGCGGCCGCGCAGGCCCCGAGCCCCGCGCAGGCCAGCGCCGCCGCCACCATGCAGCGCCGCCGCCGGTGCCGCCGCCGCTGCTGCCGCCCCATGCGCATCAGGAACTCGCCCGCCGTTTCGCTGTCACTCTCGCTGTAGTAGCAGTCCGCGTCCGCCGCGGGCACGGGCGCGTAGCCGGCGGGCGCGCGCTCGGCCGGCGCGGCCGCCGCCGCGGAGGCGGCGGCGACTGGCGCGTCTTCGATGGTGAGCTCGAGGATGGGGATGGACACGACGGAGCCCTCCGGGGGCGGCGGCGGAGGGCTCGCGGCGTCGGCCGCGTCGGCGCCCCGGTAGTTTTCGTTGACGACGCTGTGTGGACTCTCCATGGCCCCCCGGGCGACCGCGCGAGGCCCCGCGCCGCCGCCGAATTTATACGCGGGGGCCCCGCGCCGGGCAACGCGGGGCCGGGAGGGGCGCCTAGCGGAGGATGGACTTCAGCCGCGCCGCCACCACGGTGTAGTCCGGCGCGGCCCCAGACCGCGCCGGCGCGACATCGTCGTCCTCAAGCGGGTCCCTGAACCAGACCCTGAAGCCCGAGCGGCTCGGGCGCGCGGGCCCGCCGGGGGGGCCGGCGGGCCCGGCGAGGTCGTAGGCGGCGGCGGCGGGGGGCTCGTCGGCGAGCTCGTCGTCGGCGTCGCTGCCGTCCTCCGCGAAGGAAGAGTCCTCGTCGGGGAAGAATTCGTCGTCGCTGACCGACACCACGTCGAGCGGCTCGTTGGTCGGCAGGCTGGTGTACACCGGCCCGAAGGGGTTGAGGATGTCGTAGGTGCGCTTCTGGCCCGCGCGGCGCGCGCACGCCCAGACGGCGAGGGCCGCGACGCCGATTAGGCCCGCGAGCCCGAGCGCGCCCCCCAGCACCACGAGCCAGGGCGCAGGGCCGCGCGCGCCCCCGCCGGGCGCGTCCGCCGGCCCGTCGGCGGGCGGCGGGCTCGGCTCGGGGGCGTCGGCGGCCGCGGCCTCGGGGCGCGTGTGGTCGGTGACCGCGCGCACCAGGCGGTCTGAGGTGACAACCAGGCTGTAGTCCCAGGCCTCCACGTGGCCGTTGTACTGCAGCACGAAGACGTAGAGCCCAGAGGCCGAGGCCGGCGCGCCGTCAAAGACCAGGTCCACGCTGTTGTTGGCGGGGCGCAGGTGCGCGACGGGGGCCTCGTACGCGGCGCCCTCGCACTCGCGCGGCCAGCGGTCAGCGGAGGCCGGGCGGCACCGCTCGTACAGCCGGCTGTACGCGGTCTCGGAGCGGTAGGGCGACGCGAAGGCGCACCGCGCGTCGACCGGGTGCAGGCAGGCCGGCGCCTCGGGGTGGAAGATGCACGTCTCGTAGATGCGGACGAGCGCGCAGTCGCCGGCCGGCCGCAAAAAGTACCAGTCGATGCCGGCCGAGAACGGCGCCTCGTCGAAGAACTCGGACTGCAGCCGCACCGAGAGCGTGAAGGAGTCGCCCGGGGTGTACACGTGGGAGCGGTACGGCTGCACGCGGAAGCGCGCGCCGTGCCGCCGCCGCGGGGGGGCGGCGGGGCGCGCGGGCGTGGGGCGGGGCGGGGTGGGGGCGGGGGTGAGGGTGGGGGTGGGCTTGGCCGCCCCTCGCCCCCCCTCCCCCCCTTCCCCGCCCTCGCCCTGCCCGGCGGGGCCCCGGGCGTCGGCCGGCTCGACCCGCAGCGTCAGAGTCGACTGCGTCTCCTCGTCGCCGGCGTCGCCGGCGACCCGGTCGTACAGGAAGTACACGCCGCCGTCCTCCTCGGTCACGTCCGCGATCTGCACCCCGGTCGCGTTGCGGCCCAGCCGCGCGGAGACGCGCGGGTCGGGGACGACGAACTCCCTGTCGCCCGCCGGATCGGGCCGCTCGGTGAGCTCCGCGATGGCCAGCGGGGCCATGCGGGCGGTCCGCAGGCAGGCCGCGTCCAGGGCCACGTCGGCGAAGCACTCGCGGTCGTCGAGGCAGACGGGCGTCGGCTCGGGCGGCGGGCAGTCGCTCGCGAGGACGCTCCAGCCGCGAACGGCGCGCATGTCCGGGCGCGGGTCGGGCCCGGGGAGGAAGACGGGCGCGCCGACGCGTGCGGTGAAGACCGCGCCGGCCGGGGCCTCTGCCCCGGTGTCGGCTTCGGGGCCGGGGCTGGGGCCGGGGCCGGCCCCGACCGGTAGCCCGAGGAGCGACGGCGGCAGCAGCAGCAGCGGCAGCAGCGGCAGCAGCCGCGGCCGGGGCGGCGCGGTGGCCCGCATCGCCGGACGCTTCTCTCGGTCCCTCTCGCGCGCGCTGTCTCACGGAACTCGGCTCGCTCGCGGGGCGCGCGGCGGAGCTCGCGCTGGTCCTCCGACGCGGTGTGGGACAGCGAGCCGCGCGAGACCAATTTAACAGCCCGGCGGTGGCGCGGCCGCCCGGCGACCACGCCTTTCGCACAGCCCATGCCTCTCCCCCCCCCCCCCCCCCCCCCCCCCCCCCCCCCCCACCGCGCGCCGAGACAGACAGACGCACACACGAGCGAGGTCGTTTTGCCGCGCGCGGCGTTTATTCTTCGCTGATGGTGGCGAGGGGGGGCGCTTTCGGCCGGGATTCCAGCGTCACGACGGTGGCCGGGGCGATCGGCGCCGCGCCGCGGCAGGGGGGCCGGCCCGCGCAGGTGCTGCTCCCGCAGGCCGCGCACGTCCGCGGCCTGTAGATGCGCCGGGAGCACGGCAGCAGGCGGCGGCGCATCGCGCAGTTCGCCATCGCGGCGCAGAGCGCGAGCAGCAGCAGCACCAGCACGCACAGGGGCACCAGGATCGACGCCAGCTGGCGCTGGAAGCGAGCGGGCGTGTCCCGGGGCGGCTGCGCGGCCGCGCCGGCCGCGCTCGGAGCGCGGGACGAGGAGTTGTCGGCGGGCGCCGGGGGCGGGGCGGGGGGGGGCGGGGGCGCGGCGGGGCCGGGGGTCAGGCTCGCCCTCGTCCCGGTCTCCGACGTCTCCCCGGCCCGACCCGGCGTCGCGACTCCTTCGCCCCCGCCGTCCGCGGCGGGGGTGGGCGTAGCGGCGGCGGCGCCCGCGGGAAATGCCGTCATCGCGCGGTCGTAGAGGCTCGCCGAGCCGGCGTCGAGGCCCCGCTCGCAGTGGGCCGCGATCGCCCCGGCGGCGCCGCCGGGGCGCGCGGTCGCGGCCTCCGGGTCGTCGGAGCCGGGCCCGTCGAAGCTGTGCACGAACGCGGCCAGGGGAAAGACGTCCCGGCGGCGCGCGGTGCCCTCGGCGCCGCCGTCGATGCTGACGCGCAGGAAGTAGAGCCCCGAGTCGGCCGGGCGCGGGCCGGCGATGGAGAAGAGCACGTGGTTCTCGATAGCGGCGGACACGCGCCGCTCGCTGCGGGCGGGGCGCGTGTCGGCGTGCAGGCAGGAGCGGAAGGCGTCGTTCGCGACGCGCGGGCAGGAGGCGAACGCGGTCGCCTGCAGCATGACGAAGCAGTCGCCGTCGACGAGGTAGCGCAGCAGCTCGACGGTCCCGTTGTAGCGCCGCCCGGCCGGGAGCTGGTGCTCCAGGAAGATCAGCCGGCCCCGCAGCGCGAGCGTCGCGTCGGCCGGGCGGACGGCGAACGCGACGGGGCCGTCCGCGCGCAGGCCGACCGCCTCGCCGCGATACACGAGGCCGCCGGCGGGCGCCGCCCGCGCGGCCAGCGCCGCCACCCAGAAGAGCAACAGGCACCGCATCGCGAGCGCGCAGGAGGACGAGGTCGCGGCAATGGCTCGAGTCGCAGACGCGCGGGCGCTTTATCTCCCGCCCCGCGCGGCGCGGCCGGGGCCGGGGCCGGGGCCCGGGCAGGGGCTAGGAGCGAGTGGGCGGGCGGGGGAGGGCCCGGGCCGCTCACCCGGGCAGCGCGCTGTAGTTGACGTTGCCGAAGGCCAGCAGCTTCTTCGCCTTCTTGGGCAGCGGGCCCGCGCCGAGCCGGCGCGTGTAGACGAAGTACGCGGCGGCACCGGCGGCGGCCACGCACGCGATCACCGCGGCCGCGATGCCGACCCCGATGCCGACCGGCAGGGCGGCGGGGGGCGCGGGCGAGGCGGGGGCCGGCGGGGGCCGCGTGATGGCCTCGAGGCTCGGCCATCCCTCGGGGCGGTCGACGTCCGCGCCGGGGCCGCCGTGGCCGGGCCCCGGCTCGCCCGGGGGGGCGCCGCCGGGCGAGCCGGGGGCGGCCGGGCCCTCCCCCTCGCCGCCGGTCTCCTGCCCGCCGGCTCCGCCCTCTTCCCCGCCGCCTTCCTCGTGGGCCTCGTCGTCGTCGCCGGGCGGTGCGGGAGAGGCCCCCTCGACGGCGGGCGGCGGCTCGTAGCCCTTCGACTCCTCAAAGTACGGCGGGACGACGCCCCCGTGGCGCATGAACCAGTAGTCGACTATGGCCTTGTGCGCCTCCTGCGGGTAGTACTGCGTGAGGTACGTCAGGCGCAGGACCTTGCTCTGCTCGTAGTCCCGGATCGGGAAGCAGGCGCCGAAGGTGTACCCGCGCTCCGCGCCGAGCTTCGAGAACCAGCAGTCCCCGGCCGGCAGCGAGAGCATGAAGTCCGTGTAGGCGACCGCGCCGTCGATGTACAGCGCGCGCCGGTACTGGCCCTCGGCGAGCCGCGCGGGCGCCGCCATGACCAGCCCCAGCTCGTCGTCCGTGGGGTAGGCGAAGCCCGCCAGGAAGCCGTCCCAGAACGGGGGCGTGCGGTAGCGGCAGTACCCGAAGTGCTTCCGGGGGTCGCACTCGCTGTACTCCATGTAGTACAGCGGCCGGGCGCACCCGCTCTCGATCTTGTACCATATGACAGTGGCGTTGTACGTGCGCTCGTGCCGGCGCACCGCCCCCCACAGCGTGCGCCCCACCTGCGGGTCCGCGATCAGCGCCAGCATGTCGCACGCGGCCGCGCTCGTCGCGTAGCGCACCTCGACGGGCTGCTCGGGGCCGTCCTGGAAGGGCGACGGGATGGGCCCGGTGGTGTGCCAGCGCTCGGTGTAGTTGTATCGCGGCGGCGGGTACGCCGGCGGGTCGACGTAGACCGTCACCCGCGGCGCGGGCGTGGGCAGGCCCGCCGCGGCGGCGAGCAGCGCGCCCAGCACGGACAGCAGCGCCAGCCTCCGCATGGTCGCTCGCTCGCAGCAGCCGCGCAGAGCGAGTGCACCCCCGACCGCCCGACGAGGCTATATACCCGGCCGGGGTCGCGGCCCGGCCCAGCTCCCGCCCCGCCCGGGCGCCCGCCCGGGTCCGACTCTCGCAATAGACACGCAACAGGCGCACCAACGTTGGTAAAAAATAATCGTTTATTGTAAACGCGGGTGGCGGGAGGGGGGGGGGTAAAGGTAACTGCGGGCAGACGCGGGTGCGCCGGGGGTCCTAGACGCGGAGCATCGGCTCGTACGCGGGGTTGTCCTTGGCGAACTTGGCGACGCGGGCCCGCCGTTCGGCGGCGGCCTTGCGGGTGAGCCGGCAGGCGCAGATGAGCACGATAGCCAGCGAGAACAGCAGCACCAGCAGAGCGATCGCGAGGCCGATGAGGATGGCGCGCCGCGTGGCGGGATCGGTGGGCAGGCCAAAGAGCCCAAAATCCGAGTCGGTGGCCCGGGACTCGGAGCGGCGCTCGGGGTGGGCGGACTCCTGGGGCGGCGACGGCGTCACCACCACCGCCACCAACGTCTCGCCGGTCCCGCGCGTGCGGGCGTTGCACTCCAGCGAGGCGTTCCGCAGGGCCTCGTAGGAGCGGCCGGCCGGCAGGCCGAGGGGCATGGTCAGGATGCCCTTGGCGACGGCGCCGATCAGCAGCGAGTCGGGCCCGCTGGCGTTCCGGAACATGTCGCTCTCGTCGAAGAGCTTGTCGGTCCGGCAGTCCGTGAGGTCGGGGTCTTTTTCCTGCTGGTCCCCGCTGGCGCTCCCGCCCTCGTCCTCGTAATAGTCGGTCACGTCGACCAGGCCCAGCTCAGCGGCGCTCACGTTGGCCCACTCCACGTCGACCTCGACGAGTTGGGGGAAGCAGCCGCAGGCCCAGTCGCCGGTGGCGTCCTCCTCCGACAGGACCCGGGTGGGCTCGCCCTTGTGCCCCAGGGCCGCGCCGATCCCCCGGTCCAGCCCGCAGGGGTATTTGTGGACGTCGGCGCCCACCGTGAGCGTGACGCTGCCCGCGTAGATGTCGTCGGGGCCGTAGCCCAGGAAGTAGACGTAGGTCCCGCTGTCGTACGTGCCGGGGCGCAGCACGAGCGACGTCCCGCTGAGCGCGTAGTCGGAGGTCCCGAAGCCGCCGCGGATGCGGGCCTCGGAGATCCCGGCGCAGACGTTTTGGCCGGGCAGCGCGTCCCCCGTGCAGTTAAAGAACTGGCGGTATGCCAGCGGTATCATGCAGTCCCCGTTCTGGTAGACCCAGCCCGCGTCGACGACGGCGGCGTCCCGCGGCCCGCCGGGCACCACCGACCTCTCCATGTCTAGGAGAGCCAGGGCGCAGCCGTGCGAGGTGTCCGTCGTGCGCACCGAGATCCGCGAGGCCAGGTCCGAGGCCCTCAGGTCCCGGACGGGCCCCAGCGGGCGGAGGGGCCCCGTGCCGTTGCGGCGCGCGTCGGCGAAGCAGAGATCGTCGGGCGCGGGGCGCCCCAGGACGGCGGCCCCGCAGAGCAGGGCCAGGGCGACGGCGGCGGCGAGGGCGCCGGCTCGGGCGGCGGCGGGCATGATCGCGCTCTCGTGCTCGCGCTCGCTCTCGTGTCCACAGCGCGGAGCGTGGATGCCGGGCTCGCAGGCGCCGGCGCCTTATATGCCACATTTTTGCGGGAAACCCCCGGGACTACCCCGAGGCCGCGCCGAAGACGGGGTGCTCCAGCAGCTCCGCGGCGGTGGGGCGTGCGCGAAAGTCAAAGGTCAGCATCTGGTGCAGGAGGCGGTCGGCGTCGCGGGGCAGCCGGAGCGCCGCCAGGCAGGGGTACGGGCTGCGCGGCTCCCGGCGCGTGCTCGCGTGGCGCTGGAAGTTGCGGGTCAGCCGGTCGGTGGGGCTGGGCGGGAACTCCTCGGCGCGCACGGCCAGCCGGCGGATCACGCGGAGCAGCTGCCGGGCGCAGTCGCCGTCGCCCAGGCCCGCCGGCGGCCCCGCCGCCGCCGCCTCGGCGGCGTCCTCGCCCCGCGGTCCCGCGGGGGCGTTGAACAGCGCGCGCGGGTACGCCAGCGTCTCGTACGCGACGACGCCCGCGCTCCACACGTCCGTGCGGCAGTCGTAGCGCGCGCGCGCCAGCAGCTCGGGGGAGTTCGTCTCCAGGGTGCCGGCCAGGCCGTAGTAGCGGGGCTCGGTGATCGGCCCGTGCGCCGCGCCGAAGTCGCCCAGGCACACGTCGTCGGGGCCGTTGAGGAAGACGTTCTCCGTCTTGACGTCCCGGTGGGCGATCCGGCGGGAGTGCAGGTACGCGAGGCCCCGCAGCACGGCCCGCGTCACCGCCAGCGCCGTGGGGAGCGCCAGCGGGCGGTTGATCCTCCAGAGGTGCGTGTGCAAGTCCTCGCGGTAGCGCGCCAGCACCACGCACACCAGCTCCCCGTGGAAGAGTACGGCCTTCAGCTTGACCACGTTGGCGTGGTCCAGGGTCCGCAGCAGCATGGCCTCGGCCAGCGTCGAGGCCGAGGCCCCGATCTTGAGCACCACGCGCTCCCGCGCGGGCGCGGGCCCCGTCGCCTCGAACACGCGGCCCTCCGAGCCGGGGGTCAGCCGCCGGTCGATGCAAAAGTTTAGCGCGCGCGCGGCGTCCTCGGCCTCCTCGCGCGAGACCCCGCCGGCGGGCCCATCGTCGCCCCAGTCGCCGTCGTCGGCCTCGCTATCGCCCTCGCCCTCGCCCTCGCTTTCGCTCTCGCTCCCGCTCGCGTCCTGGGCGGGGGCGGTCTCGGTCGCGGCGGCGTCCGCCCTACTGTCCTCGGCGGCGGCCCCGGGCCCGCGCCCGTCCGCGGCCGGCGGGCCGGTTCCGTCCGGCGGCGCGACCTCCGGCCCCCAGTCGCTGACGTCCGAGTATAAATCCGCGGGGGCCTCCGCGGCGAGGCGCGCGGGCCCGCGGCGGCTCCGCGAGCGCTCGGGCCGCGCCGGCTCCCCGCTCGGCTCCGCCGCGAGGCAGCAGGCGAAGCGGGGCCGCCAGAGGCCGCGCGCCCGCTGCCGGGCCAGCCGCTCCGCCGCGCGCTCCATGGGCGCCGAGAACGCCTGGTCGTGTCGCGGGGGGCGCGCTTGCGGCAGAGAGACGGCGACCGGGCCCCGAGCCGCGCGCGAGCGACGCCCGCGGCGGCCGCGGGCCGTACTTAAGCCTCACCATGGCGGTTGCCATGGTGACCATAGTCACGTGCGCGGATAAGCACGGCGCCTTCCCGGGGGCGAGCGCGGACGTGCCAGCGCGGGTGTGGCGCTTCCTCGCGGAGCAGAGCCGGGCGCTGACGGCGGGCCGGCTGGGGACGCCGGTCGTCGTCTCCGACCGCGCCCTGCTGGACGTGGCGGCGGGCTGCGCGGCGGGGCCGGCGGCGCGGGTGGCCTACGTCGACACGGCGCCCCTGGCCCGCGCCCGGGGCCGCAGGCCCGGCCCGCCGCCCGCACCTCCGCCGCCGGCGGCGGCGGAGTGGATCAGCGTGGTCGACGGCTACAACCTGCTGAACTCGGGCCGCGCGGGGACTCGGCCGTTTCACGTGTGGGTGTTTGGCGCCGCCGACCTGTACGCGCCCGTCTTCGCGCACGTCGCCGCCCCGACGCGCCTGGTCTACGCGCAGCTGGACTGTGCGTTCGCGGGGGCGGCGTGGCGGCTCCCGCGCCGCGGGCCGGCCATCGCCAGCTCGTGGCCGCCGTACGAGACGCCGACGCTCCCCGAGCTGCTGGCCGGCGGCGTCCTCCTCCGGCTGGTCTACGAGGTCGTGGACCGCGGCGCGGCGCCCCACCCCCACAGACGCGCGCCCCGGGGGCGTGACACCGAGCCCCGGGGGCGCGCGCCGTGCGCCATCCTTTAAAGGCGGCGCGCGGTCCCCGTCGCCCGGCAATACGCTCCGCGACCGCGCCGGGACATCATGTACCGCCCGAGCCCCCCCGAGCGCGTGGTGATCAGCACGGCCCCGCCGAGCAGAGATGCGGCCGCCGGCGCAGCGGACGCCGGCTCCGGCCGCGACGGCGGACCCGTCGGCTGGCGGCTCTTCAGGGCGTGCCGCCACGAGCACGAGGACGGCCTGTACGCCATGCTCCCCCCGGACTACTTTCCGGTGTTGCCCTCGACGAAGCCCCTGCTGGTGAAGGTCCCCGCCCCCGGCTCGAGCCCCGACCGCACCGGGGGCGCGGTCCACTTCGAGTGCGTTCCCGCGCCACGCCGGCCGGTGCAGTTTTTCCGCCAGCTCTACGACGGGACCTTCGTCAGGCTCCCGCACAACTTTCCGGACGAGTGCTACGAGGACGAGGCCCCGTTGGCGGACCGCTTCTACCTCAACGCCGACGTCGATCCGCAATCCCTGCCCGCGGGAAACATGAGCCAGTACTTCACCCGGCTCCCCGACGCCTTCCAGCGCGAGCTTCGGGCGAGGGTCCCCGCCCCGGCGCGGACGCCGCTGCCGCACCGCCGGTACGTGCTCCGGCTGGGCCTCGAGCGCGTCGCGGGCGAGCGCTTCACGGAGGACTGCTTCGAGCCGATCGACACGCGGCTGCTGCGCCTGGAGCGGGCGCCCGGCGAGCGGCGCGGGCCGCCGCCGCCGCTGGCCGGGGCGGGCCCGCGCCGGGCGCGCGTGCGGGCGGGCTCGCCCCGCAGCTGACGCGGCCGCGCCGCGCGCCCCCCCCCCCCCCGCCCCCCCCCCTCTCCCCCCCCCCCCCCGCCCCCCCCCCCCCCGCGCGAATAAAAGCTTCCGATCGGATCTCACACGCCAGCGCCCGTTGAGTTTTTTCTCTGCCCCCTCCCTCCCCCCGGTTTTGGGCTCCGGCGGGCGGGCTCCGGCGGGCGGGCGGGGCTCGAAAACTAGAGAAGGGGGGCCGTGTGTGTGCGTGTGTATGTGTATATGTGTGCGTGCGGTGCACGGCGGGAGAGGGGCGGGGCAGGACCCCCTTCTTTTTTTCTCTCGCCCAACGCGGGGCCGGAACCCCCGGCCCCCCGGCCCGGGGAGCGCGCCTCGAGCCGGCACCTCCCCCCCGCCCCTCCGCCCCCGCTCCCCCTCCTCCCCCCTCCCCCCCCCCCCCCCCCCCCCCCCCCCCCCCCCCCCCCCCCCCCCCCCCCCCCCCCCCCCCCCCCCCCCCCCCCCCCCCCCCCCCCCCCCCCCCCCCCCCCCCCCCCCCCCCCCCCCCCCCCCCCCCCCCCCCCCCCCCCCCCCCCCCGCCCCCCCCCCCCCCCCCCCCCCCCCCCCCCCGCGCCCCCGCCCACGGGATCGAGGAGAAGCGCGCCCGGAGTGGAGGGCCGCGCGGCGTTTATTAAAACGACACACACACGGGGGGGGGGGGGCGCGGGGGGGGGGGGGGGGGGGGGGGGGGGGGGGGGGGGGGCGGCGCGGCCCCCGCCGCCTTGCCTCGCCCCGCCCCGTCTCGTCTCGTCCCTAGACGCGCTGGCGGCGCCTGGGCGGCGCCCGGGCGTCGCCGGGGGACGGGCCCGGCGACGAGCCCGGCGACGAGGCCGTCGAGGAGCCGGAGGACCAGCGCCAGCCGGGCGCGGGGCGGCGGCGGCCCGCGCGTCTGGGAGCGGGCCCCGCGAGGGGGTTGGCGGCGGCGGCGGCAGCGGCAGTGGCGGCGGCGCCGGGCTCGGGGAAGAACACGTCGTCGTCGCCCTCCGAGGCGGAGAACGGGGACGACTCCGACGACGACGACGAGGAGGAGGGGGACCGGGAGGAGGCGGCGGACCGGGAAGAGGCGGCGGAGGAAGAGGGGAGCCCGGAAGCGGGCGAGGAGAGGAGGAGGGAGGCGGCGGGGGCGGCCGCGGCCCGCGGGCGCCGTCCCCCCCCGGCGGCGCCGGCTTCTTCGTCCTCGTCCTCCTCGTCTTCCTCCTCCTCCTCGTAGTCCTCGTAGTCGTCCTCGCTGCTGGAGTCGCTGCCGCTCACGTCGCACTCGGCCCCAAAGAGCGGGCCCGGCAGGCGCGCCGGGGGCGACAGCGGGCGCGCCGCGGGGCCGGCGGCGGCGGCGGCGCGCAGGAGCCGGCGCAGCGGGCCGGCCTGCTCGGGCGAGAGCTGCAGCAGCGCCTCCCAGCACGCGTCCGTGGGCGCGGCGCCCGTGTGGCCGAGCAGGAAGAAGCCGACGAGCGCGCGGCGCAGCGCGCGCGTGTCGGCCGTGACGAACGCCGAGCCGGTGGCGATGCAGCGGAAGAGGGTGTTGACGTCGACGGCGAGGCGCTGCGCGTCGGGGCGCCAGTCCTCGGGGCAGAAGGCGCCGGGCCCGCGGCGGCGGGCGCGCGGGCCCGCGGCGGCGGGCGCGGGCCCCGGGAGCACGCGGTCGGGCGAGCGGCAGAGGCGGCAGGAGCCGTCGCAGGTGGGGCAGGGCTGGCCGTGGCTCATGGCGGCGGTGGTGGTGGCTGCCGCCGCCGCTGCTGCTGCGGGCGCGGCGCGGCGGGGCGGGGCGGGGGGAGGGGGGGGGGGAGGAGAGGTCGGGCCGGTGAGCGAGCGCCTCCGACGCGAGGCCCGCCCGGTCGGGTGGCGAGCGGGTGGCCGCGCCGAGGCGCGGCCGGGAGGGCCGGGCTCGCCCCGGGCGGGCCGGGCTCGCTGGGGTGGGGTGGGCTCGCTGGGGTGGGGTGGGCTCGCTGGGGGGGTGGGGTGGGCTCGCTGGGGTGGGCTCGCTGGGGTGGGCTCACCTCGCGGCGGGTTCCGGGGTCGTCGGCACGCGGGTCCTGCTTTCCGGGCGGGCTAGTCGCGGCGGAGCGCTGCTGCTGGGGGAGGGGGGCGGAGCGCGGGGTTCGGGTGGGCGTCCTCGGGTGGGCGCCCGCCCGAGTGGGCCCCGCCCCCCCCGCCCCCCCCCCCGCCCGCCCCCCCCGGGCCCGGGCGGGGGGTGGGGGCTGGGTGGGCGGGGCTCACCTGGCGGGATCGTCGGCGGGCTTCCGGGGGTCGTCGGCGGGATCGTCGGCGGGATCGTCGGCGGGCTTCCGGGGGTCGTCGGCGAGGCTCCTGCAAAAGCAATCCGTGGGGGTTCGTGCAAGCCCCTCCCCCGCGGGGGGAGGGGAGCTTGCCGGGGCGGGGGGGGGGGGGGGGGGGGGGGGGGGGGGTAGGCCCAGCCGAGCTCACCTCGCGATGCGGCTCCCCGGGGGATCGTCGGCGGTGCTCCCGGTGGGCTCGTCGGCGGCGGGGCGTCCTGGGGCTCGGATCCTCGGCTACGGTCCGCGGCGATGGATGAGGTGTGCTTCGCGCTCCTTCCCGGCTCCAGTGTGGGGTCCGGGGCTCGAGGTGGCGCGCTTATATGTCCTGGGAGCAAGGTGTCCCCGCCCACGTACCTGGCCGGGCGGTGCCTGGCCCCGGCCCGATTTGCCTGCTCCCGCCCCCCCGTCCCAGCGGCCCTCTCGGCACATTACGTGAGAACACTGGCATTCTGCCAGTGTTCTCACGTGGTATACCCGGGGGATGCCGGGACGGGAGGCGGGCACATGCAGATGGGGCCGGCATCGGGCGCGTGGGAGTGGCTCTCTTACGTGAGGACACTGGCAGAATGCCAGTGTTCGCACAGAGCTCAATAAGTATATATATTATAGAATATAAACTTATTGAGCTTTGTGCGAACACTGGCATTCTGCCAGTGTTCTCACGTAAGAGGGAGGCCCCTCCCACGGCTCGTCCCCGCCCCCTCGCTCGGCGGGGCTCCCTTCGAGCCCTCGGCGGCCGCCGTGGGACAGAGCTGGCACGGTTCCCAGAATTCGCACTTGGCTCAATAATATATATATACTTATTGAGTTTTGTGCGAACGCTGGCATTCTGCCAGCGTTCTCACGTGGTCGCAGGCCCAAAAACCTGGCACGGTTCCCAGAATTCGCACTTGGCTCAATAATATATATATACTTATTGAGTTTTGTGCGAACGCTGGCAGAATGCCAGCGTCCTCACTTCCCGGGGCGGTCGGGCGGGTTGGATCACGTGTGCCGGGGCCTCGCTGCGATTGGCCGGCCCCCCCGCTGGCGCAAAAATACAATAGCTCTCGATTATCCGCCATTAGATTTTCTTCGCCGCGAGGGGGCGCGGTCCGTGGCCGTGAGCGTCGTCGGGGGGTTCGAATCCCGGCCCCGGCTTGGGGGGGGGGCTCCCCACAAACCCACTTGGAACGAAAAAACCCGGCACGGCGCGCGGATCGGGGGAGGAGAGGGTGAGGGGGTGGCTTTCTGGCCCCCAAATCGATCGATCCGATCGATCCAGACCCGGCTGGGGCTCGAGTGGGAAGGGGGTCCCCCATATCGATCGCGCCTTTGTATCGATCCTATCGATGAGCTTGCAATATATCGACCGGCGATCGATCCGTCCTGGCGATCGACCCCGACCAGAAATCGATAAAATCGATCGGGTCGCGGATATTTTCCCCCTCGGTTATTGACCGACTATTGATCTGCTATTGACCGACTATTGACTGAGCTAGTGACCGGCTAGTGATCGGACCCCTCAGACCCGCTCGCTCAAGCCCCCCTCTCTCCCACTCCCACCGGGCCGCGCTCGGCGATCGATTTGCCCACCCTGGGGAGGACAAGGCGGCGAGCGGGATGGAGCTCAGGCGCCATCTGGTGGCGCCGTGCCGGAACACAGCCGCTCGCTGCCCTGAAACAAAAAAAAACGGCCAGCAGGTGGCGCGGGGGCTGCAAAGCTAAAAACAAACGGCAAGGTTTTTTTCCTTCGGCCCTGCCCCGCCTTCCCGTACACACTCACACGGCCGGACCGCAGGGTGGAGCGGGAAACGATGAGGGGGGTGGGGGCCCCGGGAGAGAGAGCAAGAATGAAGAAGAAGAAAACAGGCGGCGGCCGCGGCCGCTTGGAGCAAAAAGCAGACGCGGCGGCGGCAGCGGCGGCAGCAGAGGCAGATCCGGCGGCCGGGTGAGCGGGCGCGCGGTACGATCAACAAAACTGCAGGGGCCCGGGAGTCAAAAAAGAAGAAAGAGAAAAGGAAGGAGGAAGGAGGTAACAGGTACATGGTAGGTAGCGAGGGGGGAGAGCGGTGGCGGGAGCGCGGATAGGGGGGCAACAGTGACGGAGAATGGGGATGGGGGAGCCCACAGAAGTACCGAGAAGGGGGAGGGGAGATAGCGAGAGGGGCACGGAAATTATTAAAAAAGTGCTCCTCCCCTCTCCCTCTCTCCTCCTCCCCTTTTTCCGTTCTCGCGCTCTCTCCCCTCTGCCCTGTCTCTGTTTTGCAGCCCTCTTTACCATTTTTAGTAGTTTAGTAGTTTGGGTTTTTCCTTTTTTAGGTCTAGCTACTCACCACCGCCACACACACGCCCCGCCGCTACTACCCCCCCTCCCCGACCGTGTTCCTCTCGCAGAGCGCCGCGGCGGTTCATCCGCGCGGGCAACAGTGGAGGGACGGGCGCCACCGCGAGTAATTTGCGGTTAGAACAGGTCTTGCCCCCGGGCCACACGCCCGGACGCGGAGGGTACACAGTGTAACGATCCGGGGCCACTCACTCATGGGGGGGGGGGGGGGAGTTGAAGGAGAGGGAAAAAAAAAAAAAAAAAAAAAAAAAGGGCAGAGAGGAGGAGACGGAGGAGGAGAGGGAGAGAGCAGGAGGGAGGAACCTGCCTGCTCCAAGGGGGAAAAAAGAAGACGGTAGGCGGGCAAAAGAGGGCGGGGGGTGCAGAGGGCCGACCAAAAAACCCCCCATGAAAAAGGGGGGAGAGGATGGAGGCGGAGTATTGGGAATGGGCAGAGAAAGGCGGGCGGGAGGCGGAAAGAGGCAGGTACGCAAAGGTAATGGCGGGGGGGGGGGGGGGGAAAAAAGACGGGGGGCGGGAAGCAGGAAGCCCCCGTTTGGGCGGCGATAGGCAGATGAGCTCGGACGCGGATGCTCCACCGGGCCTCTCCCATTTCCCCCCCGTTGGCCGCAAGCAAACGAGGTAAGAGCCGGTAAAAAGGGCCGGTAAGGGGGGCGGGGAAGGGGGAAGGCGCCTGGGGCGGGCGGGGTGCGCGGCGGCCCGGCCGGCCCCCGGTCCGCCCTCGCGGGCCGGCCGGGCCAACGCGCGCGGGGCAGGGGGGGGGGGCGGGGGGGGGGGGGGGGGGGCGCGGCGCTAGATCGGCGCGGGGCTGGCGGGCCGGGGGTACGCGGCCATGTTTTTATGCAAACGAGCCTCGACGGCCGCGCATATTACAATGAGTTTGGCGGGGGCCGCCCCGCGGGCGGGCCGCCCGCCCCGGGCGCACCTGGGCCGCCAGGTCTGGGCGGGCCCGGCCGGCCCGCCCTCGCACCTGGGCGGTCCTTCAAAGGGTCTATAATAAGGCGAGCACCGTCGCCGCTGACTGTACCTTCGTTGCCGTGTGCGCCTTTCATCCGCCGCCACCGCCGCCGCCTGCCGCCGCCGTCGGGACGAGGGGGAGAGCCGGCCCACGGGAGAAGAAGAAGAAGAAGGGGGGCGCTCGTCGGAGCCCTCGCCGCTGGTGGAGAAGAAGGAGGACCCCTGAGCGCGGAAGAGGACCCCCGCCGCCGAGGCTGCGGAGAAGAAGCGCGGGAAGAAGGGCCGAGCTAGCCAGCCAGTCGACCTAGCTAGCCAGCCTTTCCGTCGAGCTAGCCAGCCGGCCGGCCGAGCTAGCCAGCCGAGCCAGCCAGCCTCTCCGTCGTCGAGACCCTCTCTCGGCCAGCGCAACCCGGCCCGCATCGGCCGCCGCTGCCGAGCGTCCCTCCTCGCGATCTACTAAAAGGTGAGCAGCGAGGCCCCCCCCTGACCCTCACCGTCCTCGCGCGCGCGCTTCTCCCGCCGGCTCCTCCGCGAGAGGGGGCCGGCGCGAAGAGAGGAGGGGAGGGAGGGAAGGGAGCTTCTCCCTCCTCCCTCCCCGTTGCCCCCCACCCCCTACTCGGCGCGCCGCAGTAGAGGGGCGAAAAAAGGGGTGGGAGCCTCGAGGCGGGCGCCGTCGGCGCCCCTCTCCGCCGCTCGGGCGGCCCCCCCGCTCTCCCTTCGCCGCGCCGAAGCCGGCGGCCTCGCCGCCGCCGCCGCGGCCCCAGCTACCCCCCGGCGCGCGCGATAGCGGAGGCTGCTCGGGGGGGCGCTGTTGCCGCCGCGGCCGCGGCCGTCTCCTCCGTTCGCGGCGCCCGCCCCCGTCCCCCTTCCCTCTCCCCCGGCGCCGTCTCCGCCGACCGGCAGGCCGACCGACCCGCGCCTCTCCCCCCCCATCCCTTCCTCCTCCTCCTCCCCAGGGACCCGCGCGCACCGCGGCCGGGGCCATGGCGTCGCCCGGCGGGCGCGAGCTGGCCACGCTCGACCTGTACGACCTCATCGAGTCCGCGGACCTCGGCCCGGAGGGGGGCCCGGAGGAGGACCCGGCCCTGCTCGACGCGGCCCGGCGGGCCGAGGCGCGCGAGCGCCGCCGGGCCGCCCGCGCCGAGCTGGCGGAGCTGTGGCGCATGGTGGGCGCGGAGGAGAGCGACGAGGCCGGCGGGGCCGGCGACGACGACGACGAGGACCCGGAGGGCCCGGAGGCCCCGGGGGGCCCGGAGGGCGCCGCGGCCGGGGGCGCGGAGGGGGACGCGGGGCCCGCCGGGGGCGCCGCGGCCGCGGCGCGGGCGCTCGCGGCCGCGGCGGAGGCGGCCGCCGCCGAAGCCGAGGCGGCCGCGGCCGAGGCGGCCGTCGTGGCCGCCGCCCTCGAGGCCGCGGCGCGGACGCCGCCGCCCGCGCCCGACGCGGAGGAGGTTGACGCCGGGCCCGAGGCCGACGCTGGGCCCGAGGCCGACGCCGGGCCAGGGACCGATGCCTCTGGGGCCGATGACTCTGGGGCCGATGACTCTGGGGCCGATGACTCTGGGGCCGACGCCAAAGACGCGGGGGCCGAGGAGGACTCGGGGGCCGAAGCCGCCGGGGCCGACGCCGGTCCCGGGGCCGAAGACGCGGGGGCCGGGGACTCAGGGGCCGAAGCCGCAGAGACCGGGGACTCGGGGACCGGCGCCGAGGGGAGCCCCGGCGCCGGGGGGAGCCCCGGCGGGCCCGCCCGCGAGCCCGGCCGCGGCCGGGGCCCGGCGCCCTCGCCGCGGCGCCCGCGCGGGCGCGCGACCGGGGCCCGCGCGGGCTACGCCGCGGCGCCGCGCGACGGGCCGCCGCCGCTGGAGGGCCCGCTGCTGACGCCCTCCGGCGAGGCCTGGCCCGGCAGCGCGCCGCCGCCGCCCGGCCGCGTGCGCTTCGGCGGCGCGGGCGACACGCGCGAGGGGCTCTGGGACTGCCCCGAGATCTGCGCGGCGGCCGCGCTGTACGCGGCGGCCGCGGGCCCCGCGGCCGTGTTCGTGCCGGAGATGGGGGACTCGGGGAAGCAGTACGCGGCGCTGGTGGACCTGGTGTACGCGCGCCGCGACGCCATGGCCTGGCTGCAGAGCGCGAAGCTCGCGGGCCCGGACCTGCAGCTGGCGCGCCTGCTGCAGCGGCGCGTGCAGGGCTGCCGCGGGCACAGCTCGTTCATCACCGGGAGCGTGACGGCGCCGCTGCCGCCGGTCGGGGACGCCATGGCCGCGCAGAACGCGCTGTGGGCGCTGCCGCACGTGGCGGCCTGCGTGGCCATGAGCCGCCGCTACGACTGCGACCAGAAGCTGTTCCTCCTGCAGAGCCTGCGGCGCGCGTACGCGCCCATGGCCTACCCGGAGGCGGCGGCCGCCGCCGGCGGCGCGGGCGCCCGCGCCGCGCTCGCCGAGCTGCGCGCCGTGCTCGCCGGCCGCGCGGCGCCCGCGCCGCTGCCGCCGGCGCCCGGGCCCGCGGCGGCGCGCGAGCGGCTGCGCGAGCTGGCGGACCGCTGCGCCGCGGCCTGCCGCGAGGCGCTGGAGGCGGCGCGCCGCGCCGCCGGCGCGTCCGGCGGCGGCGCGTCCGGACTCCCGGTGCTCTCGGCCGCGGCGGGCCGCGGCCTGCCGGCCGCGGCCTGCGCGCCGGACGCGCTGGCGGCGCACCCGGAGCGCGTGCTCCGGGCCGCCGAGCTGCTCGGCGCGGCCCGCGACGCGGTGGAGCGCGCGCGGCTCGGCGCCGCCGCGCCAGCGGCGCTGCGCGCCGAGGCGGCCGCCGCGCTGGAGGCGGCCGCGCTGGCGGCGCGGACCGTGGCCCCGCTCGCGCGGTACTCGACGCGCGGCGCGGCGGCCCGCGCGCCCGCCTGGACGCTGGCGCGCGCGCTCTTCAGCCCGCCGGCGGAGGTGCCGGCGCGGCTGGCGGCCGCGCTCGCGGCCCTGGAGGCCGGCGCGCCGGGCGCCGCGGCGCGGGTGGAGGTGGAGGACATGCGGGCCGGGGCGCCGCGGGCGGACCCGGAGGAGGACGGGGAGGACGAGGACGAGGAGGACAGGGAGAACGAGGGGGCCGGGGCCTCGGAGACCGGCGAGGAGGAGGAGGAGAAGGAGGAGGAAGAGGGAGGGGCCGCCGCCTCGGAGGAGGACGGGGATGAGGGGGACGAGGACGGGGGCGAGGGGGGCCGCGGGACCGGCGGGGGGGAGGAGGAGAGGGAGGAGGAAGAGGGAGGGGCCGCCGCCTCGGAGGAGGACGGGGATGAGGGGGACGAGGACGGGGGCGAGGAGGGCCGCGGGAGCCCCGGGCGCCGGGCGGCCGGCCCGAGCCCCGGGCCCAGCCCGGGCCCGGGCGCGGCGGTGGAGGTGCTGGGGCCGGAGGAGCTGGGGGAGGCCGGGGCCGAGGAGGGGGAGGAGGAGGAGGGAAGGGACGAGGCCGCCGCCGGCCGCGGCAGCCCCTCGGGGGCGGGCCCCGAGGCCCGCCGCGGCGGCCCGCCGCGGCGCAAGCGCAAGTCGGCCGGCGCCGCCGGGTCCCCGGCCCCGGCCAAGAGCCGGCGCGCCGCCGGGCCCCCGGCGCGGCGGGGGCCGCCGCTGCCCGCCCGCGTGCTGGGGCCCATGCCGCCCGGCGGCCCCGCCGCCGACGGCGGCTTCCGCCGCGTGCCGCCCGGGGAGTACCACACGCCCGCGCCCAGCGCCGCGGCGCTGGCGGCCTACTGCCGCCCCGAGGTCGCGGCGCGGCTCGCGGACCACCCGCTCTTCCCCGAGCCCTGGCGCCCGGCGCTGGCCTTCGACCCCGAGGCGCTGGCCGAGATCGCGGCCCGCCGCCGCGCGGGGCCCGCGGGCGCGCTCGCCGCCAGCGCGCCGCTGCGGCGGCGCGTGGCCTGGATGTCCCAGATCGCGGACCCCGAGGACGTGCGCGTGGTCGTCCTCTACGACCCGCTGCCCGGGGAGGCGCTGGCGGCGCCGCCCGGCGAGGACGAGCGCCGGCGGCCCGAGTGGCCGCCGCGGCGCGGCGGGCTCTCGCACGCGCTCGCGGCGCTGGGCAACCGGCTGCTGCTGAGCGCCGACTCGCACGCCTGGGCCGGGACCTGGACCGGCGCGCCGGACGTGAGCGCGCTCGGCGCGCAGGGCGTGCTGCTGCTCGCGACGCGGGACCTGGCCTTCCGCGGCGCGGTCGAGTACCTCTGCCTGCGGCTGGCCGCGGCGCGGCGGCGGCTGATCGTGATCGACGCCGTGGACCCCGCGAACTGGCCGCGCGACGGCCCGGCCGTCGGGCAGGCGCACGTGTACCTGCGCGCCGCGGTGCTGCCCGCGGCGCAGTGCGCCGCGCGCTGGCCCGAGCGGCGCGCGCTGGCGCGCGCCGTGCTGGCCTCGCGGCGCGTCTTCGGGCCCGGGGCCTTCGCGCGCGCCGAGGCCGCCTACGCGCGGCTCTACCCCGGGGCGCCGCCGCTGCGGCTCTGCCGCGGCGCCAACGTGCGCTACACGGTGGCCACGCGCCTGGGCCCGCGCACCGCGGTGCCCGTGCCGCCGCGCGAGTACCGGCAGCGCGTGCTGCCGCGGCTCGACGGGCGCAAGGACATGGCCGCGCAGGGCGCGGCGCTGGGGCTCGGGGAGCCGGACTTCGCGGAGGGCGAGGCGGCCAGCCACCGCGCCGCCAACCGCTGGGGGCTCGGCGCGCCGCTGCGGCCGGTGTACCTGGCCTGCGGGCGGCGCGCGCTGGAGCTGGCGCCCGACGAGCTGCCGGCCGCGGCGGTGGCCTTCTGCGCGGCCGCGCTGCTGGAGCCGCACGCCGAGGCGCCGCCGCTGGTGCTGGAGGCGGCCGCCGCGGCCGCCCCGGCGCCCGGCGCGGCGCCCGGCGGGGCCGGGGGCGCGGACCAGGGCCCGCGGGAGACGCTGGTGCTGGCGCGGCGCGGCGGCGTCCCGGAGCGCGTGCCGCCGCCGGCGGCGGGAGCCCCGCCGGCCCGGGCGCCGGCACAGTCACCCCCGGGCACGGACTCGAGCTTCCCGGGGCCGGCGACGGCGATGGCATCCGCGCCGGGCGGCCGGCCCCGGCCCCGGCCCCGGCCCCGGCGCGGGCCGCCGCGCGTGGAGGTGCTCTCCTCCTCGTCTTCGTCCTCGTCCTCGTCGTCCGCGTCCTCGGACGACGAGCCGGGCTCGCCCTAGACGGGGGGGCCAGCCCCAGCCCCTCGCGCCGGCGGCGCGAGGAAGAAGCGGGCGGGCGGGCGCCGCCCCCCCCCCCCCCCCCAGACCCCCCCCCCCCCCCCGCCCCCCGCCGCTCTACGCGCGGGCCGCCGCTCTGCGGGCCCGGAGGGAGGCCGGGCTGGGAGGGGGCGCGCGCGCGAAAGAAACTTGGTGCAATAAAGAAAACGAGTCTGTGCGAACACACAATGTCTGAGTGCGACCTCTTCTTCTTCCCCGGCCGCGGGGGGGGGGGGCGGGGCGGGGGGGGGGGGGGGGCGCGGGGGGGGGGCGGCGGCGCGGGGGGGGGGCGGGGCGGGGGGGGGGGGGGGGGGGGGGGCGGGGCGGGGGGGGCCGCGGGGGGGGCGGCCGGGGCGGGGGGGCGCGCCGCCGCGACGCGGCCGCGGAGGGCCGGGACTCGGCGCCGGGGACGCGGCGCTGGCGGCCTACTGCCGCCGCGTCCCCCGCGGCGGGCACTCGCCCTCCGCGAACAGAGGAGGGAAGAGTGGCCTCAGCGCGCGGCCGACCCGCCGCCCGCCCGCCGCCCCCCCCCCCCCCCCCCCCCCCCCCCCCCCCCCCCCCCCCCCCCCCCCCGGCCCCGGCCGCCGGGACCCCCGCGCCCGCCCCCGTCCCGGGCGGGCGCCCCGTCGCGGGACCGGGACCGGGGCCGCCGCCGCCGGCGCCCCCGCCGCCGCCGCCGCCGCCGCCGGGCCGCGCCGCGCCGCGGGCCGCCGCCGCCGCCGCCGCCGCCGCCGCCGCCGCCGCCGCCGCCGAGCCGCGCGGGGCCCGGGCCCGGGCCCGGGAGCACCAGGGGCGGCGGCGGGCCCAAGCCCGGGCCCGCGAGCACCAGGGGCGGCGGCGGGGCCAGCCCCGGGAGCACCAGGGGCGCCAGCCCCGCCAGCCCCGCCAGCACCAGGGCCGGCGCCGGCGCCGGGGGCGGGGCCCGGGGGCGCGCCCCGCACCCCGCCCCCGCGCGCGCCGATTTCGGGCCCCCCCCGGAAAACACCCCCCCGGGGTCGCGGGGCCCCCGCGCTGTGGGGGGGGGGGGGGCCAGCCCCTCGCGCGGCGGCGGGGCCGGGCCCGCTCGCGGGGCCCGCGGCGGGCGCCGGGCCCCGCGCGGGGGGCGGGCTTGTCTCTGGGCGGCCGGGGGGCGCGGGCGCCCCGGCGCTGGGCGGGCCTGGAGGGCCCCCCGCCGCCCGCCTCCGGCGCGTCACCGGGGCGCGCGTATAAAGCGGCGCCGCGTCTCTCTGTGTCGCCCAGCAGGATGGCGCCGCCTGTCGCCGGACCCTCTGCCGCCGCTGCCGCCCCGGAGCTGGGCTCCTGCTGCATCTGCCTCGACGTGATCACCGGCCCGGCGCGCGCGCTGCCCTGCCTGCACGCCTTCTGCCTGGCCTGCATCCGCCGCTGGCTGGAGGGGCGCCCGACCTGCCCGCTGTGCAAGGCGCGCGTGCGGTCTCTCATCCACAGCGTCGCCTCGGACGAGTGCTTCGAGGAGATCCCTGTGTGGGGAGGGCCGGAGGCGGACGGCGCGTCGGACGCGGACGCGGACGCGGCCGTCATCTGGGGCGAGGACTACGACGCCGGGCCCGTGGACCTCGCGGCGGCCGGCGGGGACGCCTGGGCCGCGGGCGGGAGCGAGACCGACGGGGAGGCCGAGGGGCCCCGGGAGGCCGGGGCGGCCGACCGGGCCGCGGGGGCCGGGGGGCGCCGCGCGGCGCCGCGCGCGGACGCGGCGCAGGAGTTCATCGACCGGGTGGCGCGCGGCCCGCGCCTGCCCCTGCTGCCGAACGCGCCGGGGCACGGGCCCGGGGCCCCGTACCTGCGGCGGGTGCTGGAGTGGGTCGAGGGCGCTCTGGTGGGCACCTTCGCCGTGACGGCCCGCGAGCTCGCGACCATGACGGACTACGTGATGGCGATGCTGGCCGAGTGCGGCTTCGACGACGACGGCCTGGCCGACGCGCTGGAGCCCCTGATAGGCGAGGAGGAGGCCCCCGCGTTCGTGCGCAGCCTGCTGTTTGTGGCGGCGCGCTGCGTGACGGTGGGCCCCTCGCACCTCGAGCCTCAGCGGTCGGCGCCCCCTGGCGGCCGCGGGGTGGTGTTTCTCGACACCTCGGACTCGGACTCGGAGGGCTCGGAGGAGGAGGACTCCTGGTCGGAGTCGGAGGAGTCGTCGTCGGGGCTCAGCACCTCCGACCTGACCGCCATCGACGACACGGAGTCGGAGTCGGAGTCGGACGCGGAGGTCGGGGCGCGGCGCACGCGGGGGGCGGCCGGCGCGACCCGGGCCCGGCGGCCTGGGGAGAGACAGTATGTCAGCACTAGAGGTCGACAAACACCTGCGGTGCGGCCGGCGTCTCGGTCGCTGGCGCGCCGCCCTAGCGGCCGCGCGGCGGCGGTCTCCGCGCCCCCTCGCCCTCGGAGCCGCGGCGGGCGGCGAGCCCCCCGGCCGCCGGCGGCGTCGCACCCCGCCCCCGCGGCGCAAGCACGCACATGCGGACCCGAGCGCAGAGAAGAGGGTAGAGGAGGAGCGGGCTTGCCGGGGGTGGCGGCGGAAGGGGAGCCGGTAGGGGGCTCGGCGATGGGGGAGTCGGCGGGATGGGTGATGGGCGGTGAGGGGGGACGAGGAGAGCGCCGGGCCGGGCCGCTCGGGGAGGCCGGGCCTCCCCGTGTGCAGGCCCGCCGGAGAAGGACAGAGGTAGATCGCGCCCCGGCCCCGACCCCAGCCCCCGCGCCCATCTCCACGATAGATCTGACGGCAGAAGCGCCCGCCCGCCCCGCGGGTCCGGGCGCGCCGCGCGCGCGCCCCGGGGTCCCTGCCGCGCCACCCGCCCTCGCCCCGCTGGCAGCAGCATCAGCGGCAACAACAGCAGCAACAGTGGCGGCGGCGGCGGCGGCCACCGCCGCGCTATCTTCCATCGCCCGAGCCCCGGCGCCCGGCCCTGCCGCGGCGGCCGTTTCCGGCCCCGGCCCCGGCCCCGCTCCTGCTCCCCGCCGGCCGTGCGCCCGCCGGCGGGCCCCGGCGGGCCGGGGGCTCGGTGGCGGCCCCGGCCGAGGCCGCCCGGGCCGAAGCCGGCCGCGGGGGCGGCTCCAGCCGAGATAGAAGGCCCGCGGGCGCCATCGCGCGGGACGACCCGGACCCCGGCCCCGAGAGCTCGGCGCATAAGAGGCGGCGCACCGAAATGGAGGTGGCCGCCTGGGTGCGAGAAAGCCTCCTGAGGACCCCCCGCCGCAGCAGCGCGGCCCCGGCGCCGCAGCCCGGCGGGCGCCCGGGCCCGAGCCCGGCCGGGCCGCTCGGCCGCTGTAGCGGCGGCGGCTCCTGGCGGCGGTAATCGCCGCGGCCGGGGCTCTCTTCCCCGCCCCAACCCCGCGACCCGCAGCCCACCGCGCCACACCGCCGCGTATTTGCGACCCCCAGCCTGCATACTTAACTCTCGGGCCGCGATCGCCGCTGTCATCCCCAAACCGAAAGTAACTGCTCGCGCATGCGCGGGGCTTTTATGGAGCCGGCCGCGCATGCGCGCTTAATAAAAACTGATACTTGTAATTATCCGGCTCTCTGTCTGTCTGTAATTTCAAACGCTGAAATATTAATGTGAAAAACAAGTGCGGGCGCGGCCGAGACCGGGAAACTAGGCCACAGCCGGCACTTTGGGGCTCCGCCAGCAGCTAGCAGAGACTGCCGCGGAGGGGGGAGCGCGGGTCTGGCACGGGCCCCGGTCTGGCGGGCTAGGCCCACATAGCGGGATGGGGCAGGCGGCCAGACATTCACTCGAGAGCTAAGTGCAGAGCGTCTGAGTGTTTTTATTGCCCTCTCAGACACATCGATTATGGCTGGAGCTACTTTAGCTAATGGACATAAACTTGGCAATAAGGCAGGGCGGGGCGAGCCTAGCCGAGCCGAGCGGGGCCCCGCCGCGGCTACCCGGGGGGGAAGGGCAGCGCTCTCGCGCCCCGGCGCAAAGCCGGCGCAAAGCCGGCGCGCGGGCCTGGGGCCGGGGTAAAACGCCGGGGCGGCGCTAAAGTCGCTCGCCCCCTTCCCACGCTGACCGCCGGCCCTGCCCGGGGCCGCGGCGGTCGGCCGCCCGAGCCAGCTGGCGCCCCCGCGCGCCGGCCCGTGCGTTATGCCGAGACTTTGCGTCGGCCGGCGCTACGCTCCCCGGTATGCGGTGCCGGCACCTGGGTGGGGGTCCGGCTCGCGCTTCGCCCGCCGCGCACGCTGGGTCGCGCCCCTCCTCGCCGAGGCGCGCCCCCACGCCGGGCCCGGGACGTACTCCTGGGCGACGCCGGCGCGAGGCCCGCCGCGCGGCGCAAAGCCCGGCGCGGGGGTGGGGGGCAGCTAGCCCTGCGCGGCCCGCACAGGGCCAGTTTGCGGGGGCCGGGAAACGCCCAGCCGCCTGCCCCCGGTCTCGCAGACGGTGATAGGCACGTATATATACACCGCACGCGGGTCTGCGCGGCCGTACTCTGCGCGCCGGCCGTGGCACCGAGCGGCATGGCACCGGCGCTCGCGCGCGCTTGCGCTTGGGCGCTGCTGGCGGCGCTACTGTGGCTCCCGCGGGCCTGCGCGGCGCGGCGCGTGGACAGCGCGGAGACCGTCCTGGCCGAGCCGTGCCGCAGCGACCTGTTGCTCGCGGATCGCCCCCCGCGTGAGGACGTGGTCCCGGAGCTGGCGGGCATCTTTATCCGCGGGCGGTGCTCGCCGCCCGAGGCGGCGCTGTGGTACAAGGACACCAACAAGGCGTACTGGGCCAACCCCTACGCCGTGGCGCGCGGGCTCGCCGAAGATATAAGGCGGGTGCTCGCCGGCACTCCGGCGTATCGGGACTTGGCCGTCCAGGTTCTCGAGAACGCCTTCGGCCTGCCGCACGAGGTCCGCGCGCCGCTCCCGCCGCCGCCGCCCGGGTGCGTCCTGCCGCCCCGGTACCACACGGCCGGTCCCTGCGGCTCCGGCGATGGCCTCTACGCCTAGCGGCGCCCCCGAGCCCTCGGCCCCCGAGCCCTCGGCTCCGGAGTCTTCGGCCCCGGCGTCCTCGGCCCCGGTGTCCGCGGCCCACCGGAGCCCCCCGTCGCCCCCAGCGGGCGCCGCGCCGCCCAAGCGCCGGCGCCCCAACGGGCTCCCCGCGTGCGTGACAACGCTGGAGGACCAGCGCGCCGTCACCTGGAGCGCCTTCGCCGCCGACTTCGGCGTCCCCGAGGCCTGGCGGCGCGTGCTGGAGCCCGAGCTGGCCATGCCCTACACGCGCCAGGCGCTGCGCGAGTACGAGCGCCGGAGCCGCGTCGAGCGGGTGCTGCCTCCAAGGTCGGACGTCTTCGCGTGGACGCGCTACGCGGCGCCCGAGGACGTCAAGGTCGTCATCCTGGGCCAGGACCCCTACCACAGCCACGGGCAGGCCCACGGCCTGGCCTTCAGCGTGAATCGCGGCGTTCCGATCCCGCCCAGCCTCCAGAACATCTTCGCGGCCGTGCAGAAGAACTTCCCCGGGACCCCGCGGCCGCAGCACGGCTGCCTGGAGGCCTGGGCGCGCCGCGGCGTGCTGCTGCTCAACACCTCGCTCACCGTGCGGAGCGGAGCGCCGGGCTCGCACGCCGGCCTGGGCTGGGGGCGGCTGGTGCACGCGGTGCTGGCCAGCTTGAGCGCGCAGGGCGGCCCGATGGTGTTCATGCTCTGGGGCGCGCACGCCCAGCGGGCCTGCGGGGCCGCCGGGAAGCGGCACCTCGTGCTGACGCACAGCCACCCCTCGCCGCTGTCGCGGGCGCCCTTTGTCACCTGCACGCACTTCGCCGAGGCCAACGCGTTCCTGGAGCAGCACGGCCGCGGTGGCGTCGACTGGAGCGTCGTATAAGGCGCGCGTGGGCCGCGCGCGCCGGACACAGCGCCGGCGCGCGGCCATGCGGCGGGTCGAGCCGATCCTCTCCCTGCTGGCGGCCCGCGGCTGGCGGGTGTCAGCCGCGGCCGGGCCCGCCGCCGACGGTGTCGGTGAGAGCGGCGGGCGCGGGCCCGCGCCGGCCGCTCTCGCGCCGGCCGGGCCCGCGCCCCCAGCGCCCGCGGAGCCCGAGTCCGAGCCCGGGCCCGCGCCGGGGCCGGACCCGGACTGCGTGGCCTTCGACACCCTGTTCATGGTCTCCTCCATCGACGAGCTCGGGCGGCGCCAGCTCACGGACACGATCCGGAAGGACCTCAAGCGCACGCTGGCCAAGTACACCATCGCATGCACGAAGACGTCGTCCTTCTCCGGCGCGCGCGGCCCGCGCGCCAAGCCGGCGGGCGCGCGGGCCGCGGCGCGCGGGCTGCGCAGCAACAAGAGCCTGCAGATGTTTCTGCTGTGCCAGCGCGCCCACGCGCAGAGCGTCCGCGAGCAGCTCCACGCGGTGATCCGGTCGCGGAAGCCGCGAAAGTACTACACCCGCTCCTCGGACGGCGGCACGCGCCCCGCGGTCCCGGTGTACGTGTACGAGTTTTCTGCCGCCGGCCCGGTGTATATACACCGCGACAACGCGCTCGGTCCCGACTCGCGCCCCGGCGAGCAGCCGCACCGGTAGCCGCCATGGCCCTCGCGCGCGCCGGCGAGGTCTCCGGCGAGGTCTTCGGGGAGGCCCGGGTGGCCACGGTGGCGGACTACACGCGGTTCCTCGCGTCCAACCGCGCCGCCGCGGCCAAGCTGCGCGCGGCGGCCGCCGCCTCCTCGGCGGCCGGGGAGGGCGGCCCCGGCGGCGACCCGAGCCCCGGCGGCCACCCCGTCCCCCGGCGCGTCCGCAGGGCCCCGAGCCTCCGCGCGGCGCAGCGCCCCGACGGGCCCGCCGCGGACGACGATCGCCCCTCGCCCGAAGAGGCCCGGGCCGCGCGCCTCTACGCGGCCGCCAGCCCCGCGCGCGCGCGGCGGTCCGTCCCCCTCTCCCGCCCCGGCCCCGAGCGCCGCGCGCCCCCGCCCCCGCCGCCCCCGTCGCGCAGACCCTCCCAGAGCACCACACGTTTCAATAAAGCGTGACCGCGCACACTAGTTTATTGACCGGCTCAGTCTCGTTCTTCGCCGCGGGGGAGGGGGTTTGGGGGGCGGGCGCCCCAGTCGCGGATCTCGGCCTCCTGCAGGATGGCCTCGAGGACGTCGCCGGGGGGCGGCGCGGCCGCCGGCGCCGGACTCTGGCCGTACACGGTGATGGTGACGTGGATGTCCCGCCGGGCACCCAGGCACACGGCCAGCAGGCCGCGCGCGCGGCTGTGCAGCTGGCGCGCGCGGTCCGTCGCCGCCCACCCGTCGAAGGGGACCGCGAACACGGAGCCCTCGCGCAGGCTCAGCGGGTTGCGCGCGCCGCCGGCGTGCGTGAAGGCGTACGAGCAGTACTCGGGCCCGCAGTCGACCGCGACCAGCGTGGCGACGGGCCCGTGCTGGAGCACGAGGGTCCCCGCCGGCAGCGCGTCGCACGCCAGCCCGCCGCGCACCGACACCGAGCGGTCGCCCGCGCCGCACTCGCACACCACCTGCTCGCAGTGGGGCAGGGCCCACAGGGGGGCCATCTTTATTTCGTACAGCGAGTACGCGATGAGCGTCGTCGTCTCGGGCCCGGGGGCCGCGAGCGCCATGGCGGCGGCCGCGGCGGGGCTCAGTAGACGATGTGGACGTTCTCGTCGCGGAGGGCGGCTAATATATGCTCGCTGATCATCGTGTCCCGCTCGTGGGGCTCGCGCAGCGGGTTGAGGTTCATCCGGAGGAAGCGGGAGGACACGCTGCGCGACAGGGCCACGTACACGGCGTTGAGCCGCAGGTTCCCGCGCGCGAAGCACACGGCGACCTTGTCGAGGCTCAGGCCCTGGGAGCGGGCGATGGTCATGGCCAGCTTCGAGCTGATGCCGTAGTCGACGCTGACGGCCATCTCGAGCTCCCTGTCGTCCAGCGCCTCCACGAACTCGCTGACGTTCGTGTGCAGCAGGGCCACGAAGCCGCGCTGGTCGCGGACCACGATGTTGGGCACGTCCAGCGTCGCCAGCAGCTCCGCGACGCCGTCGGGGAGCCGGCGCCGGCCGGGCTCCTCCGAGAGCAGCGAGGGGGGGGCGTGGGCGTAGCCCATCAGCGTGTACGTGTCCGTCTGCAGCGCCATGGAGACCAGCCCGCCGCGCAGGCTCCCGGTGAAGACCTCGCAGCCCTTGAAGCTGAGGTTGTCCACGTAGGCCTCGAAGGGCGCGCCCGCGAAGGCCGCCCCGAACAAGGCCCGGCAGGCGTCGAAGCGCGCGGCGAACAGGTTCTTCAGCAGCAGGAACTGCGCGTAGATCTCGTGGGCGGAGGCCGGGCGCTGGAACTCGTAGTTGCAGTAGAGCAGGTCGAGGGCCCCCTCGTCCAGGGCCGCGAAGACGAGGTCGTCGTCGTCGTCGCCCCCGGTGGGGGCGGCGCCGGCCTCGGCGGGGGCGGGGGCGCCCCCCCGCCAGTCCACCGCGTCGCCCGCGGCGGGGCCCAGCGCCTCCTGCGTGGCGCGCGCCAGCCGCCGGTAGGCCTCGTCCACGCGGCCCGGGTCCAGGCCGGGCGTGCGCAGGAAGTTGTAGAAGGCGATCATGCCCCCGAAGAGCAGCGCGGCCAGAAACTGGTAGGCGTACTCCACCGAGGTCTCGCTCTGCGCCCGGACGAAGCCGTCGTCGCGCAGCACGGCGACGAAGTCGGCGAAGGTGCCGCTGAAGCCGAAGACCAGCTTCTTGAGCCGGGTGGTGACCGTGACCTGGCTGTTGAGCACGTAGGTCACGTCCGAGCGCGCCACGACGAGCCCCTTGGCCGAGCACACCTCGCAGTGCGGCGGGCTGGCGTCCTGGTCGCGGCTCTGCGAGTAGTTGGTGATGCGGCCCGAGTTGGCCTGCAGCCACTTCTCCACGCCCAGCCCCGGCTGGCCCGTGGCGGCGCGGTAGTCCTCGAAGGTGCGGATGTTGACGAAGGTGTACACGGGCAGCGTGAAGACCACGAAGCGGCTGCGGCCCTCGGCGACCTTGAGGTGCGCGTGGAGGCGGCTCATGTAGGCGCTCACCTCGCGGTGCGAGGAGTAGAGCCGCGTCCAGCCCTGCAGGTTCGCGGGGTTGTTGATGAAGGCGTCGGGCACGACGAACTTGTCCACGAGCGCGAGGTGCTCCTCCGTCACGGGTAGGCCGTACTCGAGCGTCTTGAGGAGCTCGCCGAACTCGTACTCCTGGCAGCGCTTGTTGTTGATGAAGATGGTCCAGTTGTGCGGGATCGCGGCGTACTCGCGCAGCGTGGGGTTGGTGATGAGGCAGGTGAGGACGTTCTCGCTCGAGCGCACGCGGCACCGCAGCCCGCGGTGCTCGAAGGTGGACTCGAGCGAGTCGGTCTGCGTGGGCGAGCCCACGCAGACCACGACGGGCCGGGCCCCGTCGCGGTACTGCGCCGAGTCGTGCGCCGCGTTGATGAGCCACCAGCAGTAGACGACCGCGGTGAGGATGTGCCGGCCCAGCAGCCCGGCCTCGTCGATGACGATCACGTTGCTGCGCGCGAAGGCCGGGAGCGAGCCGTGGACGCAGGGCGCGAGCCGCTCCACGGCGCCGCGCGGGCGCCCCGCCGCGAGCTCCGCCGCGCGCAGCGCCTCGAACTGCCCGCGCGCGGCGGCCGCGCCCAGCAGCCGCCGCGAGATGTCGCCCAGCACCTCCCAGTAGTACACGAGGTCGCGGAACTGCACGTCCTGGATGCCGGGCTGGCCGGCCGCGCAGACGTACTGGTGCCGGCCCAGCTGCGCCTGCACGTGGTTGGCGCGGAAGCCGAACTCCTGGAAGATGGTGTTGATGTGCCGGCTGTGGTAGGCGGCGGCCAGCTTCAGGTAGACGTTCTGCGCGGCGACGCGCGTCGCGCCGGTGATCACGCAGTCGAGCGTCTCGCTGAGGGTCTGGATGCAGGTGCTCTTGCCCGAGCCCGCGTTCCCCGTGATGAGGTAGGCGGCGAAGGGCAGCTCGCGCGGCGCGAGGTCCAGCGGGGACTCGGCCGCGGCGGCCGCGCGGAACCAGCCGAGCGGCGGCCGGGCCGCCGCCGGCAGCCGCTCGGCCGCCAGCCGCCGGATCTGCCTGACGATTGGCTGTATCTCGTGCATGGAGGTGAAGTTCAGGAAGACCTCGGCGGCAAAAGCGTCGCGCTCCATGGCCGGGCGCGCAGACGCCCGCGGCCGCGCCGGCTGGAGCACCCGGGCGATGGCGGAGTGCGAGCGCGTCGTGTCCGAGCGCGCGTTAAACCTGGCCGGCACGGCACGTGACCCGGGCGCGCCGGGGCCGCCGGGCGAGTGGGTGCGCATCCACCCGACGCCGCGCACGCGGCTCTTCAAGGAGATCCTGCTGGGGGAGCTGGGCTACACCGAGGGCCAGGGGGTGTACAGCGCCGTGCGCTGCACGGAGACCGTGATCCGGCAGGTGCAGGCGACCGTCCTGAGCGCGACGCTGAACGCCGCGCGCTACGAGGACGTGGCGCGGGACTGGCACGCGTACACGCGCGCGCGCGGCCTGCGCGCCGCCGACATCGCGGCGCGGTACGGCGCCGCCGGCGAGGCGGAGGTCGTGCGGCTCGCGGAGCACGTGTTCGAGACCTGGCGGCGCACGCTGCAGATGTCGCTCGTCGAGTGCGTCCGGGGCGTCGCGGCCGCCTTCCCCGCGGGGGGCGCCGGCAGCCCGGCCAGCTTCGCCCGGTACGTGGACTGGCTCGTGTGCCTGGGGCTGGTGCCGCTGCGCCGGCACCGGCCCCGCGGCGGCGGGGGGTCCGCCGCGGCGCCGCCGGCGCCGGGGGCGGCCTCCGCCGCCGGCGGGGAGCTGGCCCGGCGCCTGGACGTCGCCGGGCGGGTGCTGGCGGAGTGCGAGGCCTTCGCGGCGGACCTCCTGCGCTGCGCCGGCGCCGTGACCGTCCTCGACTACGACCGCACCGAGATCCTCTACAACTTCCGCGAGCGGCGCTTCGCCGTGCGCGACGCCGTCTCCGGCGAGGAGGGCGAGTGCTTCGTGCTGTGGGCGCCCGTGTGGCGCGGCGGCGACGTGCTATTCGAGTCGCCCATGCAGCGGCTCCACGGCGAGGTCCTGGCCTGCCACGCGCTGCGCGAGCACGCGCGGCTCTGCCAGCTGCTCAACACCGTGCCCCTGAAGGTGCTCGTGGGGCGGCGCGCGGAGGGCGCCGCGGGCGAGGGGGCGCCGGGCGCGCCCTCCGTGGAGAAGCTGCTCGGCGAGGGCGAGGACGCGGCCGCGTCGTCCTCGGCGGCGCGGCTGATCAAGCTCATCGTCAACATGAAGGGCATGCGGCACATCGGCGACATCTCGGAGACCGTGCGCTCGTACCTGGACGACACGGCCGCCGGGCTCTTCGACGTCTCGGACGTGGACACCTCCCAGCCCGGCTTCGGCGCGGCGGGCGGCCGCCGCGCGGCGGCCGCGGGCGGGCAGCAGATTCAGGACGCCTTCCGGGCGTCCGTGGTGCACAGCATCAACGGGATGCTGGAGGGCTACGTCAGCAACCTCTTCAAGACCATCGAGTCGCTGAAGGGCGCCAACCGCGACCTGGCCGACAAGCTCCGCGCCAGCGAGCGCGAGCTGCAGGCGGCCCGGGAGCGCGCGCTGCTGGCCGCCCAGCGCGCGGCCGATGCCGCGCGCGGCGGGGCGGGGCCCGCCGGCCCGGGGCCGCTGCCCGCGGGCGCCGCGGACGGGGGGCTGGGGCACGAGGTCATCGACATATCCGGGCTCATGGGCCCGGACGCCTACATCGCCAACAGCTTCCAGTCGCGGTACGTCCCCGCGTACGCCGACGACGTGGAGCGGCTCTCGCGGCTGTGGGAGCAGGAGCTGCTGCGCTGCTTCAAGCTGGCCCGGACGGCCAACAACCAGGGCCAGGAGGTGTCGGTCGTGTACTCGAACAGCTCCATCTCCCTGATCCTGGCGCCGTATTTTTTCTCCGTGCTGCGCGTCCGGCGCTTCGGCTTCCTGATCGCGCACCAGGAGGCGTGCAGGTCGGAGGAGGAGCTCTGCGGGGCGGTGTTTAAAAAAACGCGCCTGGAGACGTACCTCGCTGAGCTCGCGGCGATCTTCACGGCCGACGCGCGCAGGGCGCTGCAGCTGGGCCCCGAGCCGCGCGGGACCCGGGAGCGGAGCGGGAGCCGCAGCCGCAGCCGCAGCCGCAGCCGCGAGGAGGAGCGCCGCCGCGAGCGCCGCGGGGATGGCCGGGGCGTACGACGGACCCACGCCGGGCCCGGCCGCCGAGGAGAGCTCGACGCTGGAGAGCCTGCTGCGGGACGCGCGCGAGGGCCCGGGCGGGCCGCCGCAGGTGCTCGATGACCTCGTGTGGAACGCGGTCCCGCGCTTCCTCTGCGAGGTCCGCGAGATCCCGGCAGGGCCGCCCACCTTCACGTCGTCGTCCGTCACGCGCCTGCGCGTGGAGCCGGGCACGGGCGCGCTGATGCTGACGCTCGACGGCCGCGCCGAGGAAGTGACCTGCGACGCGTATCGCGCCGAATGCGAGGCCATGCCGGCCTTCCGGGGCTTCGCCTTCGCGGTGCTCACCGCCATGGAGGACTCGGTCTTCGCCACCACCGTGCCCGCCGCCGTGCTGCCGTACCGGCTGGCCCTGTACCGCCCCGAGACCCGCGAGGACTTTGCCCTCTGCGTCGTGCAGATGTTCCTGGAGGGCTGCAGCGAGGAGCGCGTCGGGGCCGCCCTGTTCGTGCAGCTGTCGTGCCTGCTGCGGCGCCTGCGCCCGCCGCCCGCGCGCAAGATGAGCCAGCTGCTCTACGTGGGTGCCACGCGCGTGCTGAACACGGCCATGTGCATGGCCGGCTACAGCCCCTTCGACAGCCGGCTCGTGCTGCCGCACTACGCCGTCGCCCGGCTGCTGCTGGCGGCCGGCAACCCCCCGTCGGTGATCACGGCGATCTACCACACGGGCGGCGCGGCGCGGCGCGGCGGGCCCGCGCCGGAGCGGTGCCCGGCGGGCGTGGTCAACGCGCGCCCCGGGCTGCTGAACGGGCCCCTCGCCGCGCAGGGGTTCCGCGACGCGGTGTACCACTGGTGGACGTGCATCTCCGACAAACTGGCGCCGGACAAGATGTTCGTGCCGTACGACTGAGTCGTCCGTATTTTTTCCTTTATTGTGTGCTTTCCAATCCCCCCCGTTACGCGAATAAAAAATCAAAAGCGGCCAAGTCGTACTCGAACTCTATCGGCGGCTCGCCGTCGTCCTCGCCGTCGTCCTCGTTGTTGTTCTCGCCGCCCCCGCCGCGCGCGAGGGCCGCCAGGGCGCCGTTGAGCATGCGCGCCAGCTCCTGCAGCACGGGCGCCATGTGCGCGCGGCAGGCGATGTCCGGGAGCAGGGCGGGGGCGCGGTAGAGGGTCCAGGGCAGCGGGAAGGGCGCCGCCTCGTGGCCGGACACGAGCACGTACGGCCGGGGGCCGTGGTCCGCGTCCAGCAGGTCGCCGCCCGAGAACGCCGAGCGCGGCACCGCGCCCCAGTCGCCGATGGGCGCGGTCGCGCTCCAGAAGCGCGCGTCGCCGCGCCGCTCGAAGGCCGCGTAGACGAGCGCGTCGCAGGCCGCGGCGGCGGCCGCGACCGTGTCCCCGGGGCGCTCGGGCCGGGCGACGGCGCGCCGCAGCAGCCCCGCGAGGCTGCGCTTGGCCATGCGCCCGAACTCGGTCCGGCAGGGGAACCCGACGAAGTGCTCGCTCTCGGCGCCGGCCTCGTCGCCGGCGGTGGCGTCCCAGAGCCAGTACCTGTTGACCGACCACGAGACGGCGTGCGTGAACAGTCCCTCGAAGCGCAGGCGCAGCTCGGCGCCCTCCGCGGGGCGCAGCCCGGCGTCGCGCAGCACCGCCTCCGCCGCGCGCTGGCAGTCGTCCCGCAGCGCGAGCGCCGCCGCGAGCGCGGCCTCGCGCGGCACGGCCCCGGGCGCCGCGTCCCCGAAGGCGCCCCAGAAGCCGTCCTTGACGTACGTGCACACGGCGAAGTTCCGCGCGTTGGCCGCGCGCTCCACGGCGGCCGCCACGGCGTTCGCCAGCGCGATGACGGCCTCGTACGCCGGCGCGTGCACGTGCCGCAGCCCGCCGAAGAAGGTCAGGAGCGAGGGCTTGAGCCCCGGGCGCCCGTCGCGGCGCGCGCGGATGGCGCGCGCCAGGCGCGCGTGCTCGGGAACGAGGTGGGCGTACAGGGTGGGGAAGAAGGCCGAGAAGTCGAACTTGGCCAGCCAGAGCCCGCGCACGCACGCGGGGCTGTCCAGGATGGTGCTCACGCGGCCCGCGGGCCAGTCCGCCCCGCCGTCCAGAAAGTCCCACGGGCCGAGCGCGTGGTACGCGTGCACGCTGAGGCGGCCCGGGCCCGCGACGGCGGCGCCGTCCAGAAAGTCCCACGGGCCGAGCGCGTGGTACGCGTGCACGCCGAAGGCGGGCCAGAGCCCGTCCGTGAGGACGTGCGCGTCCAGGTCGTCGCGCACGGCGCCGGCGTCGGCGGCCGAGACCACCAGCGGGACGCCCGGAAAGCCCAGCAGGAAGCAGTAGTCGCGCTCCTCGCCGCCGGGGCTCAGCTGGGGGCCCAGGAAGCCGAGGACCTGCGCCGGCCCGCCGGCGAAGAGCGCCGCGTGCCACTGCGCGAGCACGAGCATGGCGGCCACCGGCGAGAAGGCGCGCGCGTCGGCGACGACGCAGTCGAAGCCGACGGGCACCAGCGCGCGCACGACCGTCGGGGCGGCGCCGCCCCCCGTGCGCACGCGGTACTCCCGGTGGGCGAACACGTCCGCCAGGCGCCCGGCCCGCTTGCGCGGGGGCTGGGCGATGTCGGCGAAGCTCCGGTAGAAGCGGGCCGTCTTCGTGGTCAGCTCGAACTCGACGGCGTTCCCGGGCGCGGCGAAGTCGGCGTGCCCGTCGCGCATGGCGCAGAGCCGCGCGCGCGCGAGGGAGCCGCCCCCCGCGGGGGCGGCCGCGGCCGCCGCGCGCACCGCGTCCTCCTCGACGGCCAGCCGCAGCGCCGAGCGCAGCACGGCCGCCCGCGGGGCCGCGTCGGCGGCGTCGGGGGCCTCCTCGGCGGACACCAGCAGGCCGCTGGCCTCGTCCACCCCGAGGCGCGTCTCCCGGTAGAAGCGGAAGGGCCCGATCCGCGCGCGCAGCGCCACCAGGGCGCTCACGTACAGGGCCTTCCACGTCGCGGCGTGGCCGAGCGTGGCCAGCGGCGGCGTCCGGGGGGCGGCGGCGGCGCGCGCGAGGTCCTCCAGCCGCGCGGCCGTCACGTCCCGCGCGCCGCGCGCGAGCGCGTTCACGCTGCGCGCGAGCACGTCGACCAGGGCGAACTTGGCGTCGCAGCCGCCGTCGCTTTGCCGGCAGAGCAGGGCGAGCAGCACGCGTGCGCGGTCCGGGCCCGCGGCCCACGCCGAGTAGAGCGAGACCCCGCAGATGCAGCCGTTGCTGTACGAGACGGGCATGGCGCGCGCGGAGAGGGGGTGGCGGTGGGGATGGACCTGGGGGTGGGCGCGCAAACTGGACACCGGCCCGCGCGCGTCTAAAGCGCGCAAAAGTCAACCGCCCCCGCGGCGCGGGGCCAATGCGAGGCGGGGACGCGCGCGAGCGCCGCCTCCAGCGAGGCCTCGGGGGGAGCGTCGGGCCCGGGCTCGGTGCCGCGCGCCGCGAGGCCGAGGAGCCGGCTCCACTTCGGGAGGCGCAGGCTGTACTTGGGGCTCGCGAAGCGCGCCTTGTGGCTCATCAGCAGGCGGTACAGCTCGCGGTGCGTGGCGCGGCCGGCGCGGTCGACGCCGGCCGAGTCCAGCAGGGCGACGATCTCGTGCTTGCGCAGGTTCTTGACGCGCGCGCCGCCCGGGAAGGTCTGCGTGCTCTTCTGCAGCCGGGCCCCGAACACCTCCTCCCATATCACCTTGAACACGCTCACCGCGTGCGCGGCCGCGCCCAGCCCCACGCCCCGCCCCTGCGCCGGCCCCCGCCCGGAGAGCCGCGCGGCGACGGCGACCACGGGCCCGCGGGCCATCACGCCGGCGGGCGTGATGTTGCAGCGGGCGATCTCCAGCAGGCACTGCGCGTAGTCGCGCCCCTCGGGCGGCCCGACGAGCTCGGCGATCGCCGGCTCCGTGAGGCCGTGCGCGGCGTCCGCGACGCCGTCGTCGGCCCCGCCGCCGCCGCCGCGCAGCAGGCCCAGCGCCCGGGCCATGCCGGCGCAGCCGCCGAACAGCCGCCAGTTGGCCTCCAGCGCGAGCCCGGGCGCCAGCGCCGCCGTCTCGACGGCGCCCGCCTCGGTGAGCACGGGCACCTCGCCCGAGGCGTAGTGCCGGTAGATGCCCGCGAACACCTCCAGGCTCTCGGCGGCGGCGGGCACGCGCAGGCAGCCGCCGAGCACGGCCAGGTTCGCGAAGCGGGCGCGCGCCGCGGGCCCGCCGAGCGCGCGCAGCAGCTCCTCGAGCGCGGCGGGCGGGACCCCCGCGCGCAGGTACTTGTCCGCGAAGGCGGCCACGGCCGGGTGCTCGGCCAGGCCCTCGGCCGACAGCGAGGGCGGGAGGCCGGCGCCCAGCGCGCGCAGGTCGGCCGCCGCCGCGGCGGCGTCGGCGCGCACGTCCGCGAGGAAGCCGCAGAAGCCCGCGGCGGTGAGCGCTGCGCAGCCCTCGAGCCGGAACTCGACGCGGTTGTTCTCCAGCAGCGCGTGGAGGATGTTGAGGCTGTCGCTCGCGCTGGCCAGCGTGCAGCGCTCGAAGAGGTGCTTGTACTTGAAGCGCGGGAAGAGCGCGAGCCCGCGCGCGCCGCGGAAGGCGGGCGCGCAGGCCGCGCGGAAGCTGCAGCAGAGGAGGCCGGTGACCTCCGAGAAGGTCGCGGGCCAGCCGCCGTCCGCGGCCACCACGTGGTTCAGCAGCATGGGCGTGAACACGGGCTCGGGGCGCGCGGCGCTGCTGTCAAAGTACACGCAGAGCTCGCCGTCGACGAGCGAGCGGATGCGCCCGAGCGACTGGTACACCGAGACCATGTCGGGGCCGTGGCCCATGGGCTTGACGTAGGCAAACATCGCGTGGAAGTAGCTGTGGTCGAAGCTGAGGCCGACGGTGATGACCGTCGTGTAGATCAGCACGCGGACGTCGCGCCAGCGCGAGACGTCGCCCTCCGCGGGGCGCGTGGAGTTGAGCACCAGCACCGAGGGCGTGAAGGTGAGGCAGAAGCGCGCGGCGAGCTCCGAGAAGAGCACCGTCGAGGAGAAGACGCAGACGTTGTGGCCCGCCTCGAGGCGCCCGCGGAGCCGCGCGAAAAAGGAGGCGGCGCTGTCGTCGTCCCCGGCGCCGCCGTCGTCCCCCCCGAGCCGCGCCGCCAGCGCGCGGGCGCCCAGCCGCCGCGCGACGGTGCAGCGCCGCCGCGAGAAGCCCGCCGCCGCGTAGTCGCAGATGACCACGTGCACGCTGCCCGCGCCGCGCAGGGCCGCCAGCAGGTCCACGAGCTGCGCGTTGGCCGTCGCGTCCATCGCCACGATCCGCGGGCACCGCCGCAGCAGCCGGTGCAGCAGCGCGTCGACCCGGTGCAAGCGCCCCATCGTCGGCGAATACAACTGGGCCAGGGTGGACATGACCTCGTCCAGCACCAGTATATCGTAGTCGCCCAGCAGGTCCTCGTCCACTCGGTGCAGGCTCTCCACCTGCACCAGCAGCCGCCGGTAGGCCGCGCCCGTCATCACGTAGCTCCGCGCGTCGAAGTACGTCGCGAAGGCCGGCAGCCCCGCGTCGCGGAGCCGCTCGTGCAGCGTGCGCGTGAAGCTGCGCCGGCAGGAGACCACGAGGACGCTCGCGTCCGCGGCGGCCCCCAGCGCCTCGCCCAGCCAGCGCAGCAGGGCCGTCGTCTTGCCCGAGCCCATCGGCGCGCGGACCACGGTCACGCGCCTGGCGTCCGCCGCGAGCGGGGAGGGCAGGGAGACGGGGCGCCCCGATTGGTGCTCCACGCGGGCGGCGGGGTGGCGCCGGCGAACGCGCTCGCCCAGGTCCGCGCCGTATAACATCCGCGCCAGCGACGCGCTCGACGCATAACGCGCCTCCTCGCCCCCGTCGCCGCACGCGCTCGCGCCCGCGCCCTCACCCTCAGCGCACACCGCGGCGGCCGCCGCCCCCGGCACCGCCGCCATGACCGGCTCCGCGCGGCTCGGCGCCGTGAGCTGGCGCCTGTGGCTCGCCCAGGTCGGCGCCTTCGCCGCGCTGGCGCTGCTGCTGCTGGTCACCCTGATCGGCGCCGCCTCGCCGGGCGCGGGGCTCCCCTGCTTCTACGCGGCCGTGGTCGACTACGGCGCGCGGAACCTCTCGGCCGACGGCGGCGCGTGGGCGCGGCGGGAGCTCGGCGAGCGCCACCCGGCGCTGTTCTTGGAGGCGCCGACCACGGCGGCCTTCTCGGCGTACACTGCCCTGTTTCTGCTCGCCGTCGCGGCCTTTGACGTCGCGGCCGCCGTGATCATTCGCCGCGAGAGCCCCCGGGGCCCCGCGGCGGCGCATCATATGAACGCGCTGGCGACGCTCGCCACGCCCCCGGGCGCGCTGCTGCTGGGCGCGCTGGCCGCCTGGACGCTCCAAGCGGCCGTGCTGCTGCTGTCCCACAAGATCGCCGTCCTGGCCGCGGCCACCTACCTCGCGCACGCCGGCGCCGCCGCCGCCTTCGTTGGGCTCTTCTGCACCGCCGGGCTGTCCGGCGCGGAGTACGCGCAGGCCGTGCGCGGCCTGCGCGAGCGGAGCCCGCGCGCCCACCGCCTGCTGGGCCCCGGGCGCGCCGTGATGATCAACCTGGCCGGCGGTCTGCTGGCGCTGATCACCGGCGCCGCGCCCCTGATGCTCGGCCAGATGCTGGGCGCCGGGCTGGGGCTGTCGCTGGCGCAGACGGTCGCCGCCGGCATAACCGTCTTCTGCCTCGCCGCCGTGCTCCTCCTGACGCTGTCCGAGCTCGTCCTGTCGCGCTACACGCAGGTGCTGCCCGGGCCCGCCTTCGGCACGCTGGTGGCCGCGAGCTGCATCGCGGTCGCCGCGCACGACTACTTCCACCAGCTGCGGGGGGTCGTGCGCGTGCAGGCCCCCGGGCTGCCGCTGGCCGTGAAGCTGGCGCTGGCCGGCGTCGCCCTGCTGGCCGTGGCCATGCTCGTGCTGCGGCTGGTGCGCGCCTGCCTGCACCACCGGCGCAAGGGCAGCGCCTTCTACGGCCACGTGAGCGCCGCGCGGCAGCAGGCGGCGCGCTACATCGCCCGGGCGCGCAGCGGCCGCGGCCTGGCCCCGCTCGGCGGCGGCGGCGACGACGCCGCCGCGCTGCTGGACCGCGGCGCCGCCGCCGACTTCGAGGACGACGACGAGGAAGCCGTGTACGAGGCCGACGCCCCCCCCGCCCGCCGCTCCTACCGCTGAGACCGGCGGCCTCCCCTTTCTCCCCTCCCCCCCTTCCCCCCTCTCCTGCGTGACAAATAAAAAATATGATGTCAATGAACACACGAGAGCGCAGTTTCCGTGTAATTTTTTGCGTGCGTTTATTATGGCGAGCCCGCGGCGGCTCAGTACACCTCGCGGCGCTGCGGCCGGTACGGTTTCGTGGGAGGGCGCTGTCCGCGCCGGGGGGCGGTGGTCACGACGTCTGTCCAGTCGTCGTCCTCATCCTCGGCGCCCGCTGCGCCGCCGCCGCGGGCTTCGGCGGCGGCCCCGGCCGTCAGGGCCTGCAGGTCGTCGAGGCTAAAGTCCTCGAAGGCGTCCGCGTCCAGGGCCACGAGGTCCCCGGCGCGCGTCAGGATGCGGTTGCGGCGGCACCGGCCGCACGACGCCGCCTGTCCCATGACTCCCCGAGGGCCGCGCGGAACGCCTCCCGGGCCGGCCGCTCCAGCGCCTCGCGCGCGAGCTCGCCGTCAACCGCCACGGGCGTGGCGATCAGCAGGACGGGGACCGCGCCCTCGCGCGGCACCGCGCACGCCTCCGCCCCGGGCCCCGCGCGCACCGCGAGCGGGCCCTGCTCGCGGGCGCGCCGCCGCCGGCCGATGAAGGTGACGAGGTGCGGCGCCGCGGCGCGCCCGGGAAAGTAGCCCGCGAGGACGTAGCTCTGCACGAGGATCTGCTTGAAGTTCGCGTGCCGCGGGTTGGCGAACAGGGGCGCCTCGAGGGCCGTCTCGCCGGTGTCCCACGCGGCGAGTTCAATAGCGCCCGAGTGCGCGGCCGGCTCGTTAAATAGCCACACTCGCGACGTCACGCTCCTGTTCAGCGCCAGGTGGCGCCGGTCGAACTCGGAGCAGCGCCGCGCCGGCGCGGCGCCGGCGGGCGGGGGCGCCGCCCAGGCCTCGGCGCAGCTCGCCAGCGCCTCCGCGGCGCCGGGGCAGCCGTCGGGCGGGCAGTGCTCCACCCCGGGGCGGCGCACGGACCGCAGGAAGGCCCGCAGCGCCGCGGCGCTGCGGGCCGCCAGCAGGGCGGCGTACGCGCGCGCCGTCGCGCCGCCGTCGTCGGGGTCGAAGGCGTACTTGGCGCGGCACTTGATCTCAAAGACCCCCAGCGAGGTCTGGGTGGGGTGCGGCGCCAGCTCGCCCCGCGCGTCCCGGTCGCAGACCAGCATGTCGATGGAGGCGCCCAGCGCCCCCGTGCGCGGGTCGATCAGGAGGCCGCAGGTGTGCTCCTCCGCGGCCGCCGCCGCCGCGCCCGCGGGCGCCGCCCCGGCCGCGGCGTCGAACACGAACACGGGCCCGAGCTCGTCCGCGCGGCCCCCGCCGCCGCCCTCCAGCAGCCCGTCGGGCGTCGGGAGGTCGCCGGGCGGGACGCAGCAGGCGCGCACCAGCGCCCGCGCCAGGGGCTCGTTGTCGCGCCCGAAGGCCGTGGCGGCCGTGTCGCGCTCCTCGGCCGCCGGCCCGCGGCCCAGGCGCACCAGCGGCCGCGGGCCGGCGGCGCCCCAGCGGACCGACGAGGCCGTGGCCAGGCTCCGCCGGAGCAGCCACCACAGGTCGCAGGCGGCCTGCCCGCGGGTCGCGGCCTCGACGGCGAGAAAGAGCCCCCGAGCGTCGCGCGCCGCGGCCGGCGGCGCGCCCGCGCGCGCGAGCACGTGCCGGACGTACGCCGCGCGGCAGGCGACCGGGTCGGCGCCCTCGCCCCCGCCCCCGCCTTCGCCCAGAAACTCGTCCATGCTCCCCTCCATGAGCCCCTCCGGCAGGCGCTCCAGCGCGGCGCGCGCGCTGTCGAGCTCGAAGCGGGCCCGCTTCGCGGGCGGCGCCCGGCTCACGGCCATAGCACGAGCGCGGCGCGGCGCGCCCGCGGGTTCGGGTGGCAGAGGAGCGCCGCGAGCTCCAGCGTGCGGCGCACGGGCGCCGCCGCGAGCGCCGCGCTCACGCGCTCCGTGTACCGCGCGCGGTGCGCCTCCGCGGCGCCGTCGAAGGCCGCGCGGCTCGCCGGGTCGCAGAGGGCCGCCCGCACCGCCGCGGGCTCGTCCCACGGCACGCCGCACGCGGCCGTGCGCGGGGTCGCCGGGAGGACCAGGGGGAGGAGCGCGCAGCGGTGCGCCAGGACGCCGAGGATCAGCCCGCAGGTCACGCGGCGCGCGCCCATGTACTGCGCGACCTGGCGCCGCGCGCACTGGACCTCGGGCGCCTCGCGGGCGCCGGTTAACACCAGCTCCAGCAGGGCGTGGCCGAGCGCGTACAGGTCGATGGCCAGCCCCAGGTCCGCGGACAGCGGCTCGGGACCCCCGTGGAGGCCGCGCCGGTCGAGGAAGTCGAGGAGCAGCTCCGAGGGCCGCGCCGCGCAGTGGCCCATGAGGATCTCGGGGTACGGCCGCCGGGCGTCCGGCGGCACGCGCAGCCGCAGGCGGGCCCCGACGCCGGCGTCGGGGCCGTCGCCGCCGCCGCCGTCGTCCGCCGCGACGAGGAACTCCGCGTCGGCCAGCGCCGACTGCGCGGTGAGCGTCATCAGGCTGAAGTCCCCGAGCACCGCCCGCGTGATGGGGGCGCCCGCCGTGTTGACGAAGATGTTGCCGCCCTTGATGTCCAGGTGCGCGAGGCCGCAGCTCGCGTTCAGAAACACGACCGCGCGGCCGAGCCCGACGAAGGCGCGCTCGACCGCCGCCAGCGCCGCGGGCGTCAGGACGGCGCGCCCCGCCGCCTCCGCGTAGGCCGCCAGGTCCGCGTCGTACGCGGGCAGGGCCAGCTGCCGGCGCCGCACGCTAAACCCGCAGGGCCGGATGATGGCGTCGGCGCGCGCGTGCCGCAGCGCGCGCAGCGAGCACTCGCCCGCGAGCAGCGTCACGATCAGCTCGCGCTCGAAGTCGGCGGCGCTCGCGAAGGTCTTCACGGCCACGCCGGCGGCCTCGTGCACGACGACGCGCCCGTAGCCGCCGGCCCCGCGCAGCTGCGCGGGGCCGCCGAGCTCGGCGGCCGAGGGCATGCGCAGGCCCGGGTCCGCGACGAAGACCGGGCGCCCGGGCCGCTCGACCGCCGCCAGCCGCAGGATGCGCGCGCGCGAGCGCCGCCGCCGGCGGCCCGCGAGGCGGATCGGCGCGCGGCGCAGCGCGGCGCCGGCGGCCCGGGGCGGCGACGCCGGCGGCGAGTCCGGCGCCGGCGCGAGGAGGGCCGCCGCGCCCTCCGGCGCGCCCGGGGCGGGCGCGCTGGGGGGCCGGCGCGCGGGCTCAGGGGGGGCCGCGGGGCGGCCGTCCCCCCCGGGGGGGGGCGGCGGGCCCCGCGCGGGCCCGCCGCTGCCGCCGTCTCCCGGACCGCATCCCCGGCCGGAGGCGCCGCCGCGATCCCTCCGAGCGGCGCGGCGCGCCAGTCGCCGTCGCACCACACGTCCGGTCCGACGCGCGGCGCGCTCTGGAGCAGCCACTGGGCGAGCAGGCTTTCGTCGTCCCCGTCCAGCCAGGCCCCGCCCGCGCCCGCCTCGCCCCCGCAGTCCGCGGCCGCGTCGCCCATGCGCTCCTCCTGGTCCAGCAGCGCGTCCTCCGCGTCGTCGAACGCGCGCAGAAAGTCGCCGCGCAGGAAGCGGCGGTTCTCGGCCAGCACGGCGGCCACGGCCGCCTGGGCGCCCACGCGCGTCTCGATGTCGCGGGCGTGCTGCCGGACGGCCTCGACGCGCGCCGCCGCCCGGATCTGCCCCCCCAGGTCGCGGCGCGCGGCCTTCGCGGCCGTGAAGGCGTGTATAAAGGCCGGGTCGTCCCGGTCCGCGCCGGCGCGGACCAGGTCCACGACGCGCGACTTGAAGATCGCCTCCCTCCGGTGCGCCTCCTCCAGCCGCAGCCGCCGGCGCCGCGCGCCCGTCCGGCCCCCCGGCTCCGGGCCCCCCGCGGGCGCCGCCGCCATCAGCGACCGCGGCTGGGGCGGGGGCGGAGAGGACGCGGTCGCGCCCGTGGCGCGCGCGGGCGGCGGGCGATGTTCGGGGGCGCCCTGGGCGAGCAGTCCGCTCGCTACTTCCAGCGGCTCCTGCGCGAGCGGCGGGAGCGCGCCGCGGGGCGGGGGGCGCGGGCCGAGGGCGGCGGCTGCGGCAATGGGGCCCGCGGGGAGGACGACGCGCGGGCCCCCTTCCTCGACTTCGCCGTCGCGGCCCCCAAGCGCCACCAGACGGTCGTCCCGGGCGTGGGCACGCTGCACGGGTACTGCGAGCTGGCGCCGCTGTTCGCCGCCACGGCCTCCCGCCTGCTACTGACGAGCCTGGCGCGCGCCGAGGCCGGGTTAAATACCGGCGCCGGCGAGGCGCACGTCTCCCGGGAGCTCGCGGGGGCCCTGGGCGCCCTGCGCTTCGCGGCGCACCCGCCCGCGGAGGCGGCGGCGCACCGCAACGCGTACCACAGCGTCATGGAGGCGCTGGAGTCCATGCGCGCCTCGGGCGCGTTCGCGCAGGTGGCCGCGTTCGTCGCGCGGTTCAGCCGGCTGGTGGGCACGTCCTTCTCGCACCTCGGCGGCGACGGCGCGGACCCCCCGCGCGCCAAGCGCGCGCGCGTGGAGCCCCCCAGCGACCAGACGCGGGGCGCGCTGGAGCTCTTCCAGAAGATGATCCTGATGCACGCGACGTACTTCGTGGCGGCGACGCTGCTGGGGGACCACGCCGAGCGCATCGGCGCCTTCCTGCGCGTCGCCTTCAACACGCCGGCCTTCTCGGACGCCGCGGTCGCCCACTTCCGGCAGCGGGCCACGGTGTTCCTGGTGCCGCGGCGGCACGGCAAGACCTGGTTCCTGGTGCCGCTGATCGCGCTGGCGCTCGCCACCTTCAAGGGCATCAAGATCGGCTACACGGCGCACATCCGCAAGGCCACCGAGCCCGTCTTCGAGGAGATCGTGGCGCGGCTCCGGCAGTGGTTCGGCGGCGAGCGCGTGGACCACGTCAAGGGGGAGGTGATCTCCTTCTCGTTCCCGGACGGCGCCCGCAGCACGATCGTGTTCGCCTCCAGCCACAACACAAACGTGAGTACCGAAACGGGGGGGGAAAAAGGACGCGCACGCGCTGGGTGGGCAAACGGTCGTGTTTATTGGCGCGGGGGGGGCGGGGGCGGCGGGAAGAGGAGGAGAGGAGAGGGGACGGGGCGCGCGGAGGCCCCCTAGTACGCGCTCAGCCCCACGGCGATCCGCGTGCCGCCGCACACGCTCCGCAGCGCGCGGCAGCTGCTCGCGAGCAGCCGCGCGACGTCCTCGTCCATGACGCGCAGCTGCCAGCCGGCGCCGTTCACCGGCACGGCCTCCCCGCGCGGCCCGACGCCCGCCAGCAGCTCGGGGAGCGCGCCCGTGATCCGCGGCCGGCGCCGCGAGCCCAGGATGCGCACGCGCGCGACGGCGTCCGCGAAGAGCACGCGGAACAGGCTCGAGTCCCCCGCGACGGGCACGTCCCGGCGGCGGGCCTTCTTCCACAGGCACGGCGCGGCGCACGGGCACACGTCGCACGCGCCCGGCTCCGGCGCCGCGTTGAGCGCGTCGATGTGCCACTTGGCGGCGCACGCCGCGCAGCCCTCCGGGTGGCTCAGCAGCCGCCCGAGCACGCCCCCGAGGCTGCGCGAGCGCCAGCCGGCGGGGCACAGGGCCAGCAGGGCCTCGTCCATCTGCACGAGGTAGAGGCGCCGGTCCGCGTAGGACCACCACACGCCCGGCGCGATCTGGAAGCAGTCCGCGGCGTCGCGCGGCGGGCGCGCGAAGGCCGTGAAGGCGAAGGGGTCCACGTGCTCCGCTGGCGCGGGCGGCAGGGCCTCGGCGCTCGGGTCGGGGACGTCGGCCGGCACGGGGACGGCCACCGCGTCGCGGAAGACGGCCCGCACGCGCGTGCTGCCCGGCACCAGCGCCCGCGTGCGCACGCCGGCGACGCAGGCGCGCGCGGCCGCGCCGCCAAAAAGCGCCAGGACGTGGAAGTGCCGCGGCGGCAGCTCCAGGGAGCGCGGCCGCGTGATGTAGAGGGTGACGCGGACGGCGGCGCCGGGGCCCGCGTCCTCGGGCGGCACCAGCCGCGCGAGCAGCCGGCCGAGCGTGGCCACCGCCACGTAGATCTTCACGCGCGAGTCGCTGCGCACGAGGTGCAGGCAGCCCAGCTCCTCCGTCAGCGCGCGCGCCAGCAGCGCGCCCGCGGCGGCGGGGTCCTCGGCCATAGTGCGCCGCGCCCGCTCGCCGCGCTCGCCGCGCTCACGGGGCCGGCGCGCCGGGGGGCGCGGGGAGGGGGCGCCCCAGCCGCCCGAGCACCGCCTCGCGGAGCCGCGCCGGCCAGTCCAGGTGCGCGGCGACGTCGGCCTCCAGGGCGAACCCGCCCGGGAACACGACGGTGCACTGCAGCCGCCGCGAGAAGCCCACGCACGCGTACGCGTACGACTCGCCGGGCGCGTATGAGCCGCAGGCCGGCGCGCGCCCGCTTTTGGCGCCCGCGTCCAGGAGGCGGATCGAGCCCAGCCGCCGCCCGGGCTCCTGCGCCGTCGTGGCCGCGAGCGGCGAGCGCGAGACCTTGATCACCTCCCCGCCGAAGCTGAAGTAGTCGAAGAGCAGGGCGCGCTCGCCGCCCGCCAGCAGCGAGAAGCAGGCGCGGTGGTACGGCAGGAGGCCCGGGCCCTCGGGGCGCGCCGCCGAGAGGTGCGCCACCGCCGCCGCGCAGAGCGCGCTGTTCAGAAACTCCCGCGCCGAGAGCGCCCCCAGCGCGCCGGCCAGCGCGCGCAGGAAGGCCGGCACGCGCCGCGCCACGTCCTCCAGGCACCCGCGCTGGGTCTCCCGCACGTCGTAGTGGAAGCGCTGGGGCAGGTCCGGGCGGGCCTCGCAGGCGCGCGCCAGCGCGCGCACCAGCGCGCCCGCGCACGCCGCCCGGAAGCGCTCGGCCAGCAGCGCCTCGGCGCCCGCGTCGAAGGCCTCCACGGGCGGCGGCGCGCCGAGCTCGCCCAGCGGCGCCGCCAGGAACGGGTGCCGCCGCGCGAGCTCGGCGCGCGCGGCCGCGGAGAGCGCGCGCGGGTGCGCCGCGCCCTCGCGCTCGCAGGCGCGCGCGAGCTCCCCGGCCACCGACTCGGGCCGGCGCGCCCCGGGCGCGCGGCGCCCGCCCCAGCCCGCCGACTGCTCGTAGGCCACGACGACGAAGCCCTCGCCCGTCTCGTAGTGCCGCCGGGCCACGAGCGAGAGCGGGCGCCGGCGCCACGCGTCGCAGGGCGTGTCGCCGCCCAGCAGCGCGCAGTGCCCCGCGTCGAACCACTCGGCCAGCGTGCGCGCCCGCCGGGTCGCCGCCGTCGCCACGAGGGTGTCGCCCGCCAGCGCCCGCACCACGGCGCCGAGCCCGGGCTCGCCGGCGCCGTCGCGCGGCCCGGCGGGCGCCGGCAGCAGCGCGGCCGCGGCGTCGGGGGGCAGCGCCGGCGCGGCGGCGGCGCCGGCGGCGGCGGTCGCGCGCGCGCCCTGGGGCAGCCCCGCCGCCACCGCGCGCGGGCCGCCGATCGGCGCGCGCGCGCGCCGCAGCGGGTGCCGCGCCGCCACCACCTCCGCGGCGCGGCGGATGAGCGCCAGGACCTCGCGGTCGCTGTCCTCGAGGCGGGCGACCGCGGCCGGGTCGTCGAAGCCGCCCTCGGCCAGCACGCGCTCCGGGCAGACCCGCCCGCCGGGCGGCAGCGGCGGCGCGCGGCCGCCCTCCACCAAGCAGGCCTCCATGTGCTCGGCCGCGGCGACGGCGGCGGGCGGCAGGCCGGCGTGGCGCCGCGTGTAGTGCACAAACTGCCAGCAAAGGGCGGCCATGCGCGGGACGTCGGCCTCGTAGCGGGTGCCGGCGGGCAGCAGCTCGTCGTAGGCGAAGAGCAAGTCGACGAGCTCGCCGTCGGCCATCTCCAGCCGCAGCGCGGCGCGCGTGAACGGGTCGAAGAAGGCGCCGTCCGCGCCCTCGGGCAGCGCGACGGGCAGGGACACGAAGAGCCCGCCGCCGTCGGCGCCGACGGCGGCGGCGAAGAGCGGCGGCCGGTCCGCGGGCTGCGTGGGCAGCAGCACGCTGGCCAGCGCGCCCGCGGGCACGTAGGCCGCGAACACGGGCTCCCAGGCGCTGCAGGCGCCGCTGCCGTGGAAGCGCGTCTGCGCCGCGGCGGAGAAGTCCGCGCGCGCGCTCCCGCCGCGGGGCGCCCCCGGCGCCGTGGGGGCAGCGGCCGTGAAGAGGCGCCCGGGGTCCGCCCCCGCGGCCCGCAGGCAGTCGGCCGAGACGATCAGGTGGACGACGGTGTTTGCGGCGCCGCGGCCGCGCGCCAGGCAGTGCTTGGTCTCGTTGGCGAGGTGCGCCTCCATGGCGCCGGGCCGGCCCGGGCCCGGGGCCGTCGCGCTCGCGTCGCTCACGCCTCCCCCCCCGTTTGTGTCTCGCAGGGCATCCGAGGGCAGGACTTCAACCTCCTCTTCGTGGACGAGGCCAACTTCATCCGCCCCGAGGCCGTCCAGACGATCGTCGGGTTCCTGAACCAGGCCAGCTGCAAGATAATCTTCGTCTCCTCGACCAACACCGGCAAGGCCAGCACGAGCTTCCTCTACAACCTCAGGGGCGCCTCTGACGGGCTGCTCAACGTGGTGACGTATATATGCAACGAGCACACGCCGCGCGTGGCGGCGCACGGCGGCGCCACCGCGTGCTCGTGCTACGTCCTCAACAAGCCCGTCTTCATCACCATGGACGCCGCCGCGCGCAGCACCGCCGAGACCTTCCTGCCCAACTCGTTCATGCAGGAGATCATCGGCGGCGGCGAGGTCGCGCGCCGGGCCGAGCCCGCGGCCGTGTTCACCCGCGCGGCGGGCGAGCAGTTCCTGCTCTACCGGCCCTCCACGGCGGCGGCCCGCGGCCCGTGGCCCGAGCGGCTCTACATGTACATCGACCCGGCCTTCACGAGCAACGCCCGCGCCTCCGGCTCCGGCATCGCCGTCGTGGGGCGGCACCGCGGCAGCTGGCTGGTGCTGGGCCTGGAGCACTTCTTCCTGCCGGCGCTCACGGGCAGCTCGGCCGCCGAGATCGCGCGCTGCGCCGTGCGCTGCTTCGCGCAGGTCATGGCCGTGCACCGGCGCCGCCTCGACGGCCTCTTCGTGGCCGTCGAGGGCAACAGCAGCCAGGACTCCGCGGTCGCGATCGCGCTCAGCGTCCGGCGCGAGCTCGACTCGCTGGCCGCCTCCGGGGCCGTGCCCATGCCCGCCGAGACGCGCTTCTACCACTGCCGCCCGCCCGGGAGCGCGGTGGCCTACCCCTTCTTCCTGCTGCAGAAGCAGAAGACGGCCGCCTTCGACCACTTCATCCGCCTCTTCAACTCCGGGCGCGTGGTGGCCTCGCAGGACCTGGCCTCGCTGACCGTGCGCCTGCAAACGGACCCCGTGGAGTACCTCTTCGCGCAGCTGCAGAACCTGACCGAGAGCACCGCCGGCCCCGGCGAGGCCCGGGCCTTCTCCGGCAAGCGCCGCGGTGCCGCCGACGATCTGATGGTGGCGCTGGTGATGGCCGTGTTCGTGGGCAGCCTCCCGCCCACCGACGGCGCCTTCGCCCCGCTGGCCGCCCGTCCGCCGGCGGACTGAGCCGAGTGGCCGGTCTCTTCCCCCCCCCCCCCCCCCCCCCCCCGTCCGCCCGCCAGTGTGCCCCCTCTCCCCGGCTCCCTCGTGTCCCACGGCCCCCCCAATAAACAAACAGACTCTAGTCGAGCAGAGTTGTGCGTGTGAGCTCCGCGCGGCTCGTTTATTTGTCAATTCGCCCGCTCGCCCGTTGCCACCGCCGCTCCCTCAGAGCGGCACCACGATGGGCGCCTTCTCGCCCGTGCGCACCACAGAGGGCCCGTCGAAGGTGCACACCTTCGCCACGGGGCGCGCGCCGACCGCGTCCCCCAGCCGGGTCGCCGAGCTGATCCAGGCCGCCAGCGCCCCGTACAGGCAAAAGCGCCGCCCGCCGTCCTCCCGCGGCTCGGCCGGCTCCAGGCGCAGCAGCTGCCCCGCCTCGCGCGAGGCGCTGCCCAGCTGCACGATGGCGTTGGCCACGCCGTCCTGCAGGCCCTGCGTCAGCAGGTTGGGGATCAGCGACAGCAGCAGCAGGCTCCCCTCGTTGACGTTGAAGACCATGTGCAGCGCGAGGGTGCGCGCGGCCGCGTCCGCGCCCTCGCGGTGCTGCACGTCCGGCGTCACCTGGTAGCGGCGCCCGTTGTGGTACATCACGTCGGCGCCGCGCGGGCGCGCGGCGGCCCCGCGGTCCCCCAGCGCCTCCACCGCGCGCGCCACCACGCGCGCCACCAGCTCGCGCGCCTGCGGCAGCGGCACCGTCGTGGGGAAGAGCAGCTCCGCGCCCGCCGAGGCCAGCGCGAGCCGGTCGCCGGGCCCCAGCAGCGGCGGCAGCAGGCACACCGCGTCCCCGTTGCAGAGGTCGAACGGGCCCGTGTTCTGCAGGAAGGCGCCGCGCGGCATGGGCCCCACGCCCAGCGGCGCCGCCAGCATGCGCCCCGGCACCACGCGCAGCACCACGGCCGGGAACCGGCAGCGGTAGGCGGCCATCAGCGCCAGCGTGTCCGGCGCGACGCCGTTGACCGAGAAAGAGGCCAGCGCCACGTCCGCCAGCGGCACGCGCCGGCGGAGCGTGGTGAGGAACACCACCTTGCCCTCGCATTTCTGGAGGGCGGCCAGGTCGCCGTGGGAGAGGTCGCCGGGGAGCACGATCTCCACCTCGAACGCCTCGGGCTGGGCCATATCGCCGCGCGGGGCACCGGTGGAAGACTGGCGCGCCCCGCGCCGCGCGGCGGCGCTTTTATGCGCGGGGCGCGCGGGGCGGGGCGGACGCGCGCCCTAGCCCACCGGCAGGCAGCCCCGCACCGGCGAGGCGTCGCGGATCAGGTACTGCGCAAAGTGGCCCTCCTCCAGCCGGCCCTCGGCGCCCGCGCGGGCGCCCGCGGCGAGGCGGTCGCGCAGCAGCGCCGCGTCGCTGGCGCACAGCGGCGGGTACGCCTCCTGGAAGAGCGCGCACGGGTCCTCCACGAGCTCCCCCGTGCCGGGGGGCTGCTTGAACTGCAGCTCCGTGTCCGACGTGCTCCGCGACACGCCCGCGCCCACCTCCGCGATCAGCCGGCTCATGCAGCGGTCCTTGGCCGACACCTCCGCCGGCGTGAAGAACTTGAAGCAGGGGCTGTACACCGGCGAGGCGCCGCTCATGTTGTACTGCCCGTTGTAGAGCCGGTCGCCGTACGAGTGGCGCTGCGAGGCCCACGGGTTCACGGTGGCGCGGTGCGGATGCGCCGGGTCGCCCTGGCCGTGGTCGAACATGAGGTCGTCGGCGTCCGACTCGCCGTCGCCGGCGTAGGCCGCGCCCGCCGAGCGCCCGCGGGGGTTGCACGGCGAGCGAAAGTACGCGAGGTCCGCCGAGACGGGCGTCGCGATGAACTCGCAGACCGCGGCCTGTCCGCGCGCCGTGCCCGCCGGCGCGGCCGGCATGATGGGCCCAAAGAGCGGCGCGGGGCCCTGCGGCCGGATGCGGCTCCCGGCGTTGACGCTGTCGCGCACGAAGCCGTCCGCGTCCCCGTTCACCATGGGCGGGTCCCCGCGCGTCATGTACAGGTTCTGCGGCGTGTTGCCCAGGTCCGTGAGCGGCGTGCGCATGGCCGCGGCGGCGTAGGCCGCCGTGTAGCCCACGCCGAGGTCCACGTGCGCGCGCGGCTGCGTGAGCGTGAACCCGACGCCGCCGACCGCCTCGTGGCGCGCCACCTGCAGCTGCCCGACAAAGTACGACTCCGAGGCCTTCTCCGCGAAGAGCATGTTCTCCGTGGCGAAGCGGTCCTGCCGCACGACCGTGAGCCCGAAGCCCGGGTGCAGCCCCGTGCGCAGCTGGTGCGTCAGCGCCAGCGGGCTCAGCTTGAAGTAGCCGCCCATCAGCGCGTAGGTGAGCGTGTTCTCGTCGGCGCGGCTCTGCGCCGCGTGGTGCGCCACCGGCTGCCGCACGGTGGCGTAGTAGTTGGCGCCCACAAAGTGCGGCACGGGCGGCACGTGCCGCGCGGCCGCCAGCGCGTCCTGGCCCAGCCCGCGCATCGCGTGCAGGTGATCCGGGCAGGCGAAGAGCGCGTGCACCGGCGCCGGGTAGAAGAAGGCCCCGTCCAGCAGCGTCTCGTCGTTCCGCTGGTACGCCATCATCAGCACGCCGTGGTGCAGCGCCGCGTCCAGCGTGCGCATGTTCCGCGTCGCGGCCGTGGCCGTCCCCGCGTCGGGGCCCGCCTCCACCACCACCACCGAGGTGCGCTCGGCCATGTTGGTCACGACCTCCTGCAGCACCAGCAGCGCGTCGGCGTCCACCGCCACGCGCGCGTTGTGCAGCAGCACGTTGAAGGAGTTGGCCACCAGGTTCGCCGGGTGCAGCGGGTGGCGCGGGTGCTCGGGGCCCGCGGGCGGCTCCTCGTCGGGGGGCAGGTCCGGGACCACGACCGACTGCACCAGCGGGTACACGCGGTCGTAGTGCACGCCCATGCTGCAGCAGCCGCCGCGCGCGAAGGCCGGCACCACGGCGTAGTAGAAGATCTTGGCCAGCACCAGCCACTCGTCGCCGTGGTGCGGCACCGGGCGCGTCCCGGGGCCGCCGCCGCGCACGGGCCGGTTGTGCACCAGGTCGGCCCCGACGTTGCGGAAGTTGGCCTCGGCCAGCTCGCGGCGCGCCACGACGTGCGGCGCGGCGCCGTTCACGCGCGCGCGCGCGCCGCGCGCCGGGTCCGCGCGCTGCAGCGCCATGACCGCGTCGCAGTCCCAGATCAGCGGCGGAGGGAGCGCCGGGTCCAGCAGCGCGTGGTTCAGCGCGGCGTGCTCCTGCTCGCCGCCCAGGGGCGCGTGCGGCACCGTGTACTCGTCCACGAGCCGCCGCAGCGCGTGCAGGTGCTCCAGCAGGTCCTTGTATACCGCCGTGCAGTCCTCGGGCAGCTCGCCGTTGCCCAGGTACGCGTTGATGTACATCACCATGGGGAAGCTGTTCACGAAGGCGGCGCAGCGCGAGTTGCGCCAGTAGCTGGTCACGCACTGCATCACCAGCCGCGCCAGCGCGCAGAAGGTGCGCTCGCTGCCGTGGATGACCGCCTCGATGACGTAGAAGGCCATCGGGTAGTTGGGGTCCCGGAAGGCGCCGCGCACCGCCGCCACCGTCGCCGGGTTCAGCCGGTGCCGGTCCACGCTCAGCTCGAAGCCGCGCCCGTCGCGAAAGTCCACCGGGCACAGCGGCACCGGGATGTTGCCGTTGATGACGCGGGGCATGGCCCGCACGCCCGGCATCACCTGCGGCGGGTCGGCCGGCCCCGGCAGCTCCACGTCCGCGGGCCCCAGGAAGAAGTCGAAGGCCGGGTGCAGCTCGAGCGGCATGTTCGGGTTGCCGGGCGCCACCATCTGCTCCGGCGTCATGGCGCACTCCATCACCCAGCGCGGCCGCGCGGGCAGCAGCGCGTGCCAGGCGTCCATGAAGCGCCGCACCTGGTCCGCGAGCTCCTGCGGGCCGGGGTCGGCGACGTAGGCGCCGAAGAGGCACCACTCCGCCGCCGCCGCCTCCCGGCCGCGGCGCGCCGGCGCGCCGCCGCGCAGCGCCGCCAGCACAGGGTCCACGTCCAGAAAGGACGGGTGGCAGAGCGTGCCCATGGCCGCGCCGAACGAGACCTCCGTCAGCACGCCGTCCTTGTTGAAGAAGAACACCGAGCGCGGCGGAAACATCCGCGGGTCGGGGTGCCCGGGCGGCGGCGCGAAGCTGCCCGAGTGCCGCGAGTAGCGGTCCGCGGGCGGCTTGTACAGCCCCAGCGGCATGACGAACGTCAGGTCCATGTTGCCCACCAGCGGGTAGGGCACCCGCGTGGCCTGGTACACGCGCTTCTCCAGGGCCTCCAGAAACACCAGGCGGTCCCCGACGGCCACCAGGTCCGCCTTCACGCGCGCCACCGCCGGCGCGTCAAAGTCGGCGGCCACCGCCGGCTCCGGGCCCGCGGGCCCCGCCTCCAGCCCCAGCAGGTGCGCGGCCACGTCCTCCAGCCCGCGCAGCGCCTTGCCCATCGTCAGCGCCGTCACCAGGTTCAGCCCCGAGATCATGAACTCGCCGTACGTCACGGGCACGTCCGCCTCCGAGTCGGCCAGCGCCAGCACGCCGCCCAGCAGCCGCTGCTTGATGCCCGCCGTCGTCACCAGCACGCCGTCCACCGGGCGCCCGCGGCTGTCGCAGTGCGTCAGCCGCGGCACGGCCACCGAGGCGGCCGTGCAGCCCACGAGGTCCGCGATCTTGGCCAGCGCGAGCTCGCGCCCCGGCGCCCCCTCGCTCTTGTTCAGGAAGAAGGCGTCGTCGCGCACGCGGCGCTTCAGCTCCGAGACCAGCGCGGCGCGCGCCGCCGGCCCCGCCAGGCGCGCGTCCTCGCGGTACAGCGAGAGCGGCACCAGCAGCGACATCGGCGGCGCCTTCTCCAGCAGCACGCGCAGCAGCTGGTCGGCCGTGCCGCGCTCGAACGAGTCCAGCACCGTCTGCACGTTGCGCGCGAGCTGCTGGATGGCGCGCGTGCGCATGGCCGACGAGACCTGCGTCCCGTCGGCCGCCTCCTCCGCGAGCAGCCCCAGCGCCTCGGCGGCGATCGAGAAGGCCGCGCTCAGCGAGCGCCGGTTGATGCGCTTCACCATGTAGTTGTGCACGGGCTGGTCCACCGGGTGCGGCCCGTCGCGCGCGATCATGGGCTGCTGGACCTCGAACTGGATCGTGCCCTCGTTCACGTAGTTCAGCTCCGGGAACTTGGTGCACACGCACGCCACCGAGAGCCCGAGCTCCAGGAAGCGCACCAGCGTCAGCGTGTTGCAGTACGTGCCCAGGAGGGCGTCGAAGGCGGCCGCGTACAGGCCGTTGTCGTCCGACCGCACCTGCTGGAAGAAGCTGAACAGCGCGCGGTGGCAGGCCACCTCGATGTTCGACAGGACCTGGCCGGAGACCAGCCCGCCCGTGTAGGCGGGCGCGCGCGGGGGCTCGCTCGGGCGGTCCATGGCGCGACGCGGGGCGGGCGGCGCGCGCAGTGCGGCGGCCCGGCCGCGGCGCCCGTTTTATACCCACGCGGCGGCGGCGTCACACGGCCACGTGCCCCCCCAGGCACACGCGCATCCACGCCCGGGGCGCGAAAAACCCGATGACGTCGCAGACGAGGTCCGCCGTGTACGCCGCCAGCCCGGCCAGCAGCAGCCCCGCCGCCGCCGCGCGCGCGCCGCCGTCGGCCGCCGCCGCGCTCAGCCGCAGGAACAGCGCCGGGCCCGCGAAGGCCGCCGGCAGCGCCACCGCCGCGAAGACCGCCGCGCGCGCCAGGACCAGCGCCGCCAGCAGCGCCCGCGGCCAGCGCCCAAAGGGCAGCCGGTCCGCCCGCACGCCCGCGTACAGGAAGCCCGCGGCCGCCGCCAGCCGCGCGTAGTAGGCCAGCGTCGCCGCGGCGCCCGCGGCGGCGAACGTCGCGTCGCCGAACGTCCGGTAGTAGTATAAGAACAGCAGGCAGCAGGCGGGGTTCAGCCCGAAGGCGGACGCCGCGCCGAAGACCACGTACGCCGAGAACGCGGGCCGCCCGTCCGCGCGCGGCGCCAGGCGCGGCGAGCGCGTCAGGAAGTCCACGTCGCCCCCGTACGCCGACAGCGCGACGCACCGCAGCAGCTCGTCCTCCTCCCCCTCGCCGTCCGAGCCGCCGTCCCCCGGGCCGGCGCCGGCCGCCCCCTCCTCCGCCTCGGCGCCGCCCAGCGGCGACTCGGGCGCGCGCAGGAGGGCCGCACTCTCCGGGCCGAGCATGCTCGCGGCGACTCCCGGCCGGCGCGGGTAGGCGCCGCATTTAACCCGGCGCCCGGGGCCCTTTTGCGTCATTGTCCGCCCCGCCGGCCCGCTCGCGCGGCCGCCGCGGCGATGGAGTTCGCTTACCGCAGCGTCGTCGCGCACAACGGGGTCTCCTTCTACGTCCCCGCCGCGGGGGACGTCGCGTACTTTGTCTACGCGGGCACGGTGGTCTCGGTCGCCCGCGTGGGCGGGGAGGCCGTGAAGTTCGGGCTGGAGCTGCGCGGGCCGCGGCGCGGCGACCGCGCCGTGGCCGGCTACGCGCGCGCGGAGCTCGCGCGCGCCGCGGGCCCCCTCGCCCCCGCCGCCGGCGCGGCCGACGACGGCGACCCCGACGGCGGGGGCGTGTTCGTGGACTGCCTGGCGCGCCTGCGCCCGCGCGGCGGGGCCCCGGCCGCGGGCGCGGACCTCTGCGGCCGCTTCGACGTGCCGGTCGGCGACCCCTACCTGGCCGAGTGCTTCGTGTCGCTCGGCGTCGCCTCGGGGCTCGTGCTCACGACCGGGTACCACGACGCCGAGCGGCGCGTCCTGCACCTGTTCGACGTGCCCACGATCACCAACGCGCTCTCGGGCTTCGTGTACGCGCCCAACCGGGAGTGCTTCGCGCTGATGCAGGCGTGCCTGCCGGCGCCGCCGGCGCCCGCGCGCCCCCTGCTGCGCGGGCTTTTTGAGCGCGTCGCCGCCGAGGTGGGCCGCGGGAGCGGGACCGACGACGGAGGGGAGGACGCGCGCCCGCCCGCGACCGAGGTCATCGTCACCACCGCCCGCGCGGCCGGTGTTCGCCGCGTGGGGGCCGCCGGCGCGGGGGGCGACGGCGCCGTCGCCCCCCGCGCGGCGGGCGCCGGCGGCAAGAAGCGCCCGCCGGGGCGCCGCGAGGCCGCCGTGTCGAACTTTGTGCAGGTGCGGCTCATCCCGCGGACCCACAACGCCTGGGCCGTGGCGGGCCCCCCGTCCCGCGGGGACGACCCCCTGCCGCGGCTGTGCGCCGTCGTGCGCTGCGCGGACGCCGTCGTCCTGAAGAGCGACCGCTGGGCGGGCATCGACGAGACGCTGAACGAGGCGCGCGGGGACCTGGTGCGCGCGACCGCGGCCCTCTTCGGGCCGCGCGGGCGCCGCGGCTTCGTCGGCGAGTCCGTGGCGGACTACGGGTTCAGCTTCTGCCAGCGCTTCGCGCTGTGCCAGTTCCTGCTGTCGCGCTGGGGCATGGCCAGCTGCTACGGCGCGCTCGAGCACCTCGCCGAGAGCTACGTCGCCAACTACCCGCACCGCGCCGCCGCGCCCCTCGACGAGGGCACCGTCGCGGACGCGGCCAACGACGTCCTCCGGGAGCTGTGCGCGCTGGGGCGGTTCGCCGAGGCGCTGGCCCGCGCCGACCCCGGCGAGCCGCCCGCGCCGACCCCGGCGGGGGGCGGCGGCGCCCCCGACGGCGACGGCGACGACGCCGCCGCGGCCGCGCTGGACCTCGAGATGACCGCCGTCCTGAGCCTGGCCTCCCGGCACACGCGCCGGCGCATCGCGGAGACGGGCAGCGCGGACGAGCTGCGGCGCGTCGAGGGCCACATCCGCGCGATGCTGGTGCACCTGTACGCCGGCGGCGGGCTGCCGGAGCTGGCGCGGGCGCTGGCGCGCGCGCTGGGGACGGCGGCCCCCTACGTCACCCTCATGGAGGCGGAGCAGCTCACGGCCTTCGACCGCGCGCCCGCCGCCCGGCACGGCGTGCGCTACCTGCGCGCCCTCGTCAACCGGCGGCTGGGGGTGGCCGGCATCACGCCGCCGTCGGACGACGAGTACGCGGACGTCGACAGCGAGGAGGAGGAGGAAGAGGGGGCGGAGGAGGCGAGCGCGGGGGGCGGCGCCGGGGACTGAGCCGCGCGCGCCGCGGGAGCGGCGGCGCGGCGATAGTGATAATAATGGTAATAATAATTCTCCCACCAAAAAAATCAAACCGGGCGCGAGTGTGTGTTTTTGCCGGGGGGCGTCTTTATTGGAGACCGCGGGGGGTGGGGGGACGGGGATGGCAGGGGGCCCCCGGGCGCGCGCTAAAACGCCGGGACCGCCGAGTACCCGCGCGCGAGCGGGACCGAGCTGCACAGCATCTTCGTGATGACGAACATCGTGGCGCCCGCGACCAGCGCCCCGGCCACCGAGGCCCAGACGTACGCCGGCGAGAAGCTCGGTGCCTCGTGCCCGGCGAATGCCAGCACGCTCACGACCGTCCCGTTGGGGAACAGCAGCAGGGCGCGGGAGCGGCCGCTGTGGAGGCGGGGGTTGAAGACGGGCATGCTGGAGTTGGCGCCGCGCGCGAACTCGACCTCGGCGCGCTTGTCCGCGATGAGCACGATGTCCATGACGGCCCCCGAGGGCAGGTACCGCACGAACACGCTGCCGCAGTAGGCGCACGCGTCGAGCGGGCCGGGGACCGGGAGGCGGCGCGCCTCCACGGCGCCGCTGGCCGACACGCACGACGCGCCGCGCACGAAGGTCACCAGCAGGGGGTTGGCGACGTCGATCCCCTGGAGGGTGTATGTCAGCCCGCGCCGCGGGTGCGCGCGCGTGAGCACGTAGCTGGCGTTCGGCGCCACGGGGACGATCGCCACGGCGGCGCCCGCGCCCCAGCCGCCGCAGGGCGCCGCGAAGAGCTCGGGCGCGAGCGCGGCGGCGTGCGCCCGCCCGAAGAGGGCCCCCCGGCCCAGCATGCCGAGCGCCGCGGCGCTGAGGTTCGGCGCCGCGGCCGCGGGCTGCGCCTCCAGCCAGGCGTCCAGCGCGGCCCGCGCGGGCACGGCCGAGAGCACGTCCAGCACGTGCGCCTCCTCGAGCAGGTCCAGGCGGAAGGAGGCCATGCACGGCGAGAAGGCGTCCAGCAGCTCAAAGTCCGCGCCGGCGGCCCCGGGCGCGCCGGCGCGCGCGTACGCCTCCTCCAGGTCCAGGGCGGCCGCCGTGGCGTGGCCGGCGGTGCACATGGCCGTGCACTTGCGCGCCACGTCCCGCGCGAGCTCCAGCGCCTGCGCGTCCGCCGGGAACGCCGACGCCGCGACGGCGAAGAAGAGCGCGTGGCGCGCGGGCGGCCGCCAGGCCAGCTCGCCGCGCAGGAAGGCGTCGTAGAGGTCCGACACCACGCCGTGGGCCAGCCGCCGCGCGGCGGGCGGGGCGTCCGGGCCCGAGAAGGCGTACACGGCGCGCAGCTTGCGCCCGCGCGCCACGACGCTCTCGAGCGCCGCCCCCGCGGGCTCCGGGATGAACGCGTCCGGGCGCAGCTCGCGGGGCGCGGCCAGCTGCGCGATGGTGCGCGCGCGCACGCGGCCCTCGGCGGCGCAGCCGAGCCCCGCGCCGAGCAGCACGCGCGCCAGCAGCTTGAGGTGGTAGTCGAGGTCGATCAGCTCCTCCGCGAGCACGTAGCCGGCCGCGAGCGCGTCCTCGGTGAGCGCGGAGAGCGCGAGCCCCAGCCGCGCCGCGACCCGGTACGCGTGGTAGGCGGCGTTCGGCGCGGGCCCCGCGCCGGGCCCGCGGCGCGCGGCCGCCGCCTCCCGGAGCATCAGGAAGGCCTCCCGGTGCGCGGCGGCCAGGTGCGCGCGAAAGTCGGCGGGCTCGTCCGCGTACGACGCCACCTCGCGCATGGTCGAGTACATGTGGCTGTCCAGCCGCGAGCTCCCGTAGCCGATCACGTAGGCCCGCCGCCGCGGCCCGGGCGCGGGCCCGGGCGGCGGGAAGACGCCACCCCCGTTGAAGGCGGTGATCATGCGCACGTCGGCGTCCGCGGGCGCGACCATGAACTCCAGGGGCGGGAGGTCCCGCGACGTCGTCGAGACGCTCAGGAAGCCGAGCCCCACCTCCAGCCGGACCGCGGCCCGCTCGCAGCCGAGCGCGGCCCGGCCCGTGGGGACGTAGGAGACGGGCCACACCGCGGCGAAGTCCGCCACGTGGCGCTCGCGCAGCTCGCGGTCCGCCCGCGCGGGCACGAAAAAGTGCTCCGCGCCGCCGGCCAGCACGTCGTTGACGTCGAAGGCGGCCGCCCGCCCCGCCGGCGTCGGCGCGGGGCGCGGGGCGCGCGGCGGGCGCGCGGCGTCGCCCCCGGCCCCGGCGCCGCGGGCCCGCGGGAAGTACCAGTCCTGCAGGGGCCGGCTCGGCACCAGGTCGTAGTCCACGAGGTGGCGCGTCTGCAGGTAGCTCCAGGAGAAGGCCGCCCCGAAGAGCCCCGGGTGCGACTGCACGTCCGGGGCGTCTGGAATCCCGGCGGCCGAGACGTTGGCGGCGGCCGCGCGCGGCAGAAAGAACATGGTGTCCCGCCGGCCGGCGGTGCGCGCAAAGTCGACGTGGACCGCGATGTACTCGCCCAGCAGCCGGCTGAGGTTTGCGACGTGGGCCACGCGCTCGATGCCCCGCGGCCCGAGGCAGCGGATGGCGAACGTGTGCACCGCCGACTCGCCCCCGACCACCATCTCCCACTCCTCGACCTCGTACCGCGCGTCCCCGCGCTCGCCCCCGGCGGGGGCGCCCGCGGCGAGCGCGAGCGCGGCCAGCGCCAGGAGCGCCGCGCGAAGCGGGCGCCGCATCCTCCCCGGCGGCTCGCTGCGCGGCGGGGGACGGGCGAGGAGGGACCGTCGGGCGCCGAGTCCCGGGATGGCGATCGGCGCGCAAATGTACCGGGCGGGCGGGCGCAGGGGCGGCTTTATAGTTCCCCGGGGCCCGCCTCGGGCCCCCCCGCCGTCATCTCCCGCGCGAACCGCCGCGCCAGGTCCGCTAGCGTCGCGCCCGCCGCCCCGTCCGCGCGGGCGGCCCGCATGGCGGGCCGCATGCCCAGCACGGCGGCCGCGCACGCGTCCGGGGCCGCGGACACGTCCAGCACGAAGACCTCGAGGGCCGCGAGGCGGTCGGCCAGGGCGTCCAGCGCCCAGGCGTGGACCGCGGGCAGGTCCGCCCCGCCGCCTGGGTAGAGCTCGCGGCACTTGAGCGCCGCGAACAGGGTGTCGCGCAGCGCCGGCGCCGGCGCCGGCTCGCGCCCGCCGCCGCGGGGGTCCGCAAGCGCGGCCAGCGCGTCCGCGTCCGCCCACCCCAGCGCGTCCCAGCCGTCGCGCCACGCGCCCCCCGCGCGCAAGAAGGCGCACGTGTTCACCAGGAGCGTGTAGGCGTTGCGCACGGCGGCCAGAAAGCCCGCGTCGGCGCGGTCCCCGGGCCGGGCCCGCGCCGCCAGGCGGCGCCGCTGCTCGGCCGGGGGGAGGGTGCACACGACGAGGTTGGCGCCGGGCGCCTCCGGGGGCGCGGCGGCCGCGAGCGCGAGCAGGTCCTCCGCGTTGATCTCGCGGAGGCAGTAGCGGGCGAAGGGGTAGCACAGGCAGGCGGCCAGGGGGTGCCGGTCGAACACGAGAGTCACGACGTCGTCGCCGCCCGGCACCGGCTCGGGCGGCGCCAGCAGCGCGGCCACGCGCGCGTGCAGCACCAGGTACGGGGCCGCGAACCGGGCCTGGTAGTACGCGACCAGGCCGGCCGCGGCCGCGTCCGCGCGCCGCGGCGCGGCCCCGGGGGGGCGCGCGGACGCGGCGAGGATCCCACTTAAGGCGTCCGTGGGGAACATCGTGCGCCAGTACGCCATCGGCTCCGGAAAAAAGAGCACGGGCCCCCCCGCGGCGGAGGCGGCGGCCGCGAGCGCGCGGCCCGTCGTCGTCTTCCCCAGCCCGTGCGCGCCGTCCAGGTAGACGCGCACGACGCGGAGGGCGGGCGCGGGCTCAGACGGCTCGGCCATGGCGCAGGACCGCGGTCGGCGCGCGCGCCTGCGCGCGGGGATCCGGTGCCACGGCCGCTTCTACGAGGCGCTGGCCTGCGACGTGCGCGCGGCGGTCGGCGCGCAGAAGCCGCGCCCGCGCCTGGCCCGGCTCTTGGGCGAGTTCGGCGCCCCGGAGGTTTTTAAGCGGGTCGTGGGCGTGTCCCTGAGCTTCGAGGTGAACCTGCAGAGCCGGCGGCCCGACTGCGTGTGCCTGCTCCGGGTCGCGGACGCGGGGCGCGTCCGGGCCGTCTGCCTCATCGTGGAGCTGAAGACGTGCCGCTTCTCGGCCAACATGAACACGCCCAGCAAGATGGACCAGCGCGCCGGGGGGCTGCGGCAGCTGCGCGACGCGGCCCGGCTCGTGCGCGACCTCGCCCCCCCGGGCCCGGACCCGGTGGTCCTGGCGCCGGTGCTGGTGTTCGTCTCCCAGCGGGGCATGCGCGTGCTCAAGGTGACGCGCCTGCCGGCCCAGACCATCGCCAGCAGCGCGCCGCGCCTCGAGGCTATAATAGCCGGGCGCGCCGAGTACGTTCCATTCGCGCGCGCGCGTCCGCGGCGGGCGGGGCGGTCGCCGCCGGGCAGCAGACGCGAGACCGGGCGACCGAGGCCGCGAGCGCGGCGGGGGAAGAAGGGGCGGCCGCGTCCGCCCCCGCCCCCGCCCCCGTCCCCGTCCCCATTCCCGGCCGCGGGCGGGAGGGCCGAGGAGAGCGCCCCCCCGGCTGGGGGTGGGGGCGCCGCCCCCGGCGCGGCGTGCCTGGGCGGGATCTCGGCGCTCTTCGGGGCGGCGCCGGGGCCATGGCGCTCGGGCGCCTAGAGTTCGCCTGCCTGGGCGTGGACATCCACGCGGTCGCGGACCGCGTCTTCGTGCCGGACGAGCGGAACTTCATCGCGCCGGCCTTCCCGCTGCGCTTCTGGGACGAGCCCGTCTTCGCGCGGGCCGGGGACGCGGACGCGACCGCGCGGGAGCTGGCCGCCGCGCGGGCGCGGAACCGGGCCGCGGCGGCGGCCGCGGACAACCTGCTGGCGCGGCAGCGCGCCGCGGGCGCGGAGGTCGACGCGCGCATCCGGCCCATCGAGGCCCGCGTGGCGGAGGTGGCCGCCGTGCTCGCGGACCTGGAGGAGGCGGCGCGCCGGGCGGAGGAGGCGGACGCGGCGGCGGCGGAGTCGGCGGCCCGCGCCGGCCGCGCGGGGGAGGGCGAGGACGGGGGCTGTGGCGCGGGCGCGCTCGGCGCGCTCGAGGCCGCGCGCCCGCGCCGGGTGCAGATCGCCAAGAACGACCCGCCCCTGGAGTACGACACCACCCTGGCGGCCGACCTGCTGGCCATGGTGTACACCGCGCGCGCCGGCGGGGGCTCGGCGGGCATCGTCTTCGGGACCTGGTACCGCACGCTGCAGGACCGGCTGATTGCCGAGCGCCCCCTGGCGACGCGCGGCATGGACTACCGCGACGGGCGCATGTCGCGGACCTTCATGGCGGCCGCGGTGGCGGCGCTGCAGTCCAGCGGGCGCATGTACGTGGGCAACCGCGCGTACTCGGCCTTCGAGTGCGCGGTGCTGTGCCTGCACCTCGCGCACCGCGCCACCGTCGGCGGCGCGCGGAGCCCCGTGACCTTCGTCGGCCTCGTGGAGCAGCTGCCGGCGTACCTGGACGCCCTGGCGCGCGCCATCGACGAGGGCGCGGCCCGGCGCGTGCAGTACGCGTTCGACCTCGAGCGCCTCCCGCGGGGCCAGTTCCAGGCGCCGGGCGGCGGCGCGGGCCGCTACGAGCGCGGAGCGCTGGAGGCGCACGCCGTGGTCGCCGCGCTGCAGCGGCTGCGCGTCCTGCCGGCCATCCCCGGGGCGCTGGGCGGCGGCGCGGCGCCCGCGCGCGCCGCGGACGCGGACGGCGTCGCGTACGTGGACGACGTCCACCGCGCGGCCGGCGCGTTCCTGGCGCGCGCGCAGAACCTCTTCCTCGCCGAGGACCAGAGCCTGCTGCGCGCCACGGTCGACGCCATCACCGCGCTGCTCCTGGTGCGCCGCCTGCTGTGGAACGGCAACGTGTACGCGGACAAGCTCCGGAACAACTTCCAGATCGGCACGCTGGTGCCCGGCGCGGCCGCGCCCGGGGAGGTGGCGCGCGGCGCCGACGGCGGCCCCGACGGCGCCGTGGGCGCGCGCAGCGGCGACGCCAACCTGACGTTCCTCTGCGCGCGCTACGTGGCCCGCGTGTACGAGGCCTGCCCCGAGGTGGAGGTCACGCAGCTCTTCCCGGGCGCGGCCGCCCTCGCGCTGGACGCCCTGGCGCCGCGCGGCGCCGCGGGCGCCCCGCGCGCCATCAGCGTGGCCGGCGGGCGCCACCAGGGCGGGCTGCTGCGCCTCGTGGCGCTGGAGCTGGAGAACCGCCACCGCGCCGCGCCGGCGCCCGTCGTGGAGGTCGTGGCGGCGCACGACGCCGTGGCGCTGCAGTACGAGCGGGGCCTGGGCGTGCTGATGCAGCAGCCGCGCCTGCGCCGCGCGCTCGACGAGACGCGGCGCCTGAGCCAGTTCAACGTGGCCAGCGACTACGACCTGCTGTACTTTTTGTGTCTGGGCTTCGTGCCGCTGTTCACCTCCGCGGTGTGAGCGGCGGCGGCGCCCCCCTCCCCTCCCCGCGCGCGCGTGCACCCGCGCCGCCGCCGACATAAAAAGGCCGGCCGGCCCCGGCGCGCGCAGAGCGCCGGCGCCATGGCGGACGCGCCCGACGGCGACGGCGACGGCGCCGCCGGCGCGCGCGCGGACCCCGAGCCCTCGGCGCTCGCGCGCGCGAGCATGCCCGTCTACGTGGGCGGGTACCTCGCCCTCTACGGCATGGGCGACGAGGGCGAGCTCGTCCTTACGCGCGAGCGGGTGGCGCGCGCGCTGCCGCCCGCCGCCCCGCTGCCCATCAACATCGACCACGCGAGCGCCTGCGAGGTCGGCGCCGTGCTGGCCCTCGCCGACGACGACGCCGGCCTGTTCTTCGTCGGCGTCGTCAACTGCCCGCAGCTGGCCGACGTGCTCGCGGACGTGGCGCACCCCGCGTTCTTCGGCGCGGACGCCCCCGCGCTGGCGCCGCGCGAGCGCTTCCTGTACCTCGTCAGCAACTACCTGCCCTCCGTCTCGCTCTCCTCGCGCCGCCTGGCGCCCGGCGAGGAGGCCGACGGCACGCTCTTCGCCCACGTCGCGCTGTGCGTGCTGGGCCGCCGCGTCGGGACCATCGTCACGTACGACGCCACGCCCGAGGCCTGCGTGGCGCCCTTCCGCCGGCTCTCGCCGCGCGCGCGCGCCGCCCTCCTCGCCGACGCGGAGGCCGCGCGCGCGGCCCTTGGCGACCGCGCCTGGCCGGTGCCGCGCGAGGCGCTGGCGCGGACGCTGCTCTCGACGGCCGTGAACAACATGCTCGTCCGCGACAAGTGGGACACCGTCTCGCGCCGCCGCCGCGAGGCGGGCATCGCGGGGCACACGTACCTGCAGGCGAGCGCGGTGTTCCCGCTGGCCGGGGGGGAGGAGCCAGAGCGCGGCCGGGCTCAAAAGGGCGCGCTCGCGGGCGGCGTCTGCATTGCGCTTCCCGTCGCGAGCGGACGCGCACGCCAGCCGGAGCTTCCGCCGGCGCCGCCCCCCGCCATGAGCGCAGCGCACCAGGCCGGCGCGTCTCCGGCGCACCCCCTGCCGGCCGGCGACTACGTGTACGTGCCGACGGCCCAGTACAACCAGCTGGTCGTCAGCCAGGCCCGGGGCGCGGCCGCAGCCGCGCCCCTGCCAGCCCCGTACTTCCTGCCGCCCGCCGTCGCCGCCGCGCCCCCGCCCCCGATGCCGGGCTGGTACGGCGCCGCCGCCGGTGGCGCCGCCGCCGCGCCCTGGCACCCCGGGTACGGCTTCCCGCCACCGGGGCTCGAGAGCCAGATCATGGCCCTGGCCGGCGCCATCGCCGACGGCCGGCGCCTGCAGGCGCAGGGCGCGGACGGGCCGGGCTACGACGGCCCCCTCGACCGCCGCCCCCCGGCCAAGCGGCGCCGGTACAACTGGGAGCCCCCGCGCGGCCGGGGCGGCGGGGACGACGACGAGGCCTACTACCCCGGCGAGGGCGCGCCCGCCGAGCTGCCGCCCCAGCACCACCGCCCCCCCTCGCCGCCGCAGCCGGCTCCGCACGCCCTCTCCAGGCTCGCGTCCGCCGTCTCCTCGCTGCAGCAGGAGGTGAGCCAGCTGCGGGCCGGCTACCCCTACGGCCCCGCCTTCGCGGCCGCGCAGCACCACCTGCCCCCGGCGCCCGTGCTGTGCCTGCCGCAGCAGCAGCCGCAGCAGTACGCCGCCGCTCCGCCCCAGCCGGTGGTCGCGGGCCCGGCCCCCGCGCCGGCCCAGGTGCTGGCCCCCGCGCCGGCCCAGGCCCCGGCCTTGGTTCCGGCCCCGGCCCCCCCCGCCGCCCCGGCACCCGCCGGCAGCGGCGGGCCGCCTGAGGAGCCCGGGGCCGCCGCCACCGTGGACGCCAGCGCCGTGGCCGGCCTGCCGCTCGCTCAGCAGCCACAGGCGTGCGACCCGGCGGATATCTTCGTGGCCCAGATGATGCGGCATCGCTAGGAAAAGGCGAGCCCGAGTCGAGGATGTTTACGCGCCGACGCGCCAACGCGGTACCTCGGGCGCCACGCGCCCGCAATAAAATGTATATTTTGCGCCATTCTTGAGTTCCTCCGTGCTCTGTGGGCGATGGGGGGCGCGCTGGGGAGAAGGCGGGGGGAGGGTGAGGGTGATGGTGGGGGCGAGGGGGGGAATCGGGCGAAGTGGACAGACGCGAGAAGATGGGGAGACGCGAGCGGAGGCGGCGAGGGGAAGGGAAGCCGCGATCCGCTCGCGCGCCGGGACCGCCGAGTTCGCCCGGCCGGATCGTTCTTTTCAAACTCGGCTGCGGTCGGGGCGCCGGGTCCGCCGAGTTCGCGCGAGCCTTTCCCCCCCCGTCCCCGTCCAAACAAAGGCAAACGAAAAACCACGGCCGACCGAACGACCAAACAACACGGCGTACGCTCGAGTGGACTCTACACAGAGTTTATTGGCACTTGCTCCACCCCCTCCCCCGCCGCGGGGGCTCCCTCTCACGGCTCCCCGACGTCGGACATCGGGAGCTGCTGGTACGCCGGCGGCGCCCGCCGCCGGAGCGCGAGCTGCGTCAGCCGGTTCGCCAGCAGCGGCCCGCCCTTGTTGCTCTTCTTCGCCTTGTGCTCCTGCCGCTCGACCGCCGACACGAGCGACATGTACTTGATCATCTCGCGGGCCTGCTCCAGCTTGGCCGCGTCGAACTCCTCCTCCCCCTCCTCGCCCGGGGCGCCCGCGCCCTTGGCGTCGTCCTTGAGCGCGCGCGTGGTGATCGGGTACAGCGCCTTCATGGGGTTGCTGCGGAGGCGGGAGATGTACCGGTACGCCAGGAAGGCGGCCACCAGCCCGGCGAGCACCAGCAGCCCCGTGGCCAGCGCGCCGAAGGGGTTCGCGACGAACGAGGCGATGCCCGACACGGTCGAGAGCGCGGCGCCCGCGGCGCCCAGCACGACCGTGCCCACCGCCTGCCCGACGGCGCCCAGGCCCTGGAAGAAGTTGGCGAGCCCGCGCATGATGGCCATGTTGCCGTCCGTCTTGACCACGCGGTCGATGTCGTAGAACCGGAGCTCGTGCAGCTGGTTGCGGCGCTGGATCTCGCTGTAGTCGAGCAGGCCCGTGTCGGCGAGCTCGGCGCGCGTGTACACCTCCAGCGGCAGGAACTCGCGGTCCTCCAGGACCGTGAGGTTCAGGTCCACGAAGGTGCTGATCACCTCCAGCTCCGCGAGCGGGACCCGCCGCACGTACGCGTAGTTCTCGTAGTACACGTAGTCCGCGCCGAAGCGGAAGTAGCGCTTGTGGTTGAGGGCGCAGGGCTCCACGAGCTCGCGGCCCGGCAGCAGCTCGTTGTCCTCACCGAGCTGGCCCTCCACCGGCTCGCTCTCGTTGCCGAAGGCGAAGGAGACCGGCGGGCGGCTGTAGCAGACGCCGCCGGGCGCGCGCATCGAGTTCTCGATGAACACGCGCCCCTCGCCCAGCTCGTGGCAGTACGTCACGGCCATGGCGTCCCCCAGCATGCGCGCGGCGGCGCGGCGGTCCAGCGCGGCGCTGGCCGCCGCGCTGGGGTTGAGCTTGGCCGCCTCGGCCCACAGGGCGCGCTCCTTGTTCTGCAGCAGGCACCAGGACGTGGCCAGGCGGCTGAACATGGTGTTCACGTGGTCCTGGATGTGGTCGTAGGTGAACTGCAGCGCCGCGAACTCGGCCGAGCTCACGGTGGTCACCCGCTTGTTGGCGTCGTCGCCGCCGCCGCCACTGGCGGCGGGCGCGGGGGGCGTGGGGGACGCGGACCGGCGCGCGCGCCGCGGTACCGGCTTGGGCGCCGCGGCGGCGGCGCCGCTACCACCGGCGGCAAACAGCCCCTCGAGCGTGCCGTTCGAGCGCGCCAGCTCCTGCAGGTACAGCTTGGCCAGCGCGTTGCTGAGCATCGGCCGGAAGGCCACGACGAAGCCGCCGCGCGCCAGGTACGTCTCCAGGCCGCCCGACAGCACGTGCGTGGCGTTGAAGCGCTCGCGGTAGACGCGCTCGACCGCGGCCTCGGCCTCCTCGGTCACGCAGTCGCTCAGCGGCACGTTCTGCAGCGCGAAGGTGTGGCCGTCGCTCACGAAGGTCGCCGAGAGCGAGCGGGCCGTGAAGCGGAAGTTCCCGCGGCTCTCGTCGCGCAGCATCTCGTCCGCCTCGCGCCACTTGGTCAGCGAGCACACGTTCTTGCGCTTGGGCACCCAGTCCCAGGCCACCGTCACGTGCTGGGTGCGCAGAAAGTTCCGCGAGACCGGCTCCTTGAGGCGCCGGCCCGTGGCCATGTCGCGCTTGTAGTAGCCCTCGATCTGCTGGAAGCGCTCCGGCGAGTAGCTGGTGTGCTCGCGGTGCGCGCCGTCGCGGAGCCCGTAGAAGGGCGACATGTAGATGATGTCCCCGGTCGAGAGCGCGAACGAGTCGTACGGGTACACCGAGCGCGCCTCCACCTCCTCCACGATGCAGTTCACCGAGGTGCCCGTGCGGTAGAGCCCCGCCGAGCCCAGCGCCGTGTACACCTCGTCCGTCGTGTGCCAGCCGCGCACCCCGGGCGCGCTCAGCCGCGCGGGCTTCAGCGGCGCCTCCCAGGGGTCCTCGTCGCGGTCGAAGGCCGCCACCTTGCGCCCGCTGCGCAGGTACTCGGCCTTCGAGAGGCAGCGCCACTTCTTGTCCACCAGGTCCGTGATCTCGCCCAGGCCCACGGGCACGCGGTCCGTGTACTGGTTCGTGATGGCCGCGTACGTGCTGCCCGCCCAGGTCGTGGTCACGATCACGTTCTTGTAGTAGATGTAGGCCTTGAACGTGTACGGCGCGATGTTCTCCTTGTAGATGGCGCCGATGCCCTCCGTGTAGTTGCGCCCGAGCTCGTACTCGGGGCACGGCCGCGCGGGCGCGAGCCGGACCACCGTGGCGCCCGAGGGCGGCGGGCACACGTAGAAGCGCGAGTTCTCCCCGGCCGCCTGCGCGAGCCGGAGCGCGGCGCGCACGTCCGTGCCGTTGTCGGGGTCGTCGCCGTCGTCGGGGCTGTCGGCGGGGCGGGGGCTCGCGGGGGGCGCCGGGCTCGCGGGGGGCGCCGGGCTTCCGGCCCCCGCCCCCCCGGGCACCTGGGGCGTCGTCGGCCGCCCCGCGGCGGGCGCCGCCAGCAGCAGGGCCCACGCCGCCCAGAGCAGGGCCGCGGCTAGCGCGGCGCGCGCGCCGCCGCCGGCGCCAGGCGCTGCAGGACCGCGTAGAGCAGCGAGAACACGTCCCGGTCGTAGATGACGACGCTGTCCTCGCCGACCGTCTCCGGCGCCCGCGGCGGGTTCAGCACCGCCGCGAGCGGCCATGACTCCTCGTAGGTCAGGTAGACGCCGCTGGGGCACGACTGCCGCCCGTCCGGGCCCGGCGCCGTTCGGTCCGCGCGCAGCAGCGACACGCGTCCGCAGTGGAAGACGGACGCGAAGACGGCGCGGGCCAGGACGAGCTCGCGGATATATTGCCAGGCGAGCCGCTGCGCGGCGGTGACGCCCCGCGCCCGCGCGGATGCGAAGCAAAAAAAGCGTTGGAAGTCGCTCACCGCCCACCCGCCCCCCGCGGCCGCCAGCATGAACGCGGCCAGCTCCTCCTTGAGGTGCGGGAGCAGGCCCACGTTCTCCACGCTAAAGTACAGCGCGGTGTTCGGCGGCTGCGCGAAGTTGTGCGCGCTGCCGTCGAAGAGCGGCCCGTTGACGAGGTCGAAGAACTGGTGCGTCAGCGCGGGCCACGTTGCCGGGTCGACGGCGTGCCGCAGCAGGGCCTCCTTCATGAAGCGGTGCGCGTCGAAGGTGGCGTCCGAGGCGCGGTTGTCCACCACCGTGCCCGCGCCGGCGAGCGCGGCGCGGAAGGCGCGGCGCGCGCAGAAGCCGTTGTGCACCGCCACGTACACGTTGAGCAGCGCGTCCCCGTAGACGCTCACGCGCAGGGTCTTCTCCAGCTCCCGCCGCTGGTCGCGGATGCAGCGCCCGAGGCTGTCCATCGAGCGCTTCGAGAGCCGCTCCGCGTAGCGCTGCCGGCGCACGTCGGCGTCGGCGCGCGCGCGCGCCGCCAGCGCCGCCCAGCCCGCGGGGCCGTCGTCCCCCGCGCCGGCCCCGCCCTCCGCGCCCCCGGCCGGCCCCGCGCCTCCTCCGAGGCCCCCGGCCCCCGGGTCCTCGTCGTCGTCGTCGCCGGCCCCGCCGGCCTCGTCGCTCTCCTCCGCGCCCTCCTCGCCCCCCTCCTCGCCCGCGGCCGCGCGCCGCAGCAGCTCGCGCAGCGCGTCCTCGTTGCGCTGGTCCGGGCGCGTGAGCCGCCGGATCAGCGAGGCCGACATGTGGTGGTCGTAGCACGCGCGGATGAGCGCCTCGAGCCGCTCGTCGGGCGCCACCGCCGCGCTCCCCACGAGCAGGCAGTCCACGCCGTCCAGCCGCGCCAGCCCGTCCGCGAGCGCGCGGTCAAAGTGCTCCGGGGAGCGGCCGAAGAGCGCCAGCTCCGCCGCGGCCACCTGCAGCCGGTGCCGCGCCTCCCGCGCGGCGAGCGCCTCCAGGTTGCCGGCGAAGGCGGCGACGGCGCTGGCGGCGGCCTCGCCGCGCGCCGACGAGGACATCCAGAACTGCAGCTCGCTGACCGCGTAGAGCCAGCGCGGCGCCGGGCGGAAGACGTGGTGCGCGTCGAGCACGGAGGCGGCCGCCTCGCACACCGAGCCGCCGTCGCCGTCGCCCCCGGGGGGGGCGCCCGCCGCGGGAGGGGGCTCCCCGCGCGCCCCCGCGGCGGCCGGCGCCTCCAGCGCCTCCAGCGCCGCCGCCGCCGCCGCCAGCCGCGCGCGCGGCACGCCCTGCAGGTGCGGCAGGTACTGGCCCACGTCGCAGAGCTCGGTGCGCACCCGCAGCTGCCGCGTGACGTGGTCGCAGGTGCACAGCGCCAGCCGCCGGCCCACGGACTCGCCCTGGTTCGCGGTGACGCAGAGCTCCTCGAAGCACACCAGGCACGGCTGCGCGGGGTCGTGCAGCTCGGGCGGCGCCACGCCGCCCGCCGCCACCGTGGCCCGCAGGAAGGCGTCCACGTCGGCGAGCGCGGCGAGCGCGGCCTCGGCCGAGGCGAGCAGGTGCGCGAAGTTGAGCTGCTTCAGGAAGTTCTCCACGTCGTGCAGGAACTGGATCTCGATGTCGATCGTCTCGCCGCCGTAGAGCGCCAGGCGCGCGCGCCGGTGGAAGCGGCACGCGCCCTCCAGCCCCATGGTGCGCGCGAAGAACTCGGCGGGCGCGCCCGCGGCGCCCGCGGCCGCCAGCAGCGCGTCGCTCTCCGCCGCGGCGTGGTCCAGCGCAAGGTCCAGCGCGTACGTCAGCGGCGTGAGGCGGACGCGCGCCTGGGCGCGCAGCGCGCCGCCGAGGCGGCGCCGCAGCCAGCGCACCATGAGCGCGTTCAGCTTGACGGCGTCGAGGTGGCGGCGCGCCACGGCCGGGTCGCAGCGCCCGAGCAGCGCCAGCTGGAAGTTGTACGTCTGCACCTGCCCGAGGATGGCGAGCATCCGCTGGCGGGCCGCGGCCCCGCCGGGCTGGGCCGGGCCGGACGCCGGGTCGGCCCCGAGCGCGGGACCGCCGGGCTCGGGACCGACGGGGTCCGAGCGCGCGGCCGCCATCGCTGGCCCCGCCCCGCCCGCGCTTCTCCCCCTCTCCCCCCCTTTCCCCCCCTCTCGCGGCCCCCCGGCGGGACGCGCAAAGACGACGGAGAGACGCGAGTAACGTGCGCAGAAATGGTCTTTTTATTTTTTGTTGCCGACACGCGCATATATGCGCCACGGGGGCGGGATGGGGGAAGGGGGGGCAGCGGGTGGGGTTGCCGGCGGGCCTCGGCCACGCCCCTGCCACCACCGCCGCCGCGCTACACCATGTCGATGGTCAGGGCGGGCCGCTTTTCCGGAACGGCCGCCTCAAACAGCTCGTCCAGGTCGGGGCGCTTGGCCCCCGGCACGGCGCAGGCGCCGCCTGCGGCCCCGGCCCCGGCCCCGGCGGCGCCGAAGGCGTAGGTCGCGTCCGGGGCCGCGCTCGCGCACGCGCCAAAGTCGAAGGCGCCGCCCGCGGGCTCGGCCTCGGCCGCCGCCGCCTCGAGCTCCAGCTCGCGCAGCATGTCGGCCGCGCCCTCCGGCGACCAGCCCCCGGGCCGCGCGGCCGCGCGCTCCGTCAGCTCCACCATGCTCTGGGCGAAGAACTCGTCCTCCACCAGGGCCGCCCAGTCGTCCAGGTCCATGTGCTCCACGCGCGGGCCCAGCGCCTGGAGCACGGCCCCGTAGACGGCCGTCTGTGCCAGCGCGCCGTTGCTGCCGTTGATGATCTCGCGGAGCGCCTCCACCAGCGTGTTGTCCCGGCTGGCGCCGCCCGCGCCCGCGGCCGCGCACACGAAGCCGGCGCGCGGGCACGCGAGCACGAAGCGGCGCGTCTTGTCGAAGCACAGCAGGGGGCACACGTTCTTGCCCCCGTTGAGGCCGCTCCAGTTGCCCGCCTGGAAGACGCGGTTGTTGCCCGCGCTGCCGTTGTACTTGCTGATGCTGAGGCCCAGCACCACCGCGGGCCGCGTGGCCATGACCGAGCGCACGAGGTGGCTGGCGGCAAAGGTGCCCGCCCACACCTCCGGGCGGGCCTCGGCCTCGCGCAGCACCTCCTCGGCGGCCGCCGAGGCGTCGGGCGCGTCCGCGATGCGCCGGCGCACCCAGTGCATGACGGCCGCGGGGTCGCGCGGCCGCCGCGCCCCGGCCACGATCGCCGTGAGCCCGTTGATGTAGAACTGCCTGTGGTCGCAGTAGCGCAGCACCAGGTTGGCCATGTAAAACTGCGCCAGCTCGGCCACGTTGCCCGGCGTGAGGTTGACGTAGTTGATGGCCGCGTACGCGTCCGAGAAGCGCTTCACGGCGCCGATCGTCTCGATGTCGTCCTTGGAGAGCAGCCGCGCCGGCATCTGGTTGCGCTGCAGCAGCGTCCAGAACCACTGGGGGTTGGGCGTCGGGCTCCCGGGCGGCTTCCCGTTGGGGAAGAGCTTGCGGTGGAACTGCTTCACCAGAAAGCCCAGCGGCCCGCTGAGGATGTTCGCGCCGCCGCCCTCGGGCTTCTGGTAGGCGCCCGCGAGCCCGAGCACGCGCGCGCGCGCCGCCTCCGACATGTTGGCGCCGCCCGCCGAGAACATCACGCGGTTCTTCACGCGCATCTCCCGGAAGACCTCCAGGCTCACCTTCGAGAGGTCGCCGTCCATGTCGCGCGCGGGCGGCTCCGTCTGCGGCGCCGCGAGGTTCGGCGCCGCGACCGCGGCCTCCGCGAGCGTCACCGTCACGGTGCGCGTCGTGAGGAAGCCGCCGTTGAGCAGGTCCATGAAGCGCCGCCGCAGCACGGGCTGGAACTGCGCGCGAAAGTTGCGCCCGTCCACCTGCTGCCCGCAGAAGATGCCGTGGCACTGGCTGAGCGCCAGGTCCTGCACCACGGCCAGCACCGAGCGCCGGAACAGGAACGCCGTCGCCGGGCAGACGGCCGTCGAGTACGGGTCCAGCGCCAGCGAGAGCGTGTGGTTGGCCTCGTAGAGCGCCTCGCGCATCTTGAAGTCGCGGTCCTCGACCAGCCCGCGCACGAACGCCTCGGTGGCCTGCTCGACCGTGCTCTGGATGGCGGCCAGGGCGCCGCGGAAGCTGGCGTGGTCCGTGATCGCGCGCTCGAGCTGCGCCGCCGACGGGGCGTCGTGCGCCAGCAGCCGCTGCTGGTCCAGCTCCGCGAGCACGTTCTCCACGGCGGCGCGGTACGTGGCCTGCATGATGCTCCGCGCGTTCTCGTCGGCGCCCGGGCGCCGGAGCGCGCCGTACGACGCGTAGTTCCCCAGCACGTCGCAGTCGCTGTACGCGCTGTTCATGGTCCCGAAGACGCCGAGCGGGCTCCGCGTCGGCGCGCCGAACCGGGGCAGCCGGTGCCGCAGCCGGTGCAGCGTCGTGTGCGCGCACGCGTGCCGGTCGTCGCGCGAGCACAGCCCGCAGGGCACGTCGCCCTCCAGCGTGCTGGCCACGTACTTCAGCGCGTCCATGTCGTTGCGCCCGGCGAAGGCGCCCGCGTCGCAGCGCTCCAGGTAGAAGAGCACGCGCGCCAGCAGCTGCGGGCAGAACCCGCACGCCATCGCCAGGTGGTCCAGCGCGAACTCCTGGCCCGCGCCGTTGATAGACGCGGCCGGGCCGGCGCCCGTCTGCGGCAGGGGCCTGCCGTCCTTGTCGCAGCGCGGGTTCCCGGCCACGTAGGGGGCGGCGATCTGGTAGAAGCGGTGGAAGCCGGCGGCGGCGCCGTCCTTGGCGTCGGCCGCGCCGCCGTCGTCCACCTCCGTCATGTGCAGCACCGAGTTGGAGCTGAACACCATGGCGCCCACCAGCCCGGCGAGGCGGCCCACGTACGCGCCCAGCGCGTCCAGCTTCGCCGCCTCGTCCGCCGCGCCCTGCAGCATCGGCCAGTCGTCCAGGCACGTGACGTCCTCGTCGAACACGCTCGTGCTCATGGCCGCCTCGATCGACACGGCCGTGTCGGCCGCCATCACCGAGGCCAGCCGGCGCTCGACGCCGCCGGGCGCGGCGGCCTTGGCCGCGCCCTGGTCCGCGCCGCGCGCGGACCCGCGTCCGCCGCCGCCGCCGCGCGCGGCGGGCTGGTCAAAGACCGTGAAGCACACGTCCGGCGGCAGCACGGCACCCTCGTGGCCCTCGTCGAAGGCCAGGTGCGCGGCCCCGCGCGCCACCGCGTCCAGGCTGCGCACGCGCAGCGCCACCGCGGCCGGGCCCAGCACGTAGCCGTGCAGCAGCGCGCAGAGCGCGGCGTTGTAGAAGGGCCGCGGGTACGCGAGCTGCTCGCCGACGGCCCGCTGGCGCGCGTTGAAGGGCTCCATGTTCACGCGGTTCACGTCCGGCATGTACAGCTGCACGGGGTACAGCGGCACGCGCACCGCCTCGCCCGCGCCCACCTGCACGGTCGTCGCGCCGCCGTAGTGCAGGAAGGTGTTGCACATGTACACCGTCTCCTTGAAGGCCTCCGTGGTCGCGAGGAAGAGCAGGGCCGTCTCGGGGCTCGCGCCCACCGCGCGGCAGATGTCCTCGGCCGTCGTCTCGACGGCGCCGTCGACGGGCGCGCCGGCGAAGGCGCCGAAGCCGAAGCGCCGCCGCGCCTGCTCGCAGGCGCGCGTCAGGTTCGGCGCGGCCGTGCTGGCGCGCAGGCGCTCGCCGCCGTGGAAGACGAACACGTTCGGGTGGTAGTGGCTGGGCGTCAGCTTGGCCGTCAGCCCCGCGCCGCCCAGGCCGGTGGTCTTGGTGCCGGCGACCACCGCGACGTTGGGCGCGAACGCCGCCTCCACGGTGAGCCCGCGCACCAGGGGCAGCACCGCCAGCGGCGAGTCGGAGCTCCGCGCCGCGAGCAGCGCGAGCTTATCGAGGTCCAGGTGGGCCGCGTCGCAGACGTACACGAAGCCCGCGGGCCCCGGCGCGAGGGTCACCGTCTTGGCCGCCGCGTCCATGGCCGGCACAACCCCCGGGCGGCGGGGTTGGGACCGGGGAGCGAGAGCGAGCGAGAGCGAGAGCAGAGAGAAGGACGGGAGAGAGAGAGGCGCGGAGACGGCGCGGAGAGGGCGGGCCGAGCGCACCGTGTGTCTGCCGCCGCCCGGGACCTGGAGCCGCGCGCCGCCACGGCCCGCCGCCGGCGGGCTCGGTATTTAACCTCGCGCCGGCTCCTCCCCCGGCGGGCCCGTTAAAGCGGCCGGCGGCACCCGGGGGCGGTTCAGTCGCGCGCCTGCGCCGGCCGAGCCATGAACCCAGACTGCGAACGGGGCGAGGCGCCCCCGCGCGCCGGCTTCTTTAACCCGTACCTCGCGCCGCGCGGCCGGGGCGCCCCCGCGCGGCCGGGCCGGGGCGACGCCGGCGGCGCCGACGAGGCGGGCCGCGCCGGCAAGCGCGCGGCCGGGTCGTACTACACCGCCGTGTCCTCCTTCCGCTTCATCGCGCCGCGCTGCCTGGACGACGACGGCGGCGGCGCCGCCAGCGGGGACGAGGACGAGGACGAGGAAGAAGGGGGGGCCGCGGGGACGGCGGCGCCCCGCCGCCGCGGCGGCGTTCACATCGGAACGGCCGAGCGCGCGCCCAAGGTGTACCTCGACGGCGAGGAGCACGACATCCTGGACTTCGCGGGCCACCGCTGCTGGCCGCGCCGCGTGAGCGTGTGGGCGGGCCGCGCCGCGCCGGAGCGCGCCGCGCTCGACCCGCGCTTCGAGCGCTTCCACGTGTACGACATCGTGGAGACGACCGAGTACCCGAGCGCCGGCGACGCGTCCCGCTTCGCCGCCGAGGGCCGGCCCGGCGGCGCCACGGTCGTGACGCTGCTGGGCATGTCGGAGGACGGCAAGCGCGTGGCGGTGCACGTGTACGGCGTGCGGCACTACTTTTACATGGAGAAGGCCGCCGTCGACCTGGCCTGCGGGGTGCGCGACGAGGGCCAGCTGGTGGACGCCATGGTGGCGGCGCTGCGCTCCTCGGCCCTGGCCGCCGGCGCCGCGCAGCAGGACGCCGGCGGCGGGGGCGGCGCGCGCCGGGCCGGCGGCGGCTACCTGGGCCGCGCCTCGCGGGACAGCCTCTCCGTCGCGGTGGTCAGCGCGGCGGACGTGTACTTTTACGACACGCGCCCGCAGCTCTTCTACAAGGTGTCCTCGGCCAGCGCGCGGCTCGGGGGCTACCTCTGCGACAACTTTCTCCCCGGCGTGACCAAGTACGAGGGCGCCGTGGACGTGACGACGCGCTTCCTGCTGGACAACGAGGGCTTCACCAGCTTCGGCTGGTACCGGCTGCGGCCCGGGCGCGGCGGCGCGCGCGTGGCGCTGCGCGCGCCGGAGCAGCACGCGACCTCCTGCGACGTGGAGGTCAACTGCACCGCGGACAACCTGGAGCCGCTCGCGGGCGCCGAGGCCGACGCGTGGCCCGACTACAAGCTGCTGTGCTTCGACATCGAGTGCCTGTCGTGCGCGGGCGACGGGCTGGCGTTCCCGACGGCCGCCAACGCCGAGGACCTCGTCGTCCAGATCTCGTGCCTGACGTACTCGCTGCGCACCCAGCGGCACGAGCACACGCTCCTGTTCTCGCTGGGCTCCTGCGACCTGCCGCCGGCCTTCCTCGGCGCGTGCGCGGCCGCCGGGCTCCCCGCGCCCGCCGTGCTGGAGTTCGACAGCGAGTTCGAGCTGCTGCTGGCCTTCGTGACCTTCCTCAAGCAGTACTCGCCCGAGTTCGTCACCGGGTACAACATCGTCAACTTCGACTGGGCGTACCTCTCGGAGAAGCTCACGGCCGTCTACGACGTGCGGCTCGACGGCTACGGGAAGCTGAACCGCGGCGGCGTCTTCCGCGTCTCCGACGCGGGCCAGAACCGCTTCCAGAAGCAGAGCAAGGTGAAGATCAACGGCGTCGTCTCCCTGGACATGTACCGCACGGCCGTGGAGAAGCTCAAGCTGCCCAGCTACAAGCTGAACGCCGTGGCCGAGGAGGCCCTGCGGGAGCGGAAGGTGGACCTGGACTACAAGGACATCCCGCGGCACTTCGCGGCCGGGCCGGGGGGCCGCGGCGTCATCGGCGAGTACTGCATCCAGGACTCGGCGCTGGTCGGAAAGCTGTTCTTCAGGTACCTGCCCCACCTGGAGCTGTCGGCGGTGGCGCGGCTGGCCGGGATCACGGTGTCGCGCGCCATTTTCGACGGGCAGCAGATCCGCGTCTTCACCTGCCTGCTGCGCCTGGCCCGGGAGCGGGGCTTCCTGCTGCCGGACAGCCAGCGGCGCCTCGCGGGCGCCGCGGGCGGCGACGGGGGCCCGTTCGCCGGCTGGGCCGACGCGGCCGGCGGCGAGGGCGAGGAGGGGGGCGAGGGGGAGGGGGGCGGGGGGGGGGGGGGGGGGGGCGGGGGGGACGCGGGGGGCGCGGGCGCGACGGCGCGCCCGCCCGCCGCGCGGGGGCGCGCCGTCGGGTACCAGGGCGCCAAGGTCCTGGACCCCGAGTCGGGCTTCCACGTAGACCCCGTCATGGTGCTGGACTTTGCCAGCCTCTACCCCAGCATCATCCAGGCGCACAACCTGTGCTTCACCACGCTCGTGCGCGGCGAGGCCCCGCCGGCGGGGCTGGCGCCCGGCGCGGACTACGCGACGTTCGACGTGGGCGGGCGCGCGCTGCACTTTGTGCGCGCGCACGTGCGCGAGAGCCTGCTCAGCGTGCTGCTCCGCGACTGGCTGGCCATGCGCAAGGCCATCCGCGCGCGCATCCCCGCCGCCGCGCCCGAGGAGGCCGTGCTGCTCGACAAGCAGCAGGCCGCCATCAAGGTCGTGTGCAACTCGGTGTACGGCTTCACCGGCGTGGCCAACGGGCTGCTGCCCTGCCTGGCCGTCGCGGCCACCGTGACGACCATCGGGCGCGACATGCTGCTCGAGACGCGGCGGTACATACACGACCGCTGGGCCGCGCCCGAGGCGCTGGCGCGGGACTTCCCCGAGGCCGCCGAGGCGGCCGCGGCGGCCGGCGCGCGCTACCGCGTGCGCGTGGTCTACGGCGACACGGACTCGGTCTTCGTCAAGTTCGCGGGGATGCCCTACGACGCCGTCTGCGCGCTGGGCGACGGCATGGCGCGCCAGGTCTCGGCGGCGCTCTTCCGCCCGCCCATCAAGCTCGAGTGCGAGAAGACCTTCGCCAAGCTGCTGCTCATCACCAAGAAGAAGTACCTCGGCCTCGTCGCCGGCGGCAAGATGCTGATGAAGGGCGTGGACCTGGTGCGCAAGAACAACTGCCGCTTCATCAACGCCTACGCGCGGCGCCTGGTCGACGTGCTCATGCACGACGACGCCGTCTCGCGCGCCGCGGCCGAGGCCTCGGCCGTGCCGCCCGGCGAGTGGCCCGGGCGGCAGCTCCCGCCGGGCTTCGCGCGCTTCGGCGCCGTGCTGGCCGAGGCCCACGCCAAGATCGCCGACCCGGCGCTGGACATCGGCGACTTCGTCATGACGGCGGAGCTGAGCCGCCCGCCCGAGGCCTACGCCAACAAGCGCATCGCGCACCTGACCGTGTACTACAAGCTCCTGCTGCGCAGCGAGGCCCGCCCCAACGTCAAGGACCGCATCCCCTACGTGATCGTCGCGCCCGGCGAGGACGTGGAGCGCGACGCCGCCGCGGTGAACGCGCTGCGCGGCACGGCCCCGCCCGCCCCCCCCGGCGGCGGCGGCGCTGCCGCTGCCGCCCGCCCCGCGCGCCTGCTGGTCTCGGACATGGCCGAGGACCCGGGCTACGCGCGCGCCCGCGCCGTGCCCCTCAACACCGACTACTACTTCTCCCACCTCCTGGGCACCGTCGGCGCCACCTTCAAGGCCCTGTTCGGAAACGACACGCGGACTACGGAGAACCTGCTCAAGCGCTTTATTCCGGAGACGACGCGCGCCTGCGACGGCCGGCTGCAGGGCCGGCTCGCCGCGGCGGGCTTCGCGGCGCTCACGCCGGCGGCGCAAAGTCGTCAAACGCTGCGTACAGCCTTCGATATTCTAACAGAAGCTCCCCGTCGAAGTTGAGGTCCGACATCTTGCAATAAAGGTCCCCCGCGCTCACCGCCGGCACCTCGGCGTCCGTCGCGCTCTGTTGTCTGCCCCCGCCCCCGTCCCGGCGCACCACGAGCACGAACATCGTCTGCCACACGTGGGCGACGATCTTGTACCCGGCGCAGGCCGTCAGCAGGTGGTCCAGCAGGCGGTGGTGCAGGTGGATGGCCTTGCCCGGGAACACCACGTACATCATGAAGCCCGAGCAGTCCAGGTCCCGGTAGAACAGCACGCGCGCGTCGCGCACGCCCCCGTCCCGCAGCACGTGGTAGGCGAAGAAGAGCTCGGGCTGGGCCAGGACCTCGGCGAGCGCGCGCTCGGTGGGGCCGCCGGGGCCGCCGACGCCGGCGCAGCCGCCGAAGCCGGCGTCGTCGGCCCCGCCGAGCGCGCGGATGGAGGCCAGGAAGGCCCGGTACTCGTAGATGTTGCTCAGCTGCTGCACGTAGGCCAGGATGAGCGCCGCGCGGTCCGCGCGGCCCATCCGCGGCCCGCCGGTCACGGTGCAGGCGGGGCAGCAGCCCCCGATGCCCAGGTAGTAGCCCATGCCCGAGAGCGACAGGCAGTTGTCGGCCACCGTCCGCGAGAGGTCGAACGGGAGCACCACGGGCGTCGTCCGGATGAGCGGCACCGCGAGCTCGCGGACGGCGGCCAGCTCGTCCGCGGGGGAGGCGGCCAGGAACTGGAAGTACATCAAGTAGCTGTCCCGCGCGCGCGCCGCGCGCCGCGCGCCCGCGCGCGAGCGCAGCCGCTCGCGGCGCGTGCCGGGGCCCCGGGCGCGAGAGCGGGACCGGGACCGGGACCGGGACCGCTCCAGAGGCAGGAACGGCGAGCGGGAGCGAGAGCGAGAGCGAGAGCCAGGCGGGGACAGCGAGCGACGCCCGCGCCGCTCGGCCCGGGCCGAGCCCGGGCTTGGGCTCGGGGTCCGGTCGCCGGCGCGCGCGGGCGCGAGGCCGCGCGCAGAGTCCGGCTCCGGCCCCCGGGCCCGGTCGCACCCCCCGCGGTCAGACATAGTGGCAGAGGGTGTGCTCCAGCGAGACGAGGGCCACGCCGTGCCGGCGGAGCAGCTGCCCGGCGTCCCGGACGAAGGCCGCGCACGCGGTCGGCTTCGGGGGGAAGAGCTGGTACGTCTTGAAGGCGTACGCGAGCGCCCACAAGCCCGCGCACACGCGGCCCTCGAAGCTGTTCTCGCTGGCCACGCGCGCCTTATATAGATCCAGCTCGTCCGCGTCGCGCGCGTCGTCGCCGGAAAATGCGAACAGCACCTCGGGGTCCGTCTGCAGCTCGCACGCGGCGCACATGGGGTCGCAGAACAGGTGCTTGTACACGGCCTCGGGCTCCAGCAGCGCCAGCGCGGCGAAGAAGCGGCCGCCGTCGCCCTCGACCGGCGCGCCGGCGCGCGCCTCCAGCACCGGCAGGATGCAGTCGAAGAGGCCCGCGTTGTTGGCGGAGTGCGCCACCACGTCCGCGCGCAGCGCGCGCAGCGCGCGCCAGTGCGCCGGCGTGAGCAGGAGGTTGCAGAGCACGCACTCGCCCGTCGTGCGCCCGCGCCCCGCGATGTGCTTGAGGGCCGTGGCCAGCACCGGCCCCAGCGCGGTGCCGGGGCGCGCGTCGCCCGCGGCGAAGCGCGCGAACCGCGGCGCCGTGTTGGCCGCGAGGAAGCCCGCGCGCGCCGCCCAGTAGCGGTCGACGGCGGCGCGGCGGGACGCGATCGCGCGCTCGGCGACCTCGCCGTCGCCCCGGGTCGCGACGCCGGCCAGCAGCAGCAGCGCGAGGTCCGCGTACGCCCACCGGTCCGCGGGCGTCTGCGCGGGCGCCGCCGCCGACGGGGCGTCGGCGGGTGCCTCTTCCTCCTCGTCGTCGTCGGCGGCGGCGCGCGCTTCGTACTCGGCGGCCCGCGCGCGCGCGGCGTCGCAGCAGGTGCCCCCGGGGCGCCGCGCCGCCCGCGCGCCGCCGCCACCGCCGCAGCCGCCGGGCGGCGCCGCCGAGCAGTCCACGAGGCGCGCGCACTCCTTCCAGCTCAGCAGCGCGGTCGCCAGCGACTGCGGGCGCGGCGCCCGCGGGCCCGCGCCGTCCGCGGGCGCCGCCTCCGGGCGGTCGGCCGTCGACGCCAGCAGCGCCCGCGTCGCCGACTGGATGAGGAACGAGTAGTTGGAGTAGCGCACCTTCTCGGCGGCCCGGCGCGGGCCCCCGGCGGCGCCGGGGGCGCCGGAACCGCCGCCGCCGGGGACGCCGCCGTCCGTGCGAAAGCACACGTGGAGGAAGAAATGCTTGTGCACGTCCACCAGCGTCAGCGCCCGGGTCGCGAAGGCGCCCACCAGCGTGGCGCGGTGCGCGGCCAGGAAGTGCCGGTCCATCAGGTAGACGAACTCGAAGGCCGCGACCACGATGGCCACGGCGCAGGGCGGCGCCGCGAGGCTCTTGGCGCAGAGCATGGCGTAGTCGGCGACCCAGGGGGGCGCCAGCCCGAACTCGCGCCGGTAGGCGTCGATCGTCCGGCACACGGCGCACGGCCGGTCGATGGCCAGCGCGGCGGCGGCCTCCTCGACGAAGGGCGCGACGTCCGCGGCGCCGCCCCCCTCCCCATCCGCGTCCGCGTCCCCCTCCGCGTCGGCGTCGTCCCGCGGGCCGGGCACCTCCATTAAATGGGCCGCGAAGACGAGCTCCTCGAGGAGCTGGCCGTTCGCCTTCAGGAGCGCCGGGTCGAACGCGACGTAGGGGGCGCCGAACGCGCCCTCCGCCCACGAGCGCGCGCCCTCGCCGCCGCCGGCGCCGTCGTCGGCGCGCGCGAACATGCGGCTCCGCGAGCTCATCCCCCCCGAGGCGCTGGCCGCCGAGGACGTGGCCGAGCTGGAGCGCCGCTACCTCCGGGGCGGGGACGCCGACGCCGACGTGGAGATCTGGTTCGAGGACGTGGCGCCGCGCGAGCTCGAGGTGCTGCTGCCCACCACCGACGCCAAGGTGAACTACCTGGCCTTCACGGCGCGCCTGGCCTCGGCGCTCGCGCACGGCCCGGGCGGGCGGCCCGCGTGCAGCCACACGCGCGCGCTGGAGGCGAGGAAGGAGCGCTTCGCGACGGTGATCAACAAATTTCTGGACCTGCACCAGATCCTGCACGACGCGTAGGCCCCGCGTGCGCGCGCCCCGCCCCGCGGGGCGGGCTATAAAGCCGCCGCCGCCGGCGCCCGGCGCCGCAGACCGCCCTTCGCCATGCACGCCCGCGAGCGCGACCGCGACGGCGAGGCCGAGGGCGAGGGCTCCTCCCGGAGCCTCATGGCCCGCGTCCGCCTGCTGGTCGCCGGGAACCTGCAGTGCGGCGAGGGGGACGTGCCCCAGCCCTGGGACCCGCGCCGCCCGCCCGCGCGGTGCGTCTTCCAGTTCAACGGCCAGGACGGGAGCAACGAGTCCTTCCCCCTGGAGTACATCCTGCGGCTGATGGCCAGCTGGGCGCAGACGGACTGCGACCCCTACGTCCGGGTCCAGAACACGGGCGTGTCCGTGCTCTTCCAGGGGTACTTTTCGCGCCCCCCCGGCGCGCCGCTCGCGGCCATCACGGCGGAGCAGAACAACGCCACGCTGGCCTCGACGCAGAGCACGGGCCTGAGCCTGTCTGCGCTGGAGAAGATCAAGGCCCGCGGCGGCATCGACCCGCGGCCCTTCCGCGCCATGATGTCGGTGAGCTGCTTCGTGCGCATGCCGCGCGTGCAGCTCTCGTTCCGCTTCATGGGCCCCGGCGACTCGCAGCGCACCGGCCGGCTGCTGGACCGCGCGGTCCGGGACCGGCTGGGCGAGCGCGACGCGCGGCGCCGCGACGGGCGCGGGTGTGAGCACGAGCGCGAGTATGCGCGCGGGCTCGCGCTCGGGCCCGCCGCGCTCGGCGGCGCCGCCGCTGCCGCCGCCGGGGGCGCCGGGAGCCTCGCGTGCCGCGTCGGCGCGCTGCTGGCCGCGCGCCGGCGGGGGCTCGCGGCCCTCGCGGCCCTTGTGGGCGGAGTCTTTGGCACTCTCGCGATACTGCGCTTCGTCTGGGCGCCCTCTTAACGCGCGCGCCGCGCGAGCGCGCTCACTCGCGGCCCGCCAGCGCCATGTCCGCGCCCACCGGGATCGACCCCAGCGCGCCGGCCACCATCACCCCCGACACCCTGCGGGACCTGCTGCCCGTGCAGATCCTGCACGTGCTCAACGCCGCGTCCCGCCCGCTCCAGGACGGCACGACGCCCGAGCAGGTGAGCGCGGCCCGGCGCAACCTGCTCGTCGGGACGTCGCTGGCCATGGTCGACCTGCGGCGGCGGCACGAGAAGGCCGTCGTGCCGCGCGTGCCCATGTTCGCGACGTACGACCACGCGCACTGGGCGCGCCCGACGATCGGCCTGAAGCGAACCTTCCTCCCGCGGGTGGTGCAGCTCCCCCTCGAGTACGAGGACGACGCCGGCGCGGCCTCGGCCCCGGCCGCGCGCACCTGACGCCCCGACCGGCCCGGCGCGGCCGCGCGATCGCATCAATTAACTAATTAACAATAAAACACACTCGGTGCCCGTGAGAACTTGCGTTGCGACGTTTATTGAGCGGCGGGGTACAGAAGGCCGCGCTTCGCGGCTAGGGGTGTTGGGAGCAGGGGGAAGAGGGAAGGAGATGGAATGGGGGGGGGGGTGGCACCAGGGTCTACCCCAGCAGCATGCGTAGCGCGAATATGTCCGCCGTGACCCCGGCGGTGCTCTGCCGCAGCACGTCGCGCGTGGCGCGCAGCCGCCGGGCGATCTTCTCGCAGGCCTCCAGCAGCAGCGCCAGGACGCTGATGCCCGTGCCGCGCAGGTACTGGCGACCCAGCAGCGAGTTGGCGGGCACCACCCGGGCGCCGCGCGAGTCCCGGCCTGGGTCGCGGCCTTCTCTTGCCCCCGTCTCCTCCACCTCCGTCTCTTCCGCCTCCGTCTCCGGCTCGCTCCAGTCCGAAGAGCTGTCGGCGGTGTCGAGGCCGGGGTCGACGTGGGGCTCGGGGGGCTCGGGGGGCGCGGGCGGCTCGCGGATCCGCGCCTCGGCGTCCGCCAGCAGATCTCGCGTGTGCAGGTCGACCCGAGACGCCCACGGGCGCATCGGCGGGGCGGCCGCCGCGCGCGACCCACGCGGCCTCGGCGCGGCCGGGCGCGCCGTTGGGCGGGCCATTGGGCGCACGCGCCAGGCCGCATCCGCCGGGCGGGGGGCGGCGGGCACGATCTGCATCGGGGGCGCCGGCGCCACGCTCGGGGGTGCCGGCTGGGCCGCGGCCGGGGGGGCCGGGGGCGCCGGGGCTGGGGGCGCTAATGCCGGCTGGGCCGGCCGGGTCGGCTGGGTCGCGGGCGCCGGCTGGGCCGGGGGCGCGGGGTCGGGCGGCGGGACGTACATGCCCGACACCCCAAAGTCGGCGTCTTCTCCGTCCGCGGGGCTGGGGCCCGACAGGGCAAAGCCAGAGCCGATGATCGTAGGGTCTACGGCCCGGGCGTGTCGCCGCGCGGCCTTCGCGCCCGCCGCGGGCTTAGCAAGCGCGCCGGGCCTGCCCCTGGGCGCGGGTTTGGGCCTCGGCGGCGCCGGGATCGCCGGAACCGTCGGGGGGGCCCTCGGGGGCGCCGGGGCCGCCGGAACGTCTCGGCTCGTCGCGATCGGCGGACCCGGCGGCGCCGGCCCGTCCGCCCGGGGCGCTTGGGGTTGGCTCGGTGGCGCGGGCGGAGCGGGCGGAGCGAGCGCGGGTGCCGCACTGGGGGGGCCAGCGCCCGCGGGGCCCGGGCGGGGCTGCCGGGGCAGTGGGGAGACGGCGGGTGGCCCGGGCGGGCTAACAGCTGACGGGGGCGGGGCGGGCTCGGCGGCGCGGCCGGCATCGACTCCCGAGCCCCGGGCCGGCGGACCGTCCGCCGGCGCCTCCGCGGACGGCGGCGAGGGCAAGTGTGGCGAGCGCCGCCGCGGCAGCGCGGCCGGCATCGATTTCCGAGCCCCGGGCCGGCGGACCGTCCGGGCGCCGGGCGCCCCCGCCGTACCGGCCGCTAGCTCCGGCGGCAACGAGGGGGGTGGCGGCGGAGCGGTGCCCGGGGAGAGCGAAGTGGAAGGCGGCGAGGGCGCTGGCGGCGAGGCCGGAGACGCCGCGGCACCGGCGGCCGCCGGCGGCGAGGCCGCGGGCGGCGGGTGTGTCATTGGAGACTCTGGGGGCGCGGCGGGCGGCGAGGCCGGAGACGCCGCGGCACCGGCGGCCGCCGGCGGCGAGGCCGCGGGCGGCGGGTGTGGCTTTGGCGCCGCCTGGGGCGCGGCGGGCGGCGGGCGCCGCCACGGCAGCGCGGCGGGCATCGATTTCCGCGGCCCGGTGCGGCGCGTCAGGCGGCGCGCGCGTTCGACGCCCGGCGCGTCCGCGGCCTCGGGGGCGGGCGCGGGCTCAGGCGGGCGCAATACCGGCGCGGGGGCGGGCGCGAACTCTGGTGGGTAGCCGTCCTCCGCGGACTCGGGCGGGTAGGCACCGCCCGCGAAATCCGGCGGGCGGCCACCCGCCGCGGGCCCGGGCGGGTAAGGCGCCGGCGTGACGGCGGGCGCGAGATCCGGCCGGTGGGCGGCGCCCGCGAGATCCGGCGGGTAGCCGGCCCCCGCGGGCCCGGGCTGGTAGGCGGCGCCCGCGAAATCCGGCGGGCAGGCGTCGCCTATCTCGTCGTCCAGCCACTCTTCGGCCCCCCAGGCGATGGCGGGCTCCGCCGGGGGCGCGACCGGAGCCGGGGCCGGGCCCCGGGGCCGCGCGGCCGCGCGGGCGTTGGCCACGCGGTTGCCGCTGCCGCCGCCAGCCGCCGGCCGCGCGTGCGGAAACGGGTCGCCGGCGGCGTGCCGGAAGACGGGGGGGTGCGCGTACAGCGGGTCGCCGCTCGCGGCGGCGAAGTCCGGGACGTTGTTCTCGCTGATGACGCGCGTGAACAGCGGGTCGGCGGGGTCGGCCGCGGGGGGCAGCGCGTCCTCGTAGTCCAGCGTCAGGCTCGGCAGGTCCCGGAGCACGTCGTCCTCGGCGATCTTCAGCGTCGCGAGCGGCGGCGCGGCGGCGCGCGCCCACAGCACCCGCGCGAGCTGCAGCTGCGTGTCCAGCACGATGAGGCAGGGCGGCGCGGCACGCAGCGGCTTGCTCGCGATCAGCGCCGAGAGCTGCTCCAGCTGCGCCGTCAGGCACGCGTTCTCGATGATGTTCTCGTCGAGCGCCAGCAGCCGCTCCCCCCACGAGTTCAGGTCCGAGGACACCGCGGCGGGCGCGTCGGCGTCGCGCCCGCCGGGCCGCGTGTCGAACAGCCGCAGGCACATGATCAGGCGCGAGCCCTCCGAGAACACGTCCGGGTTCTCCATGGCCACGACGACCGGCGCGCCCAGCAGCAGCGCGCACGTGACGAGGTCCAGCGCGTTGACCGTCTGCACCTCGCTGGGCGGCTGCCGCACGAGCGTGAACGTCACGCTGCTCCCCGTCGGGCGGAAGAGCGCGGGCCGGCCCCCGGCGGCGCCGGCCGCCGCGGCCAGCGCCGCCGCGTCCTCCGAGGGCCCGCCCGTCGCGTGCACCGTCGAGGGCGCGTCCAGGCGGCGCGCCAGGAAGGCGTCGTAGCTCTGGGCCTGCGCGCCCAGCGAGTCCACCGCGAGCGTCGTCCACAGCGCCGCCAGCAGGTCGCCCGGGATGCACATGCGCGCCAGCACGCTGACCGTCGTCAGCGCGCTGCCCGGGATGAGGCGCGCCAGCTCCGCCACGGTCGCGCGCGTGGCCGCGTCGGGCGCGTGCCGCCACACGGCCAGCACGTCGGACGGGGAGAGGCGGCCCGCGTCCCAATCGGCGGCGCGGATGGCGAACAGCGCGCCGTCCGCCGGGTCGTCCGCCCCGCCGCCCAGCGGCACCGGCCGCCGCGCGCCGCCGCCGCCGCCGCCCGGCGCGAGGGCGTTGACCGCCACCCGGCCCGCGAGCGCCTCGGCCAGGACGCCGTCCAGCGTCTTGCACATGTACTCGTGCTTCTGCACGAGGTCCAGGCGCGTAAAGTTCACCAGGTGCATGAAGGCGCCCATGAGCGCGGCCACGACAAGGTCCGCGGGCGTCAGCTCGAGCGCGCCGCCGCCGCTGCCGCCGCCCGGGGGCGCGGCGCGCCCCTCGCCGCCGCCCGGCGGCGCCCGCGCCGGCCGCAGCCCCCGCTCGGCCAGCGAGAAGCACAGCGCGCCCAGGGACGCGACGCCGTGGCGGCGGGGCAGCGTGGCGGCCAGCAGCCCCGCGTAGAGCTCGGCCGCCGCCGGGCGCACGTCCGCCAGCCCCCAGTCGGCGCGCCGGTGGCGCACGAAGCGGCAGAAGGCCCCAAAGTCCGCGTCGCGGGCGCGCTCGATCTCCAGGCGCAGGTTCACGATCTCGTTCAGCACGTTCACGGCGGCGACCGAGGCCGCCTCCACCACGCCGCCGTCGTCCAGCGGGGGGCGCATCGAGGCGCCCGCCTGCGAGTACAGCGCCACCGCCAGCTTGTCGCCCGCCGCGCGGTAGCACACCCGGTAGCAGAGCGGCGTGCCGTCGGCGTCCAGGTAGCCGCGCGGCGCCAGCGCGTCGATCTCCGAGTCCGCCTCGCGCAGCGTGCACACCGCCGCCTCGTCGCCCAGGAGCGCCGCCACGCGGCCGCGCAGGTGCAGGTCCCGCTCGCACAGGCGCGCCGCGCGCGCCGCGACGGCGCGCGTCGCGGGGTTCGCGCGCGAGTGCACCGCCGCCGCCGCGCGCGCCGCCCGGGCCGCGGCCGCGCCGCGCGCGCGCGCGGCGGCGCGCGGCACGAGCTTGAAGTAGGCCTCGTAGAGGCGCGTCCGCAGGACCAGCAGCTCCCGGAAGGGCGCGTGCGCCTGCGCCGCCCAGGCCGGGAGCTCGGCGACCTGCGCGTCGAAGGCCGCCAGGAGCGCGCGCAGCCCCTCGTACGCGGCCTCGCCGCGCACCGCCGCGAGCGTCGCCTGCAGCCGCTGCAGGCCCGCGTCCACGGCGCGCGCGGTCTCGTGGAAGGCGCCCAGCGCGTCGCCGCGCTCCGCCAGCCGCGCGTCCAGCGCGCCCGTGAACGCGGCCGGCAGCCGCGCGTAGTGCTCGTCCGCGCGCAGCCCCAGCACCACGCCCGCGGCCGCCTGCAGCGCGGCCGCGCGCGCCTTGGCGCCCTCGTGGTCCTCGCGCGAGGCCGCCGCGCGGCGGCGCGCCGCCGCGAAGAGCTCCCACGCGCCGTCCCACGCCGCCGCCGCCGACTCCAGCTGCCGCCGCAGCGCGTCGAGGTGGCGCCGCAGCTCGCGGAGCGCCTCGATGCGCTCCGCGAAGGGCTCCATGGGCCCGCGCTCGTCGATGCGCGCCGTCAGCGGGTGCGAGTCGATGATGGAGCGCGCCTGCTGCAGCCACTCCACCGCGGCCACGTCCAGCTCCGGCGCCTCCTCCACGGCCGCCAGCAGCAGCGCCGCCTGCGTCACCACGTCGGCCGCCGAGGCGGCGCGGTCCAGCGCGGGCCCCAGCGCCGGCGGCGGCGGCGTGATGCGCAGCAGGTTCTTGAGGTGGGCCAGCCCGGCGCCCTCGTCGCGGTCGCGCGCCGCCTCGGCCGCCACGACCTCGCCGAGGATGCGCTCCGCGCGCGCCGTGGCCTCCGCGCGCGCCGCCTTCGCGGCCTCCAGCGCCTCCCGCGCCGCGGCCGCGTCGCGCCGCACCGCGCTCAGCATCTGCGCCTCGTACGCCGAGCCGGCGAAGCAGGCGTGGTCGAAGCGCTCCAGCTGCGCCAGCGCGCCCGCGATCAGGGCCTCGCTCGGCAGCTCCAGGCGCACGCCCGCCTCCAGCGCGCGCGCCGCCTCGGCGGGGCTGCGCACGTACGTCCCCCCCCCCAGCGCGCGGCTGATCTCCGCCGCGCGCCCGCCGGCCGCCTGCAGCACGTCCGCGCGCAGGGCGCCCAGCCGCGCGCGCTCCTCCTCGAAGGCCGCGTGCCCCCGGCGGTAGAACGCCACGTACTTGGCGAGCCGGGGCACGGCTGCCAGGTCGCCCTCCAGGTACGTCACGGCGTCGTAGTGGCGCAGCTCGCCGCCGCCCGAGGCCGCGAACGTCAGCAGCCCCGTCGCGATGTGCATCAGCCGCGTCAGCTGGCCCACGTCCGCGGTCGGGAACAGGGCCGACAGCGCGGGGGCCGCCAGGGAGAACGCGTCCCACCACGCGATGTCGCGCAGCTGCGCCAGCGGCGGCGGCACGTCGATCCGCGCGTTCTCGGGCGCGTGCGGGTTGAACGCGAGCACGGCCTCGATGGCCGCCGTCGCCCGCTGCGCGCTCGCCTCCAGCGCCCGGTCGGCCTGCCGCGCCAGCGGCCGCGGGTCGTAGCCGCGCGCCGCGGCCGCGGCGCGCAGCCGCGCCAGCTCGGCCGCGTCGAAGGCGGAGCGCGCCTCGACGCGCTCCAGCGCGGCGCGCAGCTCCTCGCGCCAGCGCTCCTCCTGCCGCTGCGCGGCCGCCTCCTCGGCGCGCCGCCCGGCCTCGGCGCGCAGGCGCCGGACCTCCTCGGCGCGCCGCCGCGCCAGCGCCTGGGCCTTGCGCAGGTCCGCGTGCAGCTTGGCCGCCTGCGGCCCCAGGCGCCCGGCGGGCCCCGCCTCGCCGTCCGCGTCGGCGGCCTCGCCCGCGCCCGCGCCCTCCGCGTCCTCGCCGCCGGCGGCCTCGGCCGCGGCTTCGTCCGCGGCCCGCAGCACCCCCTCCGCGGCGCCCAGCGCCGCGTCCGCCGCGGCCGTCGCCGCCGCCGTCTCCGCCGCGTCCGCGCCCGCCGCCAGGGCGTTCTTCAGGGCGCTCGCCGCGGACGCGAGCGCGCCCGAGGCCTCACCCACGGCCGCGAGCGCGGCGCCCAGCCGCCGCGCGCCGGTCTGCGCCTCGCGCCGCGCCGCGTGCTGGGCCAGCAGCGCGTCCAGGAAAGCGAACTCGGGCGGGAGCCCCGCGCCCCCGGCCCGCAGCGCCTCCGCCGCCTCGCGCAGCGCCGCCGCCGCCGCGGCCGCGGCCGCGGGCGCCGCGGGCTCCGCCGCCGCGCGCGACACGGCGGCCGCCACGCGCTCCGCGTGGCCCTCGAAGAACGCGCGGGCCGCGGGGCCCAGCGCCTGCCCCGGCACGGCGCCCAGCACCGCCGCGAAGGCCGGGCCCAGCCCGGCCAGCGCCCCCGGCGCCAGCGCGCCCGGGTTCTCCAGCGCCTCGCGGTACCGGCCGAAGAGCTGCCACAGCCGGTCCTGCACGCCCGCGGTCACGCGCGGCGGCGCCTCCTGCAGGAAGCGCGCGCAGTCCTCCGCCGTCCGCGCGCCCGCGTCCGCGCACAGCCGCTCCAGCGCGCCGGGCGCCGCGCGCAGCCCCGCGAAGCCCTGCAGCGGCAGCAGCAGCGCGTCCAGGCGCCGGTACAGCTCCGCGCGCCGCTCCCCCAGCTCGGCCGCGCGCCGCCGCGCCGCGGCCGCCTGCGCCTCCAGCTCCGCGCGGGCCGCGGCCACGCGCGCGCGCGCCTCGCGGTCGGCCGCCGCGCCCGTCGCCAGGGCGTCCAGCTGGCGCAGGACGTCGTCGGCGCCGCGCACGGCGGCGTCCGCGGCCTCCGCCGCCTCCTCGGCCCCCGGGCCCGGGGGCCCCGTGCCGCTGCCGCCCGCGCCGTCGCCCGCCGCCGTGGCCGCGGCGGCAGCGCGGGCGGCGGCGGCGGCCATCGCCTCGAAGCGGGCCATGCTCGCCTCCAGCGACGCCCGCGAGGCCGAGCGCCCGTTTATGGCGGCCACGTCGCCCAGCACGGCGTCCAGCTCCTTCTTGGCGGCGGCGCCCTCCGCCTGCGCCTCGTGCAGCAGCGCCACCCAGGCCGCGAGGCCGTCCTCGGTGTGCGCCGTCGCGCCCGCCGCCAGCAGCTCGCGGAGGAGCTCGCCCTTGCGCGCGAGCCGCGGCGGCGGCGGGGCGGCGCCGCCGGGCGGCGCGCCGAGCCGGGCCACCCGCGCCGCCAGGTCGGGCGCGGCGTCCGCCAGCCGCTGCAGCGGCGCGACCGAGGCGGCCGCCACGCGGAAGCGCTCGCCGCCGCCGCGGTCGGCCAGTATGGCGCGCGCGCTGTACTGCGCGCCGCGCAGGAAGTACTGCCGCAGCGCCTCGGCCGCGAGCGCGTCCAGCTCGGCGGACAGGGCGGCGGCGCTCCGCGCGACCACGGCCGCGCGGTTCGCCGCGAGCTCGGCCGCCAGGTCGGCCACCGCGCCGTCCGCGGGCGCCGCGCGCGGGTCGTCGGGCGGGACGGCGTCCAGGCGCTCGCGCGCGGCGCGCACCGTGCCCTCCAGCGCCAGGATCTCGCGCGCGAGCGCCGCGGTCTCGGCGGCCGCGCGGGCCTCGCGGGCGCGCGCGCGCTCAAAGAGCGCGCGGACGCGCGCGTCCAGCGGCCGGCCGTCGCGCAGCGCCGCCCGCGAGAACAGCCGCCGGCCGGAGGCCGAGAGGCGCTCCATGAAGCGCGCCGAGACGGCGCCGCACAGCTCGAGCGGGCCCGCGGCGCCGCCGCCGGCGGCGCCGTCCACCTCGCCCTCCAGCTCGTCCACGGCGTCGTGCAGCCGCTCCGTGTCGGCCGCGACGGCGGCCGCCACCAGGCGCAGCTTGGCGTCCGCCAGGTCGCCCAGCGCCGAGGGCTGCGCGCGCATCGCCTCCGCCAGCCGCGCGTACGCGTCCAGCCCCTCGAGCACCATCCCGGAGGAGGTGACGAACGCGCTGGCGGGCGTGTGCTGCGGCAGCGCCTGGGCCACCGCCCCGAAGAGCGGCTGGACGGCCGAGGGCGCGTCGTGCCGCGTGCGCGCGCCGTTCTGCACCAGGAAGGCCAGCACCCGCTCGAACAGGCCCGCGATCGCGTGCTCCAGCGGGTCCCGCTCCGCGGCGGCGTCGCGGGGCCGCGCCACGCGGACCGCGCGGGCCACGCACGCGTCGATGTCGGCGTCGATCGCCGCCGCGTGCGCCCGGACGCCCTCCAGGGCCGCGGTGACGTCCGCCGCGCGCGCGCCGAGCTCCGCCGCGCAGGCCGCGACGGCGTCCTCCCCCGCCCCGGCGCCCAGCGCGGGCGGCGGCCGGGGCGCCGGGGCGGCGTCCTCCCCCCCCCCCCCCCCCGCCTCTCCCCAGCCCTCCCCGGCGGGGCCCGCCGACTCCGCGCCCCGGACCTTCCGCGGGGGCTTGCCCGCGCGGGCGCGGGCCGCCGGCGCGCGCAGGTCCTCGCGGCTCGAGGGCGGCGTCCACGGGGCCCGCCGCCGCCGCGGCAGGCTCGTCCGTTTCCCCGCCGCGCGGGCCGCGGCCGCGGCCGTGATCTGCGGCGGCATCCGCGCGACGGGCTCGGCGGGCGGCGGCGCCGGCGGGCCCGGGCGCGCGGGCGCGGGGGCCCCGCCCCCCCCCCCGGCGCCGCCCCCCGCCACGGCCGTGAGGCAGGCCGTGACGGGCGGCGCGCGCGGGTGCGCGCCGACCACGCGCCGCTCGACGTAGGGCTCGTCGTCCAGGTAGGTCTCGCTCGCGCCGTACAGCGCGGACACGGCCGCCCTCAGCTCCTCGGGGCGCGCGGGCCCCGGGCCCGCCGAGACGAAGTGCACCAGCGCGCCCGCCCACCGGGACTCGGGCTGGCCGCACGCGCGCAGGGCCAGGTACGCGTAGAGGGCCTCGGGGCGCGTGCGCGCGACGAACGCCTGCGGCACGTCCCCGCTCCCGTGCGGGTCGAAGACGTAGACCGCGTCGCCGGCGCGGAAGACGCCCACGCCCATGGCGCCCACGATCACCAGCGCCAGCGACGTCTGCCGCGGCCGCCACACGGCGTCCACGAACTCGCGCGCGGGGACCTGGGTGCTCAGGGCGCGCTCCGCCGGCGGCGTGTAGAAGCCGCACTCCCCGTACACGCGCGAGAAGACGCAGCAGAGCCCGCTGTCCGCGTCCGCCCGGTCGGCGATGCGGTTGGGCAGGTGCACGATCGAGCACATCTCCGGGCGCGGCCCGCTCGCGCGCGCCCACGCCGCGCCCTCCGCGAGCGCGCCGTCGATGGCCTCGGCGCCCAGCGCGGCGTCGAGGCCGCCCGCGAAGGCCAGCCGCAGAAACGACAGCGAGGACCGGAGGCACGCCACCGCGCTGCCCGGCCCCAGCGCCGCGTCGTACTGGTTGCGGAACCCCACGGCGGCGATCGCGACGTCGGCCGGCGTCGCCGGCGCGCGCGCGCCGGCAACGCCGGACATGGTGCCGCCTCGCCGCTCCGCGCTGATACTAGGGGGCGCCGCGCGCGCTGCGCCGTTTAAACAAAAGTGCCCGCGGCCGCGCCGGGCGGCCGCCGCGCCCTACCGGGCCGCCGCCGCCGCCGGGCGGCCCGTGCAAACGCCGTCGACCTCGGCGAGCAGGTCTTCCGTCGTGAGCCACGGCCCCGCCGCCGCGTCCGCCCCCGCCGCAGCGCGGACGCCGCCGTCGCCGCCGGTAGCGCTGTCGGCGGCGTCCGCGCGGCGCTGCAGCGGGCCGCGGTCCACGCCCGCCCAGTCGGCCACGTCCGCGCGGGCGTCCAGGAGCGCCGGGCTCCCCTCGTCGCCCTGGACCTCCGAGTAGCCCTCCAGCAGCGCCAGCACCGCCTCCTCGGCGGCGGCCGCGTCCGGGCCGGCGCGCGCCGGTCCCGGGGCCGCCGCGCGGCGCTCCTCCTGGACCTCGTCCCAGACGCCGCGGAGCCGCGCGACGAGCTCGGCGACGTCGCGCTCGCCGGCGCGGTCGTCCAGCGCGCGCCCGAGGGCCGCGCCGATCGCGTCCCAGCGCCGCAGGAAGCGGCCCACCTCGTGCAGCCCCGGCGCCTCCGCGCCCGCCACGAGCTTGCCGGCGGCCAGCGCCAGCGCCGTCTGCGCCCGCACCAGCGCCGAGTGGCCCGCCAGCAGCGCGCGGTGCGCGTCGTCCAGCCCGCCGCCCGGGGGGCGGGCGTCCGCGGCCTCGCACTCCTGCAGCGCCTGCGTCGTCCGCGCCGCGGCGCGCTGCAGGGCCGCCAGCGACACGCGCACCTCGGCCCGGGCGCGCTCCGCCTCGGCGCGCGCGCCGCGCACCGCGTCGGCCAGGTCCGCCGAGCGCCACGCGCCCAGGGAGCAGGGCGCGCCGCGCGCCGCGTACACCGCCAGCATCTGCTGCCCGGGCACCGGCGCGAAGTGGCAGTCGAACAGCGCCCCCAGCCGCGCCACCGCGCCGGCGACGGCGCCCACGGCCGCGGCCATGGAGGCGGCCAGCGCCTCCGTCTCGGCGGCGTAGCCCTGCAGCCGCGCGAAGGCGGCGTGCATGTACATGCTCGCCAGGAAGACGCAGCCGCCCACCCGCGGGCGCGCGGGCACGGGCGGGCGCGCGTCGGGCGGCAGGCACTCCGCCGCGGCGACGGCCGCCGCGTGCAGCTCGCCCAGCACGGCCTCCGCGTTGCGGACCTGCGTCGTCGTGGGCGCCGGGGCGCCCGCGTCCACGAACGGCCAGAGCCCGGCCGCCAGGGCCGAGAGCTTCGTCCGGTAGCCGTCCACGTTGGCCACCGCCCCGGCGCCGCAGTCCCGCGCCCACGCGATCAGCGGCAGCAGCCGCGCCACGCAGGCCGCGCCGAAGGGCAGCGCGTCGGCGGCCACCAGCACGTCCGAGAGCACGGCGGCGGCGAAGTAGGGCGCGAAGGCCGGGTCCCGCAGGACGGCGGCGGGCACGGCGTCCGTGCGCGGGAACTCGAGCGCCCGCGCCGCGCGCGCAAACTCCGCGGCCCCGCCGGGCGTCGCCGCCGCGGCGGGGGCGCCGCCGAACGTCTCCGCCGCGGCGGGCGGCGGCGCCTCGGCCGCGGGGGGGACCACGCCCCAGCGCTCGCCGGCGCGCAGGTCGAACCACGTCAGGAGGGCCTCGCGCGCGGCGGCCCCGGCGGCCGCCGCCGCCTCCGCCCGGTCGCCGCCGCCCTCGCCGGCCGCCCGCGCGCTCGCGCCCGCGGCCCGCTTGTCCGCGGCCGCGGCCTCGGCCACGAGCGCCGCGCGGATCGCCGCCACGTAGTCCGTGCGCGGCCGCGGGGCCATGCAGTGGCGGATCGTCTGCTCCAGCCCGCCGTCGGGCAGCCCCAGCAGCGGCAGCACGTCCGCGTAGTACGGGTGCAGGTTCGCGATGGTGGCCGTGTAGTGCGCGAGGTAGTCGGCGCTGGGCCCGTACGCGTCGAAGAGCTTGAACAGCACGCCGCCCGCCACCGCCACGCAGCCCACCGCCTGCAGCGCGTCCGCCGGGGCGCGCGGCCGCGGCTCCGGGCGCGAGAGCTGCGCCAGCACGGCGCGCTCCAGCATGGCGCACGTGCCCGGCGTGAACCCCGCCGCGGCCAGCGTCTCCACGGCCTGGTCCGGCGTGGCGCTCGCCTGCACGGCGTCCCAGACGGCCGCCGCGTGCTCCGCGACCCGCGCCAGGGCCGCCGCCGCCGCGGGCGCGCCCCCGCCCGCGTCCGCGCCCGCGCGCTCCAGCAGCCGCGCCACCGCGCCCGCGTGCACGGCGACCGCGTCCCGGCCGAGCAGCGCGTCGTCGGCGAGGATCTCCGCGTCGGCGCGCACGCGCGCCGCGACGCTGCCCGCGGCCGCGCCGCGCACGAAGGGGTCCCGGTAGGCCAGCGCCGCCGACACGCGCACGTCGTGCGACGTGCGCGCGAAAGCGTTGGCCTCGCCCACGGGCACCAGCGCCTCGGGCGGCACCGAGTCGGCGATCTCCGCGAAGGCCTCCGCCAGCCCCGGCGCCGCGTCCTCGTCGTCCGGCTCGGGAAAGTACTCGTCGACGAGCGCCACGGCGAAGAGCGCGCGGGCCAGCGGCGGCGCCGCGGCGTCCGCGGCGCGCCGCGCCACGGCGGCCATGGGCACCTTCCAGTTGGCGGCGTGCGCCAGGGCGCTGAGCCCCGCCTGGAAGAAGGGCATGTCGTACAGCAGGCGGAAGCGGCTCTGCAGCAGCGGGCGGACGACGGCCGCGCTGCCCGCCGGCGAGCGGGGCGCGGGGTCGGGGCCCAGCACGCCCACGCACGCCGCGTCCTCGCGCGCGTAGATCTCCAGAAAGAGCGAGGTCCACTCCACCACCACGCGCTGCGCGTTCACCGGGCCGAACGCCGCCGTGGCGCGCAGCCGCGCGGCCGCCAGGTGGCCCAGCGGCGCCTCGGCGATCATGCCGTTGGCCAGGTCCCGGACGCCGGCCATGAGGGCGGCGGTGTCGTGCGCGGCCCCGGGCAGGCGCCACAGCACCAGGCCGGGCAGGTTCTCCGCCAGCAGCGCCGCGTCGGGCGTGCGCAGGCGCTCGTAGGCGCGGCACGCCGCGCGCTGCAGCGCGGCCCAGCGCGGGGCCACGAAGTCCAGCGAGCTGAGCCCGGACGCGAGGAGAAACTCCGAGATGGCCGCCCTGGCCTCCGCGAGCGCGGCCGCGGGGTCGGCGGCCGCGTCGCCGTCCAGCCGCTCGAGCGCGGCCCAGAGGGCCCGCACGGGGTCCCCGCTCATGTCCGCCGCGCGCCCGCGCACCGAAACCCAACCGCCGCCGGAGAGGCAACCCCCGCTTCGCGCGTGCGCGCCCGAGCGCAAATGGCCGGGGCCCGCGCCCGCCGCGGGGTTTATTGCGCGCCCGCCGCGGGCCCCCTCGCCACAACCGCCGCGGCCCCCCTCGCCGCCGCCGACGCCCCTGCCTCCCCCTCCTTCCCCCTCCGCGCGCTCGCCGGCGCTATAAAGGCGACTCGCGGCCGCCGCCCCGGACACCTAACCCTAGCGCGGGCGCCGAGCGGACGAGGGACGATGGCCGCGCCTAACGGGAGCTCGAGTTACATCCAGATCGGCAACCGCCTGCGAATGCGGCTCCCGGCCGCCGCGCCGCCGTTCTCGGGCGTCCCGGCCGCCGCCGCCGCGGCGGCCGGCGCCGCCTCCACCGCAGCCGCGGCCGAATCCGGCGTGCCGTCGGCGGCGGCGCCGGGGGGCGGCGGGGCCCGCGGGCGGGCGCCCCGGGGCTACAGCCCCTGGACCGCCGGGATGCTGCACGTGTCCGACGCGACCGTGACCATCCAAAACATGTCGGGCATCCAGATCATCACGCCCCGGCAGGTCGTCGTGGACACGCCCGCCGGCGCCGCCGTCCTCTCGCCCTGCGGGCAGCCCCACATCCGGCTCTCGCGGCAGGTCACCCTGACGGACTTTTGCGACCCGCAGCTCGAGCGCCCCGGCGCGCCCGTCCTGACGCTGAAGCACCCCGCCGACGTCATCGGCATGGCCGCCGCCGCCGCGCCCCCCGGGCGGCAGTTCCGCGACGTCGAGGAGGCCTGGCGCGACCTCGGCGACGCCTCCAGCGTGGGCGCCGCGCCGCCCGGGGGGCTGCGGGCCTCCCTCGTGGCCTTCTCCTTCCTGGCGGGCGCCTGCGCCGCCGAGTACGGCAACCGCGCCGCCGCGGACGCGCTGCGCGCGCACCTGATCTCCAACTCGGGCGACCGCCGCATGGCGCTGCGGCTGGACCGCTTCTACGCCTGCCTGCAGGCCATGATCCGCTGCCACGCGTTCCCGCACCGGGCGTTCGGGTGCCTGGGCGGGCTGCTCTCGTGGACCACGCAGGACAAGCTGGCCAGCGTCACGGCCGTCGTCTGCGGCGCGCAGGAGGGCGCGCGCACGGACCAGGCCGCGCACCCGCGCTCCACGGCCCACGTGCCGGCCTGCGCGTTCCTGGACGTGGACGCCGAGCTGCGGCTGGAGTCCGCCGGCGTCAAATTCGTGTACCTGGTCTTCGTGTACGCGCAGCGCCTGGAGCACGAGGGCTTCCGCGCCCACGTGGCCGTCAGCAAGCTCAACGAGACCACCTTCGCCAGCGGGCTGAGCTACCTGCTGCACCGCACGCGCGCCGAGAACGTGCTCCGGGGGACGGCGGGCGAGGAGGCGGGGGCGGACGGGGCCGCGGACGAGTTTCCGCTGCCCGCCCTGGCGACCAGCCGCGCGGCCTACCGCTGCCCCGTCTCGCGGCTGGGCGACTGCGACGCGACGGTGTTCCTGCCACGCTGGGCGCCGAGCGCCGCCGGGCGGCCCACCCGGGAGAGCTGCATGTACGCCGCCTTCGTGCGCCTGGGGACGCTGCCGCACGACTCGCCGCGGGTCACCTGCCGCAGCGAGCGCTACAAGTCCTGCGACGTGCCCGTCGTCAGGATCGAGGGCCTGGTGTGGGGGACCGGGGACTGGGTGGAGTGCTTCTACTAACGCGAGGGGGCGCTGTAACCTCAAATAAAAACTGTTCTGCGGACACGTTTGCGTGCGATGCCATAAATCAACCGAGAGGGGCCGCCACGCCCTTCGAGTCGCCGTTAAATATCCCCGCGGCCGGGCCCCGGCCATCCGCCGCCGAGAGCGAGCGCTCGGCCCGCGCCTTCCGCCGCCACACGCTCGGTGTCAAAAGAGCCGACGCCGACCGCGCGTCTGCTGCCTCCGAGGCGTCCGAGAGGGTGCTAGCTAGCTAGCGGGCGGGCGGGCCACACGCCAGCGGGCGAGAGACGGACAACCGGCGAGCCGGGCACCGGCAAAGCGAGAGGCGGGCGGGCGAGATGGCGAGCGGGGGCGCGAGCGAGACGACGAACGACGCGTTCATGCGGACCGCCTGCCCGGCCGACGCGGCGGAGCAGCTCGAGGCCGAGCACGCGGGGTGGGCGCAGCTGGGCTGCGGCGCCGTGCCGCCGCCGCCCGCCGCCGCCTCCCGCCCCTCCCGCGCCGCGGTGGCGGCGTACGTCGGCGAGGTCGTGGACCGCATGAAGGCGCAGTCGCGGGTCGACGAGCGCGTGTACGTAAAGTGCGGGCAGCTCGTGCACCTGCGCGTGCGCGCCCGGGGCGTGCCCCTGGACGCCTGGCTCGCGTCGGCCGAGCTCGCGCTCGTCCCCGAGGTCGCGGAGCGCGTGCGCGCCAACCGCGCCTTCGTGGAGGTCTCGCTCCGGTACTTTGAGCTCACCGAGTACGCCGCCCTGTGCGCGCTCGGCCTGCAGTCGGCGCTGAAGTACGAGGAGATGTACCTGGCCAAGCTCGAGGGCGGGGCGCTGGAGTCCATGGGCCAGTTCTTCGCGCGGATCGCCGCGACGGCCGCCACGTGGACGATGCGGGAGCCGGCCTTCGGGCGCGCCCTCGTCGGCGAGGGCGCCACGTGGTGCGCGGTGTTCAACGCGTACCTGACGGCGCTGTACCGGCAGCTCGTCGTGCCCGCGACGCCGATCATGCTCTTCGCCGGCCGCGCGCGGGGCTCGCTGGCCAGCTGCTACCTGCTCAACCCGCGGGTGACCAGCAGCACAGAGGCCGTGGAGGCCATCACCACGGAGGTCGCGCGGATCCTGCTCAACCGCGGCGGGATCGGGATCTCCTTCCAGAGCTTCAACCGCCCGGCCTCGCGCGACTGCAAGCGGGGCATCATGGGCGCGCTGAAGCTGCTGGACTCGATGGCCATGGCCATCAACAGCGACAGCGAGCGCCCGACGGGCATCTGCGTGTACGTCGAGCCCTGGCACTGCGACGTGCGGGCCGTGCTGAACATGCGCGGCCTGCTCGCCCGCGACGAGTCGACGCGCTGCGACAACCTGTTCAGCTGCCTCTGGGTGCCGGACCTGCTCTTCGACCGCTACCTCGCCTACCTCGAGGGCCGCGAGGGCGTCGTGTGGACGCTCTTCGACGACCGCGCCTCGCACCTCAGCCGGCTGCACGGCCCGGCCTTCGCGGCCGAGTACGAGCGGCTGGAGCGCGAGGGGCTGGGCGTCGAGGCCGTGCCCGTGCAGGACCTGGCGTTCCTCGTCGTCCGCAGCATCGTCATGACGGGGAGCCCCTTCGTCATGTTCAAGGACGCGTGCAACCGCCACTACCACATGGACACGGCCGGGGACGCGCTGACGGGCTCCAACCTCTGCACGGAGATCGTGCAGCGCGCGGACCCCGACGCCCACGGCGTGTGCAACCTGGCCAGCGTCAACCTGCCGCGCTGCGTGCGCGAGGCGGAGGGCGGCGCGCTCGCCTTCGACTTCGCCGCGCTGTCCACGGCGGCCGCCACCGCCGCCATCTTCGTCAACGCCATGATGCTGGGCGGGCAGTACCCCACGGAGCGGGCCGCGCGCGGCGTGGCGCGCCACCGCTCGCTGGGCATCGGCTTCCAGGGCCTGCACACGCTCCTCCTGGAGCTCGGCATGGACATGCTCTCGCCCGCCGCGCGGCGGCTGAACGTGGAGATCGCCGAGCGCCTGCTCCTGGCCGTCATGGCCACCAGCGCCACGCTGTGCGAGTACGGCTGCGCGCCGTTCGAGGACTTTGCGCGCAGCAAGTTCGCGCGCGGGCTCATGCCGTTCGACGGCTACGAGGGCGTGGTCCTCTCGCTGCCGCGGGCCTGGGCCCGGCTGCGCGAGAAGGTCGCGCGGCACGGGCTGTACAACGCGCAGTTCGTCGCCCTCATGCCGACCGTGTCCTCGTCGCAGGTGACGGAGGGCAGCGAGGGCTTCTCGCCCGTCTTCACCAACATGTTCAGCAAGGTCACGATGAGCGGCGAGCTGCTGCGCCCGAACCTGCCGCTGATGCGCGCGCTGCGAAAGCACTTTACGCGCGAGGCCAGCCGGCTCGGGGCCGTGCGCGCGCTGGACCGCGAGCAGTGGTCGGTGGCCGCCGCGCTGGGCGACCTCGCGCCCGGGCACCCGCTGGCCAAGTTCAAGACGGCCTTCGAGTACGACCAGGAGCGCCTGATCGACCTGTGCGCCGACCGCGCCCCGTTCGTGGACCAGAGCCAGTCGATGTCGCTCTTCGTGACCGAGCCAATGGACGGGAAGGTGCCCGCCTCCCAGATCATGAACCTCCTGGTGTACGCCTATAAGAAGGGCCTCAAGACGGGGCTCTACTACTGCAAGATCCGCAAGGCCACCAACAACGGCGTCTTCACCGGCGGCGACCTCGTGTGCTCCGGGTGCCACCTGTAGCGGCGACGCGGCGGGCGCGATGGCCGAGGCGGCGGGCGCGGCGACCCTCGCACGTAAATACAAATACTTTTACGAGGCCGAGTGCCCGGACATAGACCACCTGCGGTCGCTCAGCGTCGCGAACCGCTGGCTGGAGACCGAGTTCCCCCTGGCGGACGACGCCAAGGACGTGGCGCGGCTCAGCGGCGCCGAGCTGGAGTTTTACCGCTTTCTGTTCGCGTTCCTCTCGGCCGCCGATGACCTCGTGAACGTCAACCTCGGGGACCTCTCCGAGCTCTTCACCCAGAAGGACATCCTGCACTACTATATCGAGCAGGAGTCCATCGAGGTGGTGCACTCGCGGGTGTACAGCGCCATTCAGCTGCTGCTCTTTAAAAACGACGCGGTGGCGCGCGCGGGCTACGTGGAGGACGCCCTGGGCGACCCGGCGGTCCGGCGCAAGGTGGACTGGCTCGAGCGGCGCGTGGCCGCGGCCGAGTCGGTGGCCGAGAAGTACGTGCTCATGATTCTAATCGAGGGCATCTTTTTCTCCTCCTCCTTCGCGGCGATCGCCTACCTGCGCACCCACAACCTCTTCGTCGTGACGTGCCAAACCAACGACCTCATCAGCCGCGACGAGGCCGTGCACACGACCGCGTCGTGCTGCATCTTCAACAACTACCTCGGCGGGGAGCGGCCGCCGCCGGACCGCGTCCGCGAGCTGTTCCGCGAGGCTGTGGAGATTGAGCGCGAGTTTATTTGGTCACGCGCGCCGCGCGGCAGTCATATACTTGACGTGGAGGCTATTGCTGCGTACGTTGAGTACAGCGCGGACCGCCTGCTCGCTGCTATCCACCTGCCTCCTCTGTTTGGCACCCCGCCTCCTGGGACCGATTTTCCTCTGGCCCTGATGACGGCCGAGAAGCACACGAACTTCTTCGAGCGCCGCAGCACCACCTACACGGGCACCGTGATCAACGACCTGTGAAGGGTCCCGCCCGCCCGCCTGTTTCCCTTTCCCCCTTCCCCCGCTGCCCCCCTTTACGCCGCAAATAAAGATGTCTCGGGTCAACGAAAGCCGGTGTCTCTCGCGTGCGCGCGCGCGTGTCTTTATTGGCGGGCCGGCCGCCGCGGCCCCGGCCCCGCGGGGGCCTCGTCCCAGTAGTCCGCCAGCACTCTGGCGAAGGGGGGCGGGGCGGGGATGTGCTTCCAGAAGAGCCCCATCAGCGTGTCGGCCTCGGCGGCGCTGCCCACGGCGCCCACGATGGTGTCGTACACGAGCCGGGGGTCGGGCGCCTCCTGCGCGATGGGCACGCGCTTCAGCACGGCCCAGCGCCCGCGCGTCCGCGGCGCGATCGTGTCCACCACGTGCTTCACGAACTTGCGCTCCAGCACGCCGCCGCGCGTCTGGGACGCGGGCAGCAGCCGCAGCGCGTCGGCGCACGTCTGCGCGATCGGGGGGTGCCGGGACGTGTACTTCATGCGCACGCTGTGCGCCTCCACGGTCGCCGGCGTCGTGGTCTTCAGCGGGTCGTCGACCGCGGGCGGCAGCCGGGGCCGCGGCCCGGGCTCGCGCTCGCGGCCGGACCCCTCCTCCGCCTCGGTGTCGGTCGCGGGCTCGGCCGCGGCGGCGCGCCGCAGCCCCCGCACCACCTGCTGCACCGAGCGCAGCATCGGCGGCTGGTGCAGGTCCGTGTGGCAGCACACGAACGCGGCGAGGAACTGGCCGTACGTGAGCCCCAGCGAGGCCAGCACGTCGCGGCAGCGCAGCGTCGGGGGGAAGAGGGGCGCCGCGTCCAGGATCATGTCGCAGCCCATGAGGATCATGTCCGTGTCCGTCGTGTAGACGTGCGCCACGGCGTTCGTGTGGAAGAGGTTCGCGCACACGTCGTCGGCCTCTGTCTCGGCGGCGTCGACGTACGCGTAGCCCAGGAAGCGGATGAGGCTCACGCACACGCGGTGCGCCAGCCTGGGCGCGTTGGCCCGCGCGGCCCCCGCCGAGGCGCGCCCGGCGAACTCCCTCGCCGCCTCCTCCCCGCCGTCGTCGGCGCCGGCCGCCGCGTCCGCGCGCGGGGCGGGGTACTCGTACGCGCCCAGCACCTCGTCCTCCGAGGTGTAGTCGTCGCTGACGAGCCGCCCGAGGCGGCCCGAGCCGCCGACGGCGCGCATGGTCTGCGCCACGATGGCCTTGGCGCCCCGCGTGGCGCGCCGGTCCCCGTGGATGCCGCGGTCCGCGACGAAGATCGGGTAGTAGGAGCGCTTGAGCAGCATCCGCAGCAGCGAGAGGAAGCAGCGCGCGGTCGCGGCCGCGTCCCCGACGCCGCCGGGCGCGTCGCCGCAGAAGCGCTCCAGGAGCGTGTACATCACGTTCCACAGGTCGACGGCGATCGGGGTCATCACGCCCGGCGGCGTCGTGATGGCGTCGTGCTTCACCAGCCGGTTGCCGTACGCGTAGCGCAGCAGCTTGAAGAGCCCCATCGCCCCGTGTGGGTTCGTCCGTGCCGCCGCGCGCGATGCCGATTGGGGGACCGCGTGCACGCGCACCCGCTTATAGGCGTCGGGGCCCCCGACGTGTCGCCGTTTGATACGCCGAGTGTGTGTGTTTTGCCGGCGCGGGCGGGGCGGGCGCGCGGGATAAAGAGCGCCGCCGCGGCGGCGCGGGGCCCGCCGCTCCGCGCCCGCGCGCGTCATACGAGGGAAAGCGGAGGCGACGACGCCGGGGCCACCGCCGAGATGCTGCCGCAGCCCTCGCACCGCCCGCCCGCCGACGAGGGCGAGGCCCGCGCGCCCGCCGCCGACCTGCTCCGCGGCGCCGGCCCGATCGCGAGCGCCTCGCTCATCGGCCGCCAGCTGGCCGACGTCGCCGCCCTGCTGAGCCCCTTCGGCGCCTCGCTGCGGAACGCCTTTCTGGTCTTCAGCCGCGAGGGCATGCTGGTGCACAGCGGCCTCTACGACGAGCAGGTGTACGTGGCCGTCCCCGCCGCGAAGTTCACCTCCTTTCAGTGGGCCCCCGCCCGCGAGGACGCGCGGGCTGTCTTCCTCGCCAACGTCGACAGCCGCCGCGGGCTGCTGGACGCCTTCCGCGCCGACAAGACGCGGAAGGTGCAGAACGTGGCCTTCCTGATCACCGGCGAGCCGCCCGCGAGCGTGCTGACGCAGGTGACCTACTTTCGGGAGGCCGACGCCTTCTCGCAGGCCAGCCTGGTCAAGCACGAGCTCGGCGAGTACTCGATCATGCTCCCGACGCGCGGCGCCGACCTCGCCGTGTCGCTCTCGCGGCCGCAGCTCTCGAAGCTGCAGGCGGTCGCCAAGGACCCCGGCGGGGCGGTGACGTTCTCCTACCGGCGCGCCCGCCGCCTGGGCGCCGAGTCCGCCTCGGGCCGGGTCTCGTTCGCCGCGCGCCTCGAGGACGGCGAGCCCGGCGCCGAGCCCGCCCTCGAGCCCGGCGCGGGCAGCGAGCGCATCCTCGCCCGCGCCCAGGGCGCCGCTCGCAAGGCCGCCCTCCTGGAGGCGCGCTGCTTCGGCGGGGCGCCCGACTTTCGGCTGGAGCTGGAGTCCCCCTCGGGGTTCCGGCGGCTGCTGCAGAAGGTGCGGCAGGTCGGCGGCGACGCGCTGCTGCGCTTCTACCTCGCGCCCGCCGGCGCCGCCACGATGAGCGTGTCCACCGCGGCGCCAGAGGGGCTGACCGTGTTCTTTTTCTGCCGCCCCGCGCCCGCCGCCGCCGATCCCGCCGACGATGACGACGACGACGGAGACGACCGCGCCGGGCCCGCGCCGCGCCCCCCCGCCAAGCGGCCCGCCGCGCCCGGCCGGGCTCGCGGCGGGGGCGGCCCCGAGGCCGGCGCGCGGGCCCGCAAGCGGCCGCGCGCCGGCGCCGCCGCCACCCCCGGCACCGACCCGGGTCCGGATCGGGGCGGGGAGGAGGGAGGCGAAGCTCCCCTGGGTGAAACCAATAAAGAGAGCCGATAAAAGACGATCCGGCGTCGCGTCGCGTTATTCGGGGGGGACCCGGGGCCGGCCATGTTCGCGTCCAGACGGGTGAGCGGCTGCGCGGGGACGAGGGCCGGCTGCGGACCGTGCGCGCTCGCCGCCACGGGCGCGCTCGCCGCCATGGGCGCGCACACCGGCCTGACGGCGGCGGCGCTGGACGCCGTCGGACGCGCGCGGGGCCCGGCCGCGACGCCCGCGCTGGCGGCCGCGCTGGCGGCCGCGGCCGCGCTCGTCTGCTGGCGGCCCGCCGCGCAGACGCTGCGCCGCCGGCTCGCGCCGCTCGGCCGGCTCGCGCAGGCGCTGGCCGTCGCGGCGGGGCTCGCCGTCTGGGCCGCGGGCCCCGCGCCCGCCGCGCTGCGCGGGGCGCTGACGGCCGCGGCCGCGGCCTACGCCGTCTGCGGCGTGCCAGTGCACTGCGCGCACTTCGCGACGGCCGCCGCGGGCACCGGGGCGCACTTCCGCACCGCGCTGCTGGCCATGACCTGCGGGCTGCTCCTCGGCCTCTCGGCCGGGCGCTGGGGCGCGCGGCCCGAGGCGCTGGCGGCCGCGGGCGCCGCGGCCGCGCTGGCCGTCGCCGCCGCGGACGCCGCCGCGGCGCTGGAAGACACCTGCCACTACAAGATCTGCCGGTACGCGGCGCTGCGGACCCTGGCGCCGCTCGGCGAGGCGCCCTGCCCCGCCGACCCCTGCGGCGCGCGCGAGGACGCCGTGCCCGCGCGCGCGCCGGCGCGCGCCGCCGCCGCGGAGCTCGCGCTGTCGGCCGTCGCCCTGGCTGCCGCGGCGGCGCTCTGGGCCCCGGGCCGCGCGCTCGGGTTCGAGCGCGGCGGGCGCTGGCGCACGCGCGGCGCGGTCCTGCTCAGCGTCGCGGGCGGGCACGGCGTCGCGCTCGCCGAGCACCTCTGCCTGCGCTACGCGCGCGCCGACGCCGCGGACGGCGCGCTGATGGCGCACGTGGGCGTCTGCGCCCTGGGCGCGGCGCTGCCGCTCTGCGGCGCGGAGGGCGGCGCGCCCGCGGCCCTGGCCTCGGCCACCGCGGGCGCGCTGGTGGCCTGCGTCTGGGTCCGGCGTCGCGCCCGCGGCTCCGCGCGGCTGGCCGCGGCGCACGTGGCCAAGGTCCTGCACGCCGCGCTGTGCCTCTGCGTCGGGGCCTGCTGGGCTTGCGCCGACGAATGAGCGGCCGCCGCCGGCGGTAACGCGCCCGCGGCCGCGCGTGTGCTTTCGTGGCCCGGGCCACGAAAGCACAAGACGGGAGACCCTTAAAGATGTAGGCCGCGGCCGCGGCGCGGCCATCTTGGATCCGCCCGCGCGCGAGAGTTTTCGCCGAGAGCCCGCCGGACCGAGAGCCTACCGCGCGCCTGCCATGGCCCCGCCGGGGCGAGCGTGGCCGATCGCGGCCGTCTTCGCCTGCGCGCTCCTGCTCGCCGGGCGGGGGCTCGCCGAGGAGGCGAAGAACGAGTCGTGGGTCTCGCCCTCGCCCTCCCCGGTCTCGCCCTCCCCGAGCCCGGCCGAGACGACGAACGACGGCGCCGGGACCCCCGGCGCGACGCCCACCGCTCCCCACAGCCCCCCGGCCACGCCGGAGGACAGCAACACGACGGACGGGACGCCCCCGGGGACGCCGGAGCCGCCGCCCGCCAACAACGGCACGCGCCCCGCGCCCCCGCGGCCGAGCAAGGCCCCGCCGCGGGGCCGCAAGTGGATGCGCTGCGAGCGCGAGACCGTGGCCGCCCCGTACGCCGAGCCGCTGTACGTGCACTGCGGCGTGGCCGACAACGCCACCGGCGGCGCGCGCCTGGAGCTCTGGTTCCAGCGCGTCGGCAGGTCCCGCTCCACGCGCGGCGACGAGGAGGGCGTGCCCAACCCCTTCCCGCGGGCCCCGCCGGTGCTGCTGTTCGCGGCCCAGAACGGCTCGGTCGCGTACCGCAGCGCGGAGCTGGGCGGCAACTACGTTTTCCCCTCGCCCGCCGACCCCGGCAGCCTGCCCCTGACCGTGCGCTCCCTGACCGCCGCCGCCGAGGGCGTGTACACCTGGCGCCGCGACGCGGGCGCCAAGTCGCAGCGCAAGGTCGTGACCGTCACGACGTACCGCGCGCCCGCCGTCTCCGTCGAGCCCCGGCCGACGCTGGAGGGCGCCGGCTACGCGGCCGTGTGCCGCGCCGCCGAGTACTACCCGCCGCGCTCCACGCGCCTGCGCTGGTTCCGCAACGGCTACCCCGTGGACGCCCGGCACGCGCGCGACGTCTTCGCGGTCGACGGGGCCGGGCTCTTCTCGCGCACGTCCGTCCTCACGCTCGCGGACGCGACGCCCGCCGCCCACCCGCCCAGCCTGCGCTGCGAGGTCTCCTGGTTCCAGAACGCCGACGTGGAGCGCCGCTTCGCCGCGGCCGCCACGCCGGCCGTCTACCGCCCGCCCGAGCTGCGCGTGTTCTTCGAGGGCGGCGAGGCCGTCTGCGAGGCGCGCTGCGTCCCCGAGCGCGTCTCCCTGCGCTGGACGGCGCGCGACGGCGCCGCGCCGTCGCGCACCGAGCAGAGCGGCGTCTGCGCCGAGCGGCCCGGGCTGGTGAACCTGCGCGGCGTGCGCCTGCTCTCCGCGATAGACGGGCCCGTCGACTACACCTGCACCGCCACCGGCTACCCGGCGCCGCTGCCCGAGTTCTCCGCGACCGCCACGTACGACGCCTCGCCCGGCCTGATCGGAAGCCCCGTCATCGTCAGCGTCGTGGCCGTCGCCTGCGGCCTCGGCGCCGTGGGGCTCCTGCTAGTGGCGGCCCTGTGCCTGCGGCGCAAGGCGCGGGCGCGCCTGTGATCTCGCGCGCGCCCCGGCGAGAAGGGTGAGCCTCCACCCGCCCTCTCCGGTCGGCCAGACGGCGGCACTCTTTCCCTTCCCTTTTCCCTTCCCTCTTACCATCCGCTTCCCTTCTCCTTCTCTTCCACGCCAAAAGACCACGCGTATACGATTGTCTAATAAACTAAAGCAAATCTTTATTGTGTGTGCCTTCGCATCATTTTTTTAATCGCGGGCGCCCCTACAGCGACGTGACCATCTCCATCCGCGGGCGCCGGGCGCGGGAAGGTGGGGGCTCGCGCCCCGCGGGGCGCGGGCCGCCGCAGGCCCCGTAGTCTTCGTAGTCGTCGTCGGAGGACCCGCTGGCGCGGGAGAAGCGCCGCCACACGTCGCGGTTGTGGCGCGCGGTATGCGCGGCGCCGGCGGCCGCCAGCGCCTCCAGGCCGTGCGGGTCCTCTAAGGCGCGGAGGCGCGGGCGCGAGCGCGAGTAAGACCGGGTAGGGTTGCCCGGGCGCTCGGTGCACGGGGCCGGGGCCGCGGGCCGGAGACTGCAGCACCGCATGGCGCCGGCCAGCTCCGACTCGGGGTCCGCCGCGGACGGGGCGGCCGCCCCGGCCTCGCTCTCGTCCCCGTCCCCGTTCCCGTCCCCGTTCCCGTTCCCGTTCCCGTTCCCGTTCCCGGCTCCGGCTCCGTCGTAGGTCTCGTCCTCATCCTCGCTCGAGGCGACGCACAGGTTCGCGTACTGCAGGCGCCCCGCGGCGGCGGCGCCTGCCGGGGCGCGACGGCCGCCGCCGCTGCCGCCGCGGGGAGGCGGGGCGGGCATGGGGCCGTCGATGGCGGGCCCCCCGCCGCCGCCGCTGCCGCCGCGGGGAGGCGGGGCGGGCATGGGGCCGTCGATGGCGAGCTCCTCGTCGCTGTCGGAGCTGCCGCCCTCGGCAAAGGGCGGGGACGAGGCCTCGCTCTCGCCCTCGGCCTCGTTCTCGTTCTCGTACACCGCCGCCTCCCGCCGCGCGGCGGCCGGCGAGCGCGGGCCGTCCGCGTCGGCGTAGGTGTAGGCGCCCTCCAGGTTGCGCATGGAGGCGTAGACGCCGACGGCGGGGGATAAGCCGAGGTCCGGGTCCGGCTCCGAGTCCGAGTCGGAGTCCGAGCCGGAGCCCGAGCCCGAGCGCGAGCGCGGGGGGGCGGCCGCGGCCGGCGGGCTGGGCAGGGGGCGCGTGGCCGGGCTCTGCGGGCCGCGGCGGCCGCGGCGGCGCACCGGCGCCAGCAGCCCGCGGCTCCCGCCGAGCCGCATCGACTCGACGATGTTCGAGTAGTAGCTCGTCTGCGCGCCGTGCGCCGCCACGCTCTTCAGCAGCGCCAGCTTGAACCAGCTCGCCGTGCCGCGCTCCAGCGCCGCCCAGCTGGCGGAGGTCATGGTCGGCATCAGCGGCCCCATGAAGTGCGCGAAGCGGCACTGCGCGCGGATGGCCGAAATCATGTACGGGTCGCGCACGCCCGCGCGCAGCCAGCAGGCGTAGCCCACGAAGGCCATATTGAGCAGGTACTGCAGGTGGTGGTGCACGGCCGACGCCAGCTCGACCGCGGCCACGATGGCGCCCGTCACGCCGTGCGTGTTGCTCTTCCACGACGACTCCGTCCAGGCGGCCCCGACGCGCATCAGCAGGGCCAGCGCCGCCGCCGTCAGGGCCGTCAGCATCAGCGCGGCCCCGCTGCCGCAGGCGACGCCCGGGCCGGCGGTCAGGTGGCGCTCGCAGAGCTCGCCCGGCGGCCGCGGCTCGCGCGGCCCCACCGCGGCCGGGGGGCGCTTGCCGAGCTTGCGCAGCACCGTGCCGTCGAGCGTGTCCATGAACCACAGCAGCCAGCGGTAGGCCGTGGCGGCGTACGCCAGGATCTCCTGCAGGCGCGTCTCCGTGTCCGGGCTCTCGACCATGGGGTCGCCGGGCCGCATGTAGTACATGTACTTCTCCACCGCGCGCAGGGCGCCGCGCAGCTCCGCCGCGGCGGCCTTGTACGCCGCGTTGTCGTGCCTGTGCTTGAACGGCGAGCGCGAGGCCCGGCGTGCGTACGTGGGCGCGAAGAGCATCACGTTCGTCAGCTGCGCCTGCTCCATCGCCGCGCCGCCGGCCGGGCTGTCGATGTTCACGTCGGCGCCGCTCGAGGTCTTCAGGTACTTCCAGTACGAGCCGATGACCGCGCGCCAGACGGCGTCCTTCGAGAGCCGCGCGCCCGCCAGCACCCGCGCCGCGGCGCGGTCATACTCCAGCCGGTACTCGCCGTCGGCGTCCTTCGCCGAGTCCGACAGGACCAGCGCCTCCGGGACGGCGTTGGAGCGCACGCCGAGCAGCGCGGCCGCGCGCTCGGCCCCAAACAGCGGGGCCCCGCACACGGGCTCGGTCGCCTCCTGCAGGGCCACCACGGCCGCGGCCGTGGCGTCCGCGAGCGTCGGCAGCAGGCACCCCTTCTCCGCCCGCCGCTCGATGAGGCCCCGGGAAGCGGCCGCCCACGCCATTTCGCGGCACGAGAGTGGCGCTCGGCAGCCAAGCGTGACGGCTATATAGGCCCGCTGGGGCGGGGCCGCCCACGCGAGCGCCCCACCCGCGTGGGCGGCCCATCCGCCACCCGGTTCGCGGGCGCCGCCTAGCGGCCGCCCAGGCGCGGGACGCGCCCGTCGCCCGTAACGAGGTGCGGGTGGTCCGCCAGCGCCTCCGCGATGTCCACGAGCGGCCCGAGCACCGGCCGCGAGCCCAGCGGCTCGCGGCCGACCAGCGCCTCTATGCCGTCCAGCGAGAGGTACAGCTCCATGACCCGCCGCTTGCCGGCCAGGGGCTGGCTCGCCACGGGCCGCAGCCGCAGCTCGCGCATGATGCCGTCGCGGGCCTCCCAGAACTCCACCAGGGACGCCTGGCGCACCAGCGGCAGCGCCGCGTCCGCCAGCAGGCTGTACCGCGCGAGCGTGCCCTCGCGCACCGTCACGCGCCGGCCCCCGTACACCGCCGCGCCGGCCACGCAGTTCAGCAGCAGGTTCAGGCTGCCCATCAGCCGCTGCGCGATCAGCCCCACGCCCAGGAAGGCCGCCGTCATCTCGCGCGCGTCCCGGCGCTCGGCGTGGGCCGCGTACTCGGCCATCAGCAGCGTCGTCGCGGTCCGCACCGCCACGTAGGCCTCCCCGTAGGCGTGGGCCAGCGCGCTGGGGGCCAGGGCCTCCTGGAAGGCGGCCGAGTCCACCGTCTCCACCTCGGCGTCGTGGAGCGTCGCGCTGCCCAGCGGCAGCCGCTCGTACGGGATCTTGGCGCGCACCTCGCGGAAGGCCGCCGCCGTGGGGTGCGGCCCGAGCAGGTGCGCGCCCGCCAGGTACAGCCAGCGCAGCGCCCGCTCCGCGAGCGCCACGAACAGCGTCAGGTACGCCGAGAGCGCGTAGCGCTCGTTCGCCGTGTAGCCGGGCGCCTCCGAGTGCGCCAGCGCCAGCAGGTACAGCTCGGCCGACTGCAGCCCGGCGCCCGCGTGGCGCGCGCACAGGGCCGGCACCGCGGTCAGCATCACGCGCAGCTCGTGCCAGTAGACCAGGGAGCCCATCGCGCCGCGGAAGAGCGTCGCGCGCGGGGACGCGTCCGGCAGCGTGAACTGCGCGGCCGCCAGCGGCCCGGCCGCCGCCGCGGGCAGGCGCCGCGCGGCGGCCCCCGCGCGCCCCGGCCGCGACAAAAAGTGGCAGTTGCGCACCACGCGCAGCAGCGCGTCCGCCAAAAAGAGCAGCGCCTCGGCGGGCGGCGTGGCCTCGCCGTCCACCGCCCGGCACAGGCTCCCCACCCCCAGCCGGTACTGCAGCGCCATGGCCTGCTTCATCGCGCGCCGCCACACCAGCCGGGGCCGGGCGCCCTCGGGGGCGCCCACGTACATGCCACCAATCGAGAACTCCGGGTCCACCGTGCTCCACGTGGTTATCAGGAGCCCGTGCGGCGTGCCGGCCATCTCCCAGGCGCGCCGCTCGCGCACCACGCGCTGGTCATCAAGCGGCGCGCGGCACAGCGCGTCCAGCGGCATCTGCGCGAAGAAGGCGCGGGGCCGCACCCGGCCCTCCAGGATCCCGGGCAGCGGCACCTCCGCCTGAGGTGGGGCGGGGGCGTACGTAAACAGCTCCTCCACCGCGGTCCTCTCCCCCGCGGCCGCGGCGGCCGCCTCCATGCCGAGCAGCGGGGGCCCCTCCGGCAGCCGCTCGTCGTGCTCCAGGTGCGCGTAGGCCTCATCCGGCGCGGGGTCCTCGCGCAGGTCCGCGGCGTCGTCGCCCTCGTCGTCCGGCCCGAAGCCCGGGCCGCTGCCGCTGCTGCCGCCGCCGCGCGAAGAGCCGCGGAGGCTCCGCCGCGCGCGCCGCGCCGGCGCCCCGGAGCCCGCGCTCGGGTCGCGCGGGGGAAACTGCTGCGCGTACACGGTCCGGGCCGTGCGCTCCAGCAGGCTCCGGTGGGGCGCCGACTCGGGCAGGGCCTCGATGGCGCGCAAGTGGGCCGTCAGGTAATCTCGCGGGGCGCCCCCTTCCGGGGCGCGCTCGGACGGCGCGTCCGTGTCCATAGCATCGCCGGCGCCGTGATCGGGGCCGCGGTCGGCGGTAAAATAGTCGCTGTCGTAGTCGTCGGCGCTGTCGCCGCTGTCGCCGTCGACGTACTCATACACGTCCTCATCCTCGCTGGTGTCCTCGTCCGGGGGCCGCTGGAAGTCGGGCCGCGGGCGCCGGACCCGCGGGCGCTCCGCGGCCTCGGCGTCCGCGGCGCGCAGGGCGTCCAGCAGGCTCCGCCGGGCAGAGGGGCGCTGGAACGGGTGCGTGCGGTACGTTCCGGAGCGGCGCGGGCGGCGCTCGGGCCGCCCAGCCCTGGCGGCGTCCATGGCGTCCGAGGGCGCCGAGAGAGCCGCGGGCGCGAAAACTAAATCCCGTGTGGACCCGGGTGGCTTTTATACGCTCGCGCCGCCCGCGGGACGGCGCTGGAGGCCTCGCGCCGGAGGGAGGCCTCGCAAACGCCGCGCGCCGGGTCGAGAGCGCCACCGCCCGCCCGCCCCTCAGAAGTCCAGCAGCTGGTTGAGGCGGTCCCCCAGCAGCGCGTCGTACGTGCCGCCGACCGGGTCCGCCGGGCCGGGCCCGGCGACGGCCGCGGCGGGCCCGGGCGGGGCGGCGACCCCCGCGGGCGCGGACCGGGCCCGGCGGGCCCGGCCCGGGCGACGGCCGCGGCGGGCTCGGTCGGGGCGGCGACCTCCGCCGGGGTCGGACCGGGCTCGGCGAGCCCGGCCAGGGCGGCAAACTCGGCCGAGGGCGCAGCCGGCGGCGGCGCCGCCGAACGCCCGGGCCCCGCCACGCGCACGGTGGCCGCCGGCGCGGGGTCGCACGGCAGCACCTCGCTCGGCGAGGGGGGCCGCAGCATCGCCTCCGGCGTCGTCCCGTAGCTGATCGCGCCGCGCGGCCGCGCGTACGAGTGCTCCCGCTCCGGGGCCAGCCGCCCGCGGGCCTCCGCGCGCGCGCCCATCTTTGCGCGGACCTGGTAGTTCAGGAAGCCCAGCGCCCGCGGCAGGCTCCCCGAGAACGGCGGCTCCTCCGCCAGGGGCCCCACCTCGGCCTCGATCAGCCCCGCGCGCACCAGCGGCAGCCCCAGCTCCCGGCGCCGGTAGTTCAGCCGGCGCAGCTCCGCCGCGTCCAGAAAGCCGCCCTCCAGCGCCGCGACGCCGTGGTTGAACAGCACGGGGTGGAACAGGCAGGTGAACTGCCGCCGCTGCGGCCAGGCGTAGTACAGCGAGACGAACACGCCCTGCGCCTGGCTCTGCTGGGAGTGCAGGCGCCAGGAGACCTCGCGCGCCGTCGCCACGTACATGTGCGCGAAGGCCAGCCGCGCCAGCGCGCTCGCCTCGCGGTAGTACCGCGTCGCCACCAGCTCCCGCAGGCGCTCCGCCTGGGCGCCCGCGCCCGCCGCGCCCCGGCCGCGCGCCGCCGTCGCGCGCAGGTGCTGCAGCAGCGCGCGGCAGTAGCCCAGAAACAGGCCCGCGTACCGCTCCTCGCGCGCGCGCAGCTCCTCCAGAAAGTGCGCCTGCACGCCGGCCACGTACCCCGGCAGGCCCTCCTCCGCGGCCGGCGGCGCGGGGAGCGGCCGGCCCGCGTGCGCGTTCAGGTCCAGGCGCTCGGCGTCGCCGGGCACCGCCTGGTGCACGGCGCCCGCGACCTCGTCCGCGTCCGCCGAGAGCAGCGCCGCGTCCGCGTACAGGTCCGCGTTGGTCGGCAGGCACGAGAACAGGTCCTCGTTCCACCGCTCCATGGCCCGCAGCAGCGCGGGGCCCTCGGGGAAGCCCAGCTCGGTCTGCATCCGCTCCAGCAGCGCGGCCAGGGGCGCCGGGCGCGGGGGCGGCAGCGCGAACCGCGCGGGGGACGGGCCGTCGGGGGCCGACCCCGCCGCGGGCGGCGGCCCGAGCAGGGAGTCGTCGAACGCCTCGATGGCGTCGTACGGGTCCATAGTGCCGCCGCCGCGCCGCCGCAATGACGGCCGGGCGCGGCGACCCGCGATTTTTATGCGCGCGCCCGCCCGCCCCAGAGACGACGCGACTCGGATCGGTGTGTTCGATCGACAAGCGTTTATTTCTGTACCGGAACAGCGGCGCGCGGCCTAAGCCGCGCGCGTCGAAAAAGCCTCCCCCCTCCCGCGCTACGGCCGGGCCCGGCCGCCGCGGGGGCGGACCTCCCCGCCGGCGGGCGGCGGGGCCCTGCCGCCCGCGGGGGCCGGGACGGCGGGGCGCTGGGCCCGCGCGGCCAGGATGTCGTTGGCGGCGGCGAGGAGCCCGGCGCCCTCGCACACGAGGATGCGGATCGCCGCCGACTTCAGCATGCGGTCCAGGCGCTCGTTGCACTTCGGGGGGTCGGAGTCCCAGACGCTGGCGGCCGCCTGCCGGGCGTACTCGGCGGCCACGAGCGAGACGGCCTCGCAGAAGATCGTCCGGTTGTACGCGTGCGTCGGCCCGCACCAGGGCGCCCTGGGCGTCTTCGGGGCCGCGCTGAACGCCAGCGGCCGGCCAGACGCGACGGCGGCGGCGCCGGGGGGCGCGCGGGTCCGGGGCGGGACGGCGGCGGCCGCCGCCCCGGCGGCGCCGGAGGAGCCGCGCGTGGCCGGCCGGGGGACGGGAGCGTCGGCGGCGGCGGCAGCGGGCCGCGGCGGGCGCGAGGACGCCCGGCTGCTCGAGCGGCGGGCCGGCGCCGCGGCGGCGGCGGGCCGCTCGCGCTCGCGGCCGCGAGCGGCGGACGAAGCGGCCGCGGCGCCGGGGCACGGGCGGGAGTCGCGCCGGCGCCCGTCGGGCCCGGGCCTGGGCCCGGGCTCGGGCCCGCTCGACGCGGCGCACAGCTCTTCGTATACGTGGTCGTCCGGATCGTCGTCGTAGCCGTAAATGCTGTTCTCCCGCGTCCAGAGGTCGCAGTACTCGTAGTCGTCCTCGTCGTCCGAGGACCTGTGGAACCGGGCCATGGCGGGCGGGCGGGCGAGCGGGTCAACGGGTGAGCGGGCGAGCGGCGCGGGGTCGGGCCGAGTGCGGAGAGAGGCGACGGTCGCCGGGGCCGCGAGCCTTATATACAAGTTACTCTGCGGTCCTGCGGTTGCTCAACCCCGCCCCCGCACCTCTTTCTTATTGGGCCCGCCCGCGCTCATGAGCCGGAAGCAGAGCCCGTAGGCGTACAGGGCCACGGCGAGCATCACCACGGTCAGGGCCGCATAAAAGACGACCATGGCCTGCGGGGGCTCCGAGAGCGGCACCCCGCGCGCGTAGCATCCCGCGCTCCAGAAGTCCATCGCCTCCTCGCGCCGCATCGCGTCCAGCAGGGGGTCGAGGCCGCGCACCATGGCGAGCAGCGCGGCGGTCGCGAGCGCGACGAGCAGCGAGCGCGACATCCTCGTCGTGGAGCTCGACGCGGCGGCGGAGGCGGCCTCCTGGCGGCTGGAGTGCTGTTGCGAGCCCGACTCGCTGGCGCTCTGGGGCCCGGTCGCACTGGCGGCAGAACGGGATGGAGAGGCGCCGCCGGGGCGGTCCCTTTATAGCCGGCTGGTTAATCTGAACATGAGGGCGGCCGCGCCTGGCGGATATGCCATTATAATGTCGCAAATGAGCTCGGGCGGCGCGCCCGGGCCCCGCCCGCTCGCCGTGGCCGTCGGCATCGTCGACTCGGGCTACCAGGGAAAACTGCGCGCCGTCGTCTGGGCGCCCGGGCCCGCGGCGGGGCTCGCGCTGCGGCTGCCGCTCGCGCGGCTGGCCGTCGCGGTGCCCCGCCTCGTCGCCGCCGCCGACGACGCGGAGGCCGGGTGGGAGGCGGGCGCCGAGGTGCCCTTCTTCGCCGCCTTCGCCCCCAAGCGCGACGAGGACGCCGGGTACGACATCGCCATGCCGCGCGCGGCCGTCCTGGCGCCCGGGGAGGACCTGCGCGTGCAGCTGCCCGTGGTCCACGCGACGACCGCCCACGCCGCCACCCTCTACGTATTCGGGCGGTCGTCCTGCAACCTCCGGGGTCTGATCGTCCTGCCGACCGCCTGGCCCCCCGGGACGCCCTGCCGCTTCGTTATGCGGAACGTCACGCGGGAGCCCGTCGCCGTCGCCGCGGGCCAGCGCGTGGCGCAGCTTCTTCTCCTGGCGCGGCGCCTCGAGTGGCTCCCGCCCGGCCTCAACGACCGCGAGCCCTTCCCGACGAGCCCTCGCGCCGCCCCGCCCGCCCCCGGCGCCCCGCGCCTGCGCTGGCGCCGCGTCGCCGACCTCGCCGCGGTGGCGCCCCCTTCCGCGCGCGGGTCGCGCGGCTTCGGGTCCACCGGGCTGTGAGACGACCGCGACGCGCAATAAAGCGTATTCTATCCCCGCAACTCCACCACCCGAGTCACGCGTATACTTTCCTCCAGTCGTTTTATTGCGCCGAGGGGGGGAAGGGAAGGAAAGGGAACGAGGCGCGCGGGTTACGCCGCGAGCTGCAAGACGGCGGGCGGGGAGGAGGAGGCGGCCGCGCGCCGCGGGACACGCGGCAATTTCGCGGCGGGGCCGGGCGCCTCCGCGGGCGGCAACGGCGGCGGCGGCGGCGGCGGGGCCGGGACCGGGGGCGTCGCGACCCGGGCCGGGGCCGGGGCCGGGGCCAGAGGCAGGCCCGCCGGCTGCGGCGGCTGGGGCGGCGGGGCCCGGCCCTCGGCGCCGGCGACTGCCGGGCTCGGCCCGGCCTTCGCCTCCGCGCTCGCGCCCGCGCCCTGCGCCCGGATGCCCAGCGCGCGCTCCAGCACCGCGACGTCGGCCATCACGATGTTGCTCTCGGCCGCCATGCGAATGGCCTGGTCCACCATGCTGTCCGTCGTGCCCTCCACGGCGCCCACCGAGTGGTACATCTGCAGCAGGGCGGCCAGGCAGGTGTCGCGCATGCGCTGGGCGTCCTGTATGTGCTTCGTCACGACGGCGGTGATGCTGGCGTCACTACACGCGGCCTGGTGCTTCGAGAGGCACTCAATGTTCCGCTGGCAGATGTAGTAGGTCCGCGCCAGCGACTGCGCCTTGGCGAGCCGCCGCGCGCCGTCCGCCGAGCGCACCACGTCCTCCACCGTCAGCGGCGCCGGCAGCAGGGAGCTGACGGCCACCACCGCCTCCTGCAGGCGGAAGAGCGTCGGCCCGCTCAGGCGCCGCGCCAGCGGCTCGTACTGCGGGGCGTCCCGCGCGCCCCCGCCGCGCCCGCACAGCCACCCGACCAGCCGCTGCAGCGCCATGGACGGCCCGGCCGCGCTCGGGGACGCGCTGCGGGTCCTCTACGCCACCGACGGCTGCGCGATCGGGTTCTCGCTGATGCTGCTCACCGGCCAGGAGGAGCCCGGCCGCGGCGCCTACGTGGTCTCCTACGACTGGCCCGAGCGGCTCGCGGCGTGCCTCGGCGGCGAGGGCCCGGACGACGTGGCGCGGGCGCTGGCCGAAGCGCGCCCGCTCGTCGCGTTTTATCTGCTGGGCGGCCCGCCGGGCGGAAGCGCCGCCGCGCGGCCCCGCGCCTGGCCCGTCTTCGCCTGCGCCTTCAACAGCGCGCGGGGCGCGCGCGCGCTCGCCGACGCGCTGCTCCTCGGCGAGCCCCTGCCCGCGCGCGTGCTGCTCGAGCACCTCGCCGAGGACGTCACCTTCGCGCTGCACGCCGACATGATCGCCGCGCTGCTGGTGGCCACGGAGCAGCTGGCGCCCCGCGCCGGCCGCACCGCGGACGACGCCCGATACGTCGAGGGCCAGGCCACCGTGCGCTCGGCCCTGCGCGCGCGCCCGGCCGGGCGCCGCGGCCTGGCCTCGCTCTACATCCACCACGAGCACAAGACGGTCGCCGCCTACCGGCGGCTCTACGCCAACTCCGGCGCGACCCCCTTCTGGTTCCTCTCCAAGTTCGGGCCCGGCGAGAAGACCCTGGTGCTGGCCACGCGCTTCTACGTGTTCCAGGCCGAGCGCGCCGGCGACGCCGCCACCTACGACCTGCAGGCCGTGCGGGACTGCCTGGCCACGTACGCCGTCGCCGCGCCGCCCAACCCCTCGGGGCTCGCCTTCCCCGACCTGGTCTCCTTCGCGGCGCTCGCCGCCTTCTGCTGCCGCAGCGGCTACGCCCGCGGCGCGGTCGCCGCGGGCGCGCCCGCGTACGTGGCCGCGCGCATCGAGGCCGACCTCGCCGAGGTCCGCTGCCTGCGCGAGTACATCGACCACGACCGCCGCAGCCTCAAGGTGGCCGACCCGGAGTTCGTGGCCTACGTGTACCTGGCCTACTTCGAGGGGTTCAACCGCCGGCAAATCACCGAGCACCTGCGCGCCGTCACCGCCACCGAGCCCCCCGCCGCCGCCAGCAGCGGCGCCGGCGCCCCCCCCGCGCCGCGCCTCGCGGGCGCCTCCCGCCTCCGCGAGCGCGCCGTCGACGCCTTCTTCCGGCACGTGCGCGCGCAGTTCAACGTCCGGAGCTACATCGAGCAGAACGTGGCGGTCGCCGTCGCCCGGCTGCCCCCCGCGACGGCCGAGGCCTACGCGCGCGCGCGCACGTACGCGCGCCTGGCGCCCGCCGCGGAGGCCGACGGGCCCCCCGGGCGCACCGTCTGCGACGGCGCGACCGCCCTGCGCGCGGCGCTGGACCGCCTCGAGGGCCAGGCGGCGCGCTTCGGGTGGGTGCTGCACGCGGACGGCGCGCCGTCGGGCGCGGCGGGCGCGCCGCCGGGCCCCGCCGCCGGGCGCGCCGCGCCCGACGGCGCGCCGCCGCTCGACGCGGCGCCCGCCTGCTGCGGGGTGTCCAAGCGGCTGCTCGAGCTGGCGGCCGCCGCCGCGCGCGACGGCGCGCACCCGCTGGACGGGCTCTTTGGCGCGCGCGGGACCGCGGTGCCCGCGCCCGTCTACCGGGTGGAGCTGCCGCGCGGCCACCAGGCCTTCGCCGTCGCGGACGGCGATGACTGGGCCGCCGTCACGGACGTGGCCGCCCTGGACCCCGGGGAGGTGGCGGCCGAGGTCGCGGCCGCCGTTGCCGCCGCCGCGGAGGGCGGCCGCGACGCGCTCGTGGAGCGGGACGCGCGGCTGACCGCCCTCCTCCTCGAGCGCGCCGCCGGCGGCGGCGGCGGTGCGGGTGGGCGCCCGCGCCGCCCGGGCCCGCCCACGCCGCGCGAGCAGTACTACGTGAACCGCAACGAGCTGTTCAACGCCCGCCTCGCCGTGACCAACATCGTCCTGGACGTGGACTTTCGCCTCAGGCGCCCCATCCCCCGCGGGGACCTGCACGGGGCCATGCGCAGCTTCCGCCGCGGCGCGCTCGCCGCGCTCGCGGCGCTGTTCCCCGAGGCCGCCGCCGACGCCTGGCCCGCGCACCCCTGCTTCTTTTACAAGAGCGCGTGCCCCTCGGCCGCCGCCGGCGCCGGCCCGGGTGCCGGCGACGCCTCGCCGCCCTGGGACGCGCCCGACCGCGACGCGGGCTGGGACGAGTACGAGCGCGCCCTCGCGCGCGAAGGCGAGGCGCAGTACGGCTGCGAAGACGTCGGCGCGCCCGCGGACGCCTGGCCCGGCGAGCCGCCGGGGGGCGCCGGCGCCGAGGACGCGGGCGCGGCGGCCCTGGCGGCCGCGTGCGGGTGCGAGGACAAGATGGGCTTCCGCGTGGCCGTGCCCGTCCCGGCGCCCTACCTCATCGCCGGCGGCCCCGCGCTCAAGGGCATCGCGCGCCTCGTCCAGCACGCCGTCATGCTGGAGCGCCCCTTCGCCGAGGCCATGAGCCGCTACCTGCGCGACTTCGCCTTCGTCGACGCGGCCGTCTACACGCACGGGCACAGCCTGCGCCTGCCCTTCTTCGGCAAGCCGGGCGCCGCGGGCGGCGCCGAGCGGCGCCTCCTGCCCTTCTACGTGGTCCCCGAGCGCTGCGCCGACGTGGCCGCCTTCGTCGCCGCGCACCGCGACCCGCGCCGCTTCCACTTCCACGCCGCGCCGCCCGAGGGCGCGCCGCTGCGCACGCACGTGCTGCGCGGCGTCGGCGGCGAGTACGTCAGCTTCTTCGAGCGCAAGGCCGCCGTCAACCGCGCGGCCTTCCACGGCGTGCGCGTCTCCCTGCGGTGCGCGCTCGCCGCCGTCGGCGTTGCCGCCGACGACCGCGGCGCCGTCGAGGAGTTCATCGCCGACGCCGTCGAGGCCGAGCTGGGGCCCTACGTGGCGGAGCACTACCCGCAGGCGGCGCGCGAGTACCAGGGCGCCGGCGCCCGCCTCGTGGCCGCCAAGGACGACTGGCTGCTGGCGCAGCTCCTGCCGGCGCGCGCGCGCGGCGCCGCCGCGCAGGGCTTCGGCTGCCTGCGCGCGGCCCACGGGCGCGCGGCCCAAAACAAGGCCCGCTCGCTGGTGTCGCTCAGTGTCGACTCGCACGACCGCCTGTGCGCCTCGCTCATCCAGCAGTGCTTCGCCACCAAGTGCGGCAGCAACCGCCTCGGGACCGTGTTCACCGTGGACCTCTCGGGGCGCGCGGCGCGGCATGCTGCTCGGGGGGCGGACGGTTAACCTCGCCGCGCTGGCGCTGCTCACGGCCCACCTCGCGCTGGCGCTATGGGCCGCGCTCGCCGCGCCGCTGCGCGAGCGCTGCGTGCTCGCCGCCGGCGCCAACGGCTCGCTCCGCTGGGAGCTGCGCGACCCCGGCGCCGTCTACGTCTGGGGCGGCGCGGACAACGCCACGCGCGCGGTCGACGCCCCGTGCCTCCACGCCCTCGTGCGGCGCATCCCGCCGGGGCTGCTCGACGGCGACGAGGCGCTGCACGGCCGCGTGCGCGCCGTGGCCGGCGCGCGCGACTGCCGCGCCTACCTGTGGTCCGCACAGGCCCGCGGCGCGTTGCTGGCCTGGCTGCTGTACGTCGCGTTCGTGTACCTGCGCCAGGCGCGGCGCATGTTCGGCCTCTGCCGCAACGACGCCGACCTCCTCAGCCCCGGCGGCTACACCCTCAACTACGCCGCCGCCGCGCTCGCGGCCGTGGCCGGCCACGGCCCGTACACGAAGCTCGCGCGGCTCATGTGCGAGCTCTCGGCGCGCCGGCGCGCGCTCGCCGCCGACTTCCGCCTCGACCCCCTGGGCTGCGCCTGGCGCCACCCGGGGCTGCTGCTCCCGCTGGTCGCGGAGGGCCTGGCGCGGCTCGGCGCGCGGGTCGCGGCGGCCGGCAGCGTCGGCGTGGCACACGCGCCCTGCGCGGCCGCGTACCCGATGTACCTTAAGATCTGGGCGTGGGTCCACGTCGCCGCCTTCGCCGCGCTGGAGCTGGTCTCGCTGCTGTACCGCAAGCCCCCGCGCCGCCGCGCGGGGGGCGGCGCCGCCGGCGACGGCGAAAGCGGGATCAGGAAGGTGTGCGTGAACTGCTGCTCCACGCTGCTCGCGGGGCTGCTGGTGAAGGCGCTCTACCTGGCCGCCATCGTGGGCGGCGTCGTCGCGCTGCTGCACTACGAGCACAGCCTGCGCCTGCAGCTGCTGGGCGCGCAGACGTGACCGCCCCCGCTGGGCGGCGCCGCGGCCGCGCGGGGCGGGCCTGGCGAGCATAAAGCGCCGGGTCCGGTGCGAACGCGGCGTCGGAGGAGAGCGAGCCCAGACCCGCCCAGAGCCGCGAACCACCGGCCGCCCGGACCCGACGACGGCGACTGCGACCGCAGCGCGCCCAGACCCGGACCGGAACCCGGACTCGGCGACGGCACCCGCGAACCGCGGCGGCATGGCGGACCACGAGAGCGCGACCCTCAGCTCGGCCAGCGAGAGCGACGACCTGAGCCTCTTCGGCTCCGACTGCGAGGAGGACGGGGACGAGGCGCCTGCGCCCCCGCGGGCCCCTGCTGTGCGTTCGGTGGTGGAGCGGGTGCGCAAGCGCAAGCTGGAGACCGCGGAGGACGAGCCGATGCCGCCCGAGCCGACGGGCGAGGGCGCCGGCGACGCAGACGGCGGGGACGGGGCCGCCGGGGCGCCCCCGGTGCGGCGGGCCCGCCCGCGGCCGCGGCGGCGGGGCCGACGCCGGCGCCGGCAGCGGCCCGCCGCTTTCCGGCGGCGGGCGCGCGGCCCGGCGGCGGAGCGCGAGGCGGACCCCGCGTCTCCGCAGCGCGGCGGGGGAGACGCCGCCGCCTCCGCCCGCTCGATCGGAAGCTCGCTGCGGCTCGCGCGGAGCATGGCCGAGGCGGCGCAGCGGGCCACGGCCGAGCGCGTCGCCGCCGTCTTTGCGGGCGCGCGGATGGACATCATGCGGCCCGTGCAGAACGGCGGGTTCCGCGCGACCGGCGTGTCGCCCTGGGCGGCCGTGCTGGACTTTGGCCCGGAGCGGTTCGCCCCCGAGGGCCGCCGCGTCACCTGGGAGACGCTCATGGTCCACGGCCGCGACCTCTACCGCATGTTCGAGGTGCGCTCGCACGCCGCCCAGGCGGCGCGGGCGCTGCGGGACCTCGTGCTGCGCGGCGAGAACCTGATGGACGCGCTGGCCTCGGCCGACGAGTGCCTGACGTGGTGCAAGTTCGTCGCCGCCAAGAACCTGCCCCTGCGCACCAAGGACCCCATCGTGGCCACGGCCGGCGCCGTGCTGGAGAACCTGCGGCTGAAGCTGGCGCCCTTCATGCGCTGCTACCTGCGCGGGCGCGGGCGGCCCTCGCTCGAGGAGCTCTGCGCCGCGCGGCGGCTGAGCCTCGCCACCTGCCCGGCCTCGTACATGTTCGTGATGCTGGCGCGCCTCAGCCGCGCGGTGCGCTCCGGCGCGGAGCGCGTGCCGCTGTCGGACGTGACCGTGGGCGACGCGCCGTTCGAGGAGTACATCCCCGGGGCCTGCGTGGCGGGCCTCATCGACGCCCTGGACACGCACAAGCAGGCCTGCGGCAGCACGACGTGCAGGCTGGTCGCCAACTTCACCCTGGTTCCCTTGTACATGCACGGAAAGTACTTTTACTGCAATGAGATTTTCTGAGCCAATAAAGCCGACCCTGACTCGAGCCCGATGTACCCGAGTGCGCGCAGTGCTTGTCGAGGGGGTGGGCACACAGACGGGCGGCCGGGACGGGGCAGGCAAGGGCGAGGAGGCCGGCGTCGGCATCGGGCCGGCCGATCCGAGCTCGACGTGCCCGATCGCACACAACACTGGGTAAAACGCACCCGCGGGTCCCTCAAGGGGGCGAGGAGAAGGGGGCGAGGAGAAGGGGGCGAGGAGGCAAAACGCCATCCGGAGACTAGGGCAACGGCGAGGGGGGCGAGGGCAACGAAGAGGCACGCGAACAAGACGAGCTGACTGCCGCAGTAGAGTAACAAACGCTGCCTTTATTGATCCGTGTCCACGCGGGGTTTCCCGCGCTAAAAGAACACCGAGTGCACGGAGCCGTAGCGAGACGAGGCGCCGGGGCTGGGGGCGGACGTGGTGTCTGAGCCGCAGTCGCACGCCCCCTCGCGGGTGTCGCAGGGGCACGCGGCGGCCCCGGACTCGCGCGCGGGCAGCAGCGAGCAGCTCGGCGCCGACGCCTGTTCCGGCGAACAGAGGTCCAGGATGGAGCCCTCGGCCAGCTGGTGGGGGCAGAAGGCGCGAGCGAGCGGGCGCAGAGACGCCCGGCGCAGCGTGGAGCGGCGCGCGCGCGCCGAGGGCGGCGGGAAGGCCTGGTCCGCCTGGAGCTCGATGAGGATCTCGGGGGTGGTGAACGTCACCGGGTCCATCTGCGCGTCGAGCACAGTGACGTCGAGGCACTGCAAGTCCCGCTGCTGCAGGCCGTCGGTGGTGAGGAGCTCGTGCAGCGAGTCGGCGAGGCGGTGCAGGCCGGTGGCGGGCTCGTAGCCGTAGACGGCGCCCCCGCGCGTGAGGTAGAGCATAAACTTGCGGCAGGGCAGGATGGCGTAGGCGCGGCCGATAAAGTGCACCGGCGTGGTGTGGGCCGCGCGGCCGCGGCGCATGTGGTGGTACATGGGCCGCGTCGTCGGGCAGGAGACGAAGACGGCCTCGTCCCCCCCGGGCAGGTCGATCGTGCGGCCGGAGAGCGCGGCCAGCAGGACGGCGTCGGTGGGGGGCGGACCGTCGACGGGCGCGGAGGCGCGGGCACCCATGGCGGCGCAGGAGCTAGTGGGAGCGGACCCGCGCGGCGGCGTTTTGAAGAGGAGCGAGGGAGGAGGAGCGAGGGAGGAGGAGCGAGGGAGGAGGAGCGAGGGAGGAGGAGCGAGGGAGGAGGAGCGAGGGAGGAGGAGCGAGGGAGGAGGAGCGAGGGAGGAGGAGCGAGGGAGGAGGAGCGAGGGAGGAGGAGCGAGGGAGGAGGAGCGAGGGAGGAGGAGCGAGGGAGGAGGAGCGAGGGAGGAGGAGCGAGGGAGGAGGAGCGAGGGAGGAGGAGCGAGGGAGGAGGAGCGAGGGAGGAGGAGCGAGGGAGGAGGAGCGAGGGAGGAGGAGCGAAAGCACGGGTTACATGGGCGTGGCATGCAAATGAGATTGGATCCAAGATGGCCGCAAACAGTCCAGTGGGCGTGGTATGCAAATGAGTTTGGTTCCAAGATGGCCGCGCCCATGGCCACCAAACCTGGCTCGGTGCCAACGCGGGCCCCGCGCGGCGGCGGGCCCGGATCTCGGCCAGCGCCTCGGGGTCGAAGGCCAGCGCCGGGCGCCAGGGCTCGGGGAAGAGCGGGTGGTCCGCGAGCCGCGCCGCGACCTCGGGGC